AAGTTGGTCTCAAAAATCAACTTTATTTTCGGCTTGGCTCCTTGGGAGGGTCGGTCAGCTGTCTGTGTAAGAAACGACACCATGGTGGGTGTCGTTGTCGTTGAGTCTACCTGCACACATCAAGTAGTCACACGTCACCTACCTCGGTCGTCGCCCTGTCGGTCGTCTACTCCATGTTGGCCGCCGAGTCGCTCCACTCCTTCTGCTCTTCCTTGGTCAGCTCCTTCCACAAGCGGGCAAGTGTGCTTGTGACTTCCTTCGCCGCCATCTTTGGGTTGTCGGTCTTGATCCCCTCGCGGTTGTGACTGCAGAAGTATATGTATCCTGTCTTCTTCTTGGGCGACTTCTTTTCTTCCACATCGACATCCGCTTCCACCTTCTTCTTGGTCTTCTTGACTTCAACCTTGTCGTCGACCGCCTCTTCCTCTGGCTCCACCGGCTTCGCCTTACCTTTCTTTGGTGTCGCCTTCTTCTCTTGTTCTTCCGGCTGCCCGTTGGACTTATCGTGTTCGTATCGAGACTTGTCGTCGGCCGCCATCTTGGTGTACTTGGCCAGCTCATCAGCTCGGTCGTCATCATCCTTGAGCTCCTTCCACCTCTTACCGAGCTCTGCCATGATCGACGACTTGCCCTCCTCGCCGAGCTCCTCCTTCACCTGAGGTCGCATGGCTGCACAGAAGAAGATGTAGGCCGACTTACCTCGCTTCGGTGCGTTGGGGTCCTTGTCGCTTGTCTTTCGAGCCTTCTTAGCTGGCACCATCGCAGCAAGCTCTTCGTCCGACGGAGCAACATATCCGTCCATCTCGTCTGTGTACCGAGCCTTGTCATCAGCCGCCTCAGCCTCGAGGGATGCAAGCAGCTTGACGTCGGCTTGCTTGGTGCTCGCCTTGAGAGCGTTCCACATCTTGCCAAGCTCGGCTGTCACCTCGGTCGCCTTGGCTCCCTCGCCGAGGCGCTTCTTGGCCTCCTCACGCTTCTTGCCGCAAAAGAAGATGTAGGCCGACTTGCCCCTCTTGGGCTTGTTCGGATCCTTGACCTTCTTCTCGCTGCTGCGCTTGGTGGTCTTGTCGACGATGAGGTTGAAGGCCTTGATGTTCTCTTGTGAGTTCCATGCGTCCACCAGCTCCTCCGACCCGTTGTCAGAAAGGAACTTAGCGACGAAGTTGGCGATAGCAGTCTGATTGAATGAGTTCATTTGTTTCTGCTTTTCTCTCTGGGAAGTTGGTCTCAAAAATCAACTTTATTTTCGGCTTGGCTCCTTGGGAGGGTCGGTCGGCTGTCTGTGTAAGAAACGACACCCTGGTGGGTGTCGTTGTCGTTAAGCTGAAAAATCAAATCTAATCACCACAGCCCCTAGTGTTGAGCTAAATAAAAGAGCTGTCGTTCAAGCTTTTCTATCTTTACACGTTGTGATTCAATTTCGGCCTCTTGCCGCTTAATAAGTTGTTCTTGCTCTTGTTGCTTCTTGAACTCGGTAGAAAAACGATCGCATATTCCTCTTAGTTCTTTTTCTGAATAGTGATACCTTCGAGCAGCCTCGTCAAAACATTGAACTGCTTTTTCGGTATCTGGAATACCAACTAGACCAAAGTGCTCTAATATACCCATAGCAATCTTAGCATCACAAATAGCGTATGCATCACTAAAGTGCTTGTATGCAATCGACCAATTGTAACGAGATATGTACAATTTACCCAAGTGAAAATGAATAGATGATTTGTCATCAAATCGCAAGTCCTGAGTAGTCAAGAGCTTTTCAAAAATATCTATGCTTTTCGTAGGATCTATAGACTCTAGCCATGTTGCTAACTTGAATTTGCATAAAAAATCTCCTAAAGCTGCTCCTTTTTCAAGGAGCATGCCTGTTTGCCAATAATCTGAGTCATCTGCGTTCCAAAGAGCAGTTCTTATTTTTTCAAGATATTCTGAATCGTCTGACGAGGTAGTCATTTCTGTATTAATGAATGAATATCTTCCTAAAAATTCAATTTTTTAAGTTTGAAATATAAACTCAATTACCTGACACATTACAACCTCTTTGTTCCAAAATAGTGTATCTTTTTCTTAAGACTTCAAAATTCTTTTAATCTTTAAATTATTTTTTAAAAATATTTGCTAATATAAAATGTCGAATAGAAATGATACTTCAACATCACATGGTTATAACCCGAAACATACAATTCTTCAGGGGCATCATAGTCAAATAGTGGATCCAAATGGATGGTCTGGCAATTTGTACTCTCCTTCTGCTCGAAAATCTAGAAAGTGCAAGAAGAGTAGTCAGTTTCGTAGCCGGAAAACCGGTTACTGTCGCAAACGAAAGTGTGGAAGTGGAAGGACTCGTGATCGTGTCACTAGCCTTTGTCGAAAGAAGAAGAGCCGTCGGTCGCGTAGCCGCAAGTCGCCTAAACGTAAGTCGCGTAGCCGAAAGTTGCGTAGCCGAAAGTCGCGTAGCCAAAAGTCGCGTAGCCGCAAGTCGCGTAGCCGCAAGTCGCGTAGCCGTAAGTCGTCGAAGCGTAAGTCGCGTAGCCGCAAGTCGCGTAGCCGTAAGTCGCCTAAGCGCAAGTCGCGTAGCCGTAAGCCACCATGTCCATCTGGAATGATTCTCAATCGATCAAACGGTCGTTGCCGCGTAAAGTGTGTTCCAGGAATTAGTACTCGTAGTAGGTTAACTGGTCGTTGCCGAAAGATTAAGTAAGCTCTTGTTCCGACTGAGCAACAACATGGTCAGTTGAAATTACTAAAAATATAAGAAAAGGTAAAGTAAATATTTAATAAATAGGCATTTTATTTGAATCTCCTTGGGTTCCCACCAATACAGTCATATTAGGATTTGCATAAATTTTATTGTATCCACTTTTAATCATGTTTTCATGTAAAATGACATGTTCACATTTGTAGTTATCATCTTCAGGAGTATAGTTAATACGTGAATAAATATCATTGCGAAAAATATACATTTTATAAAATGCTAAGCTGCAAAATCCAGATGTTATTAAATATGGATAGTCACCTATTTTATAATTATTTATTTTATAAAACATAGGAATGGTATCTGTTACATTTGTTTCAAAATTGTAAACACCATCTCTGTATGCTAAAAGATCATAATAAAATGGCAATCCTAATGTAAGAGCAGATCCCATCAAACCATATGCTGATATTGAATCCCACATATTGAAAAACCCAAAACTATTTGCAACCCCATTAATATTAATTGGACCTTTAATATCTAAATCAATAAAGGCTATACAATCAAAGTCAATAAAATTTTTTTTGATATAATTTAATAAGCGATTTCTGTAGTTTGCCATTTTCTCCATTCTCATACGAGAAAACATACCATGATCAATTGCTTTTGCAGATTTAAAGCGACATTCAGAAGCATCTGGGCAATCCATAAGAATAATTTTATTATTTTTCATTTGAATTTGTTGTAATAGTTCTCTTGTATTATCAGTTGAATCATTTTCAAATATTATGCATCTATAATCTTTAAAAAAACTTCCCAAATGTTCTATTCTCTTCTGTAAAGTCAGAACTTTTGTTCCAAGATTTATACATAGACCGGCAATTACCAGACGATTTTGTTTCATAGTTATATACCCTGAATTAACTTTCATATTATAAATTTCACAGTTACGCCTACATTTAAAATCATAATTTGGAAATTTTGTGATGTCCTTAAACCATTCGGGATGTAAAACTTCTAGAAAAGATTTTTTTTGTCTGCGACAATATTGTTCTATCAATAATACTATTACAATACTAATAAAAATAAAAATAATTATAATTTTTAACACATCTTTTTTAAGTATTGGTGAGAACATATTTATATACGTTTAAAATATATATAAGAAAAAAATGAATTCTTATTTTTGCAGATATATGGATATGTTTTTGATGAAAAACAAAGTGAAATTATTTTACCCGTTTAAAGAATTTAAAAAGTAAAATGGCTCGTTAAACCTGATCGTTCACTTCTTCACAAATTTAATATGTATAGAGAAGAATTATCACAAGATGATTTTCATAACTGTGAACAATTTGTAAAAGTATTCAAATTTTAATTCTATATTATTTCAATAATTTAAAATATTGAAATGGTCTTAATTGACTTAGTCTATCGCTAGCTCTTTTGTCAATTTTGCATATTATATTAATTCGCCTTCACCTGGTTTACTTTTTTTAAACTTTTTTAGTAACACTTTACCAGTCAGTACACCTGGACGACTCTCCAACTTATCATGCAGCTTTTTAGAAAAATCTGTTGCTTCAGGATTGAGAGGTCTCTGTTTAGAAAGCATAATAGCTTCAAATATTTTTAGCATATTCTGCTGATACGTCTTTATAGCATCAAGTGTTGTTTGTAAAAAGACATCTCGAGCGTCTTGGCCTTCAGCTCGCCTGCGACTAAAACCTCCAAATAGTGTTAGGTATTCTTGTTTACTCTTTTCAATAGCATCATTAACAATTGTTTCATCTTTCTCTTCTAAGTCAGGATAGATCAGTTTAATATATTGTTTCGTATCATAAGATAATTCTTCGGCAATTGCTTCATACAAGTTCGAAGGATCCTCGAGATCACGTTTTGGTGGTGAATATAAACGAGCACTGCGTTTATACGATTTTGGTTTTTTCCATTGAGATTCACCTGTCCAATAATTCCAATAATAATAAATACCGTAGCGTTCGTCATACACTGCTTCCCATGGCCAGGGTAAATTTGAGATAGGATCAAACATTTATATATTATTCAGATAATAGTTTGTAAACTTTATTTTCATTTTTATTATTATATAAAAATTCAAAATGTATGAATAAATGGATGATTATACAAAAATTCAGGTTTCAGCAAAAATTTACTGGGGATTTAATATTGAAATACCGAATAATAAACTTAGTTTGATGTCTGAAAATGATATTGTACAAGAAATCAAGCTTGCAATGATAACTTTCTTCAAAAAACATAATCTAGAAGAGCTTAAAGAAGGTGTTAGTAATCTAAATCTACATATACACGATACATTCTCTCCAGGTCAAACAATTTATGTTTGTGATCATGAATGATTCTATTTTTGTATTAAAGAGATTATTTATTTGTATTAAATGTCTTTTTGCATAAGAGATAGTTCGGCTAGTTATTCAAGATCAAGCGTTGTGTATTCAGAGAAATCATATAATAATAATCCACCAATTAGTCAGGAAATACCTATACCTATACCTAAACCTATACCTATACCTATACCTATACCTATAGAAGAAATAGTTCCGACTGTGAATAAAAGCGTGGTAAGATTTGATTCATTAACAAATTCTTGGATTTGGTGTGATATGAAAAATACAAATGTTATTTGCTCTACAGGACCGTCAGGAAGTTTATTACATAATGTTGAAGAGGTGTGTGAAAATGTAGAAGAGGTATGTGAAAATGTAGAGGAGGTGTGTGAAAATGTAGAAGAGGTGTCTAATAAAGTAGAGGAGGTATGTGAAAATGTAGAAGAGGTGTGTGAAAATGTAGAGGAGGTATGTGAAAATGTAGAAGAGGTGTCTAATAAAGTTGAGGAGGTATGTGAAAATGTAGAGGAGGTATGTGAAAATGTAGAAGAGGTATCTAATAAAGTTGAGGAGGTGTGTGAAAATGTAGAAGAGGTGGGTAATAATATAGAAGAGGTATCTAATAAAATTGATATAACTGAAAAGATTAAACAAATAGGATTGATTAAAAAGAAACAAGGTGGTAAAACACGTCAGAAAAAATCTCGAAAATAAAGATATATATTGGGAACAATATATATTGAGAACTGAAAATTAGACATGTTGTACTCTTGGAGGCATCTCTTTAAATTTAGAGAAAGATATTATACTTCCCTGTTTCGGTATGTTATACGCCATACTACTTGGTTTATGCTTAATATTATATGTATTTTCCTTTATCATCTCTCCATTATCATTACTATATATGACTGTTTTAATGTGATGTTCGTGTAACAAGTCTATACATCTAGAGCATGGTCTAGACATTAGCAGATTCTCACATGAACTGTCAAACCTCAGAACAACCATAGTTAGATGAGGATTTTTTCTCTGTTTTTGCGTTCTTATCATTCGAAGAGCATTATGTTCCGCGTGCATATGTGTCGAATTTGGCATCCATTGTCCAAACGATTTGTTTCCTTTAAAGAGTTTGGCAAAATGTAGACATGATGTATCGTACCTAATGGATGGATATATATTAGGAATTTCATAGTGTATATGTCGTAAAATTGTCATTCTATATAAGAGTGCAAATTTATTTAGATAGTAAATTTTCTAAATCTTAATTACTACCAATGGAAAATAAAAGGTATATAAAATACCATTAAATTATTGAAGCATGTCTCTATACCAACCTTCTTGTTTTCAGAGAAAAATAAATAAAGCGAGAATTACTATATAAAAAAGAGTAGAAACCTATTGTATAAGTCGTTCATTTATTTTTATAATTTATAATATAAAAATAATATTACTATATAAAAAATGTCAACGGTTACACAATCAGGAAACCAGTTCAATAACCTCAATTTTGGTGGAGGTTTAGCTTTGAGTCAATCAGGTACAATTATTTTCTTTATTATTAGAACAGACTCGACATTAGATGGTACTTCAGGAACACTTTTAAAATCAATTAATAGCGGTTATTCTTTCCCTGCACCCACGCGAGCCGGAAACCTACTATCTGCTGTATGTTGTGGTGGAGGTGGCACACCTATGTATTTCTGTCAAGAAGGTGTTAATCTTTATAAGTCATCGTCTGGATCTTTGACGTCAATAAATATTGTAACTAGCACTGCATTGTCGCCAAGTAGTTCACTTACTACAAAAGATTTATGTCAAATAGCATGTAATTCAACTGGTACAAAGTTATTCGCTACTACTCGTCAAGGTGAAAGCAATCGAATTTATTATTCTGATAACAGTGGTGTCAATTGGAGTGCTATTACTGATCCGCTTAACCCGCCTAATATTAATAATACTGGTGAGCCTACATATATAACAAGTAATGCGGCTGGTGACAAAATATATGCAGGTTTAACTAATATAGTAGTAGGTACACCATCTGCACCTTATTGGAATTGGAGTACTATAAATATGTTTGGTGAAACAGGGCCTTTTAACTCAATCGCAACAAGTTCTAGTGGTAATTTTGTTATGGCTCTTAAGAATTTAAGTTTAATTATATTTTACGAAACATATAAAGAAACATTCGATATTCAAGCATTAGGTATAACTGATAACGTTCCTTTCTTAAAATCAATAGCAACTTTTAATAACGGAAATAATTTTAAATTAAATTATGACTATTTTTATGAAGAGCAAAGTACTGCTGTTGCCACTTATACATACACATCATCTCCTCCTGTAATCCCTTGCTTTAGAGAGGGATCAAAAATTTTATGTCTACAAGACGATAAAGAAGTTTACGTAAGAATTGAAGATATTACAAAAGGAGATCTTGTCAAAACGCTAAAAAATGGGTTTTTGCCTGTTTATATGGTAGGTAAAAAAGATATATATCATCCTGCTCTACCTCAAAGAGATAAGGATCAATTATACAAGTGTTCTACTATTGAATATCCCGAAATTTTTGAAGATTTATTTATTACTGGTTCTCATTCTATATTAGTAGAAGATTTTACAGATAAAGAACAAAGACAAAAGGCAATTGATGTAAATGGAAGAATCTTTATAACAGATAAAAAATATCGTCTTCCAGCATGTGTAGATCATCGTGCTTCTGTATTTGATATCGAAGGAACCTATACTATATACCATTTAGCTTTAGAAAGTGAAGATAATTATATTAATTATGCTATTTGGGCAAATGGACTACTTGTAGAAACTTGTTCAAAAAAGTATCTAGAAAATCTGTTTTATTCACAAGAATAACATTATACCATAAAGATTTATAAAATTTCTCTGTAACAATAAAATGAGTTTTATTAAGACAAAGTTAACAGTTGAAGATAAGGAAATACTCAAAGAAATATATAATGAACTAGAAAAAATTAGAATTCCAACTACTTACAACGGAGGAACATATCATTCTGTAAAAACAGGTACTACAGGTCAAAAAGATGCAAGACAAGCTTGTTTCGGAAGAGTAAAATATAAAGGTAAAATTCAGGCAAGTAGTTATGCAAAAAAATACCCTTACATGATGACTTTGTTCAAGAAATTTATAGATTCACATTATAGTGAATTTAAATTCAGAAGTGTATATGTAAATAAAAATACTATATGTAAACAACATTTAGATTCTAAGAATGTAGGAGAATCTTTATTAGTTGGTCTTGGTCCATACACAGGTGGAAAAACTACTTTATATATAGATGACAAGGAAGTTTGTTTTCATATAAAAAGCAATTCATTGATATTTAATGGATCAGAAATTCCTCATAAATCAGAATCATTCAAAGGAACTCGATACAGTCTGGTATTTTTTAACTAAATCTACATTTGCAATGCGTAGTTTGTTATTGAATCTTTCTACAAATCCATCATTAACTAGATATGTCATTAATGCATAATGATGACAAGTTTTATCCTTGAATCCACACAGACCGGTAATGACAAGCCATTCTTTGGCAGTTTTAAATGTGTTTTGATTACCATTTGCAATATAATTAGTTAGTTTTCTCTTTAGGCAATTCATAAAAGTCTCCCCTGAAAGACGATCATCAGATAATCCTACATTAGGCAATGTATCAATACCTTCCAAAACATCATTATATTTTTTCATTGTCCAACCTCCGTCATCACCAACTACTTGATTTGTCTTTTGAATTTTAAAACCTTTATTCGTATTTCCACAACAAAGTGGAGACTTTGGTATTTTCTCTTTTTTCCATATTTCTTTTGAAACTTGAAGATGTGTAAGAACTTCAATCTTACTTGATAATCTTAAATCTATCAGTCTCTCAATTTGTTCATCCTGCATCATATCACCCTTAACTATATTTTTGATAACTTTTGACGGAGCATATTCAATTAGAGGAATAGAATCAGATCTATCGTGAAGAAGACGCTGTGCTTGAATCATATCCGGAACATTCGATCCACCTCCGTAATATTGATGGGTTAGGTGCCAATTTCCATCTGTGCTAACATAACTTCTAGATCTTCCAGAAAAGTCACCTGATTTTATAACAATATGTGAGAACCTTTTAGCGCCTCCATTATTAATAAACCACTGTAAAAGCTGAGGAATGATGATACGTTTAGCAAACAAAAACTCACCTGTCCCTTTCTTGTCGGATATTTTGATATTACCAATTTCTACTGTTTTGTTTTTCAAAGCATTTGAGTAAAGATATAGACCTTTATCACATTCCATCAATACTGTCCAAACCAATGAGTACACCTTATCTGTTCTGAATAAATCATAAAACATCTTGTGATGATTTATCAATGTCTTTGTCTTGTGTATGACTATAACCGGATGCTCAATACTGCAATTGTACCTATTACATTTAAAAATCGGAGTTTCCATAAGTTCTTCATATACTTGGACCAGGTTTGGATCTTCGTCAAACAGACTTTTATCCTTTTTCCATTTTTCTATTTTATAAGCTAATTCAATAAACTGTACTCCATCACGTATACCTTTATAGCTTGGAGGCGGACGAATATATATGATATTTGAATTTGTGAGATTTTCATTTCCACAGAGTATATCCCAAACAGTTGCACTGATCTCGTATGTTTGCGAGCATTTTTGTCGAAGTTTGCTATATTCACCTGCTTTATGTTTTTGTGGTGCTGGATCTTTAATGTCTGAGTAAGCTATCGCATCGGCCTCATCTGTCAGCATCACAATATTTGTATTTACTTCTTCTATAGCCATATTCAGACATTTTAGTTGAGTTCCGTTTGCAAGTGCTATTACCATTTTCATGTTTTTTCCTTTTAAGGCTTCTTTGATGCTTTTTGAATTTAATAATTCAAACACTTCTTCATTTATTTTTTTTAGAGACATTTCTACCGCATCAACAACATCAATCGTTCGATATGAGCAAGAATATTTCTTCATTTGTTTCACGTGCTCTTGTGAGAAACGTTTCAATTTAGCCTTCATATGTTCAGCATCTTGTGTGAAATTTCTAACTATAAAAATGACCGGCTTTCCTAACAAGAGATGCATGAGAGCGATTCCGAAAGAAAATCCACTTTTACCTGCCTGAGGTTTACCGGTCAGAAGACATGTTGTGTCATTAAAGTTAATTTTGCGAAAGTCAGGAAACTTTTCTAGAAGCCATTCGTATGTATTTTGAATGCACAAATCATCTGTTGATAAGTTTTGAATTCCTTTTCCTTGTGAATTTGAATCATCATCTTTTGATGAGGTAGAAATATTGTTGAACATTCTAATTTTGATAAAATTAGAATAATGTATAAAAATCAATTTTATTACTCATACTCGTACTCTAACGTTTTCAAGAAAAGGTTTAACTACAAAAATAATCACCTTTGAGAATTTGTTTACGTGAAAAATTTACTTAAAAAATGAGTAAAATTTCCTTTAGGAGGAATAAAGGCTTTTGTTTGCTTATCTATATAGCCAACAGGAGGCCATGAATTAAAGAATGGTTGTGGTATAGTTTTCATATCTATACAATGCATAAAACGAGAGGAAGTATTTTTTTTCAATCCAGTTTCAGCTATTTGTTCGAAATCAAGTTTATTCTTAAGGAATAGTCTATATTTATCTGCATGTGAACTACCTGCGTATATGATAACGTTTGTTGCTTTTGCAGGCTGATCAGTCGCTCCTTGATAAGCCTTTTCTTCCATTTGTGTAAGATCAAAATTTTTGAACAATCTGGATAAAAGATATGCATCTGACACGATAGTATTCACACCAATCAATGAATTATAAATATGAGAAACAGAATTTTCAAACTCTGTAATCGTAGGTGAATCTTTACCACTTTGACTCATAAACTTCAAAATAGTTTCACTCTCCTTTTTCCACAATAACTTATATGTATCCATTATCGTTTTGTTTTCTTCTTGAATAAATTCATCGATAAGAAGTCTGAACTGGTTATTCGCATCAAATCGACCTAATTCTTTGTTTATATATTTATTTTGCTTAACCTGAGATATCAAAAATTGTAGAATATTTCTATCATTAGAACTATTAAATTGAACAAAAATTTGAATAAATTCTGATTTCTGTTCTAAAAGTCTTTTATATGCAACAGCGTATGCAGATGGATCAAGATGTGTTATAATATTCTGAATTTCAATTCTGAAAGAACTTAAGATATTCTCTCCTTTAAACTCACTACCTTTATCGCTATATCTAGAGTCAAAATAGTGAACTCGTGAAAGACGACATATTTTTTCTGATCTCGTTGGATAATTGATACAACCTTTAAAATTATCGAAAAGTTTAGATAGTCGAATATTTTTTTTACCAATATAAGGATCAAAATCGTCATGATACCCTTTTGATTTCATTTCTGTTGCTGGAATTTCAAATAAAAAGTCAATAAAACAATCTGTTGTACGACTTAATTCCTTAAAGAAGTATTCTGCCGACATTATTTTAGCACCAGGAACATCTGATTCAATATCTGTTTTTTTTGTAAACCTAAAACAGTCTATTTTACCAGAATGATGTTCACCAAAGATATATATTATCTTCTTGTGTGTTTTACTCCAGTGAACAGTAAGATCCATCGGACCGCCTATGAAAAGAGGTTCTGGCTTTTTTACATCTGGAGAAAAATGATTATATATGAGATTCATTAAAACACTTTTACCCTTTCCACTATCTCGATATTGAGTAGCTGTCTTCATAAATTCTTCTTGTATTAGTTTATTTTTCTCGTTATCAAGTACATTAGTATTATAAGTATCGGTAAGTTCTTTACAAAGTGCTTCCATTTACTTATAATACTATAATTTAAAAATTTATCAAATAGAAACTTAATTATTTGGGTTTTGTCTTAATAGAAGAACCACATGTATCATCTTCTATATAATATCCTATTTTCTTCAACCAATAATGTATGTAAGAACACATGTCTGGCTTTATTAAACTACACCAGAATAGTATACGTCTTAATTCTTCTTCAGATGTAAATTCATCGACCCTATTTCCAATACGTTTTGCGACACTTTTTTTAGTTCTTATAGTTGATAATAAAGTTTCTTTATCCATATTAGTAATACTTATACATTCTCTTATCATTTTGACCATGCTTCCCTCTGCCGGAATCGTTTCATCTGATTTAATTTTTTGTATATCTTCTACTGTAGGAAAAGGTAATTTTAATATATCAACTATTAAAGGTACTAACTCGCTATGATTATGTGATTTACTACATACTTTACCCGATGTTTGTTGATGACCTTTCAAATCTTCTATATTCCTCACATCACGAAGACAAAAGAGTTTGTTTTCCGGATTATATAATCCATAATATCCGTAAGGACTGCTTTCTAAATACTTTTGAAAGTCAATTTTTCTTTTATCTACAATATCGGAGTATTCATCATTACAATCTTCCCAAACACCAACTTTAGTATCAAAACATCGAAGAGGGTCATCTAGATGTTTTGAAATCCATTTATCATCAACATTAAATATGCTGTTAGTAAAGTATTCAATAATAAGATTACAAATTTTTACTTCAGGATTATCGGGATCATCTCCATCTATATAAATTTTTTGTATACTAGATTCTATAAATTGTTCTTGAACTTTATTTGGAAGTCTTATCATTACTTTGCGTATATCTTCAATCCCTCTTGCATCTTTGATCAGATAAATAATTTTCGGTAAAGATGCTAAATATAATGGCCTTATTATGCTCTCAAAAGAATTGGGTATCTTAAGATGAGTATATTCAGTATAATATTCTGTTGATGATGATATAAGACTATCCACTAGAAAGAAAATATTCCGATTCTCTTTTAAATAAGATGGAAATCCATACTTGTTGATTATTTCTGTACTATCATTAATCATAATACTTAGTGCTGATATAAGTTCAAACTGTGAAACGTCTTTAAAATAATCGTTTGTAAGTGTATCCAGATCAATCTTAAAGTGAGTACGAAACAATAAAATTACACGATCAATAATCATTTGAATATTAGGACCATCATACTTGTTATTGAAGGTAGAATAATCTAATTCAGATGGCGTGTCTACTGGTGAACTCATAAATCCATCGCATTTATAGTCACAAAATGTATAGTCACATTCTCTTTTACCATCTAACCCATCCACAAAATTACGTTTATAAGAGAGTGCGCAGTCCCAGGCTGATTCTTTCATAATACGTTCAACACCTTTTATAGAAATATCTTTATCTTCAGAAGTTTTATACATGTCCAAATCGATGCTACTTTTTTTACTTTTTTCCGGAATAGAAACACGCTGATAAATAGATACTTTTGGATCATATCCTGCATCAATTAAATCTTTATGAGAATCAAGACGATGACCGCGAGCGATTACTTGTGATGTTTCGCTATAATTAAACCATGGAGTATGAATATCTACAATTTGTACATTTTTAAATGTAAAACCTTCAGATATTTTACGAGATCCGATTATTACATTAATTATTTCACCTCTCATGTTATCTGGTTTGTTAAAACGATTTACTATCTTTCCAATCTCTTTATCTGTTGATGTTTGACTAGTAAGAGTTGCATACCTATTCTTTTTGGAGTCTTCTTCTTCGTTACCACTTGCTTTTGAAAATCCAAACAATTCTAAAAGTAATCCAAATAATATCAATCCTGATCCAGAGACAAATTCATTATACACAAAAACAGATTCTCCTTTTTCTTTCGCTTCTAGAATTGTCTTAATTGACGCAGCGTATTTACTACTGTATTTATGCAATTTTTCTAACGCTTCATCATGATCATCCGGACCAAAAGGTTTTCCAAAAATTTCTTTTATTAAATCAGGAGATAGAGAATAAGAATACTTAGTTTTCTTCTTATCTTCACCTACAGATTTTAATGGTTTCTTAATGATGTACTTTAAAAATCCTTCTTTACCAATCGATTCATTTGGAAAAACAAAAAGCGACGCTTGTCGTGAATCTGCCCACACACCTTTGTTTTCCTTTCCATCGTCTTCGTATGCCTGTTCATACCGTTTGGTCTGAAACTTACTCATTTCATCTTTATAAACAATCATATGTACCAAATCACTTTCGAGACCATTCTCTTGAAACACTTTTTCAACACTTGATCTCATAGATCTCAAATAAGAAACACGTCCTTTGAAGGCATTTTTAAGTTCATCTATATAAGATTTTTTTACAATGTAAGTATTATCCTTTTTATTAAAGAAATCTGTTAAAAAATCAATACCTGTAGGAAGTTTCTTACTATCTGGTAATATAAGATTCATGACCGATGCGATTTCATCAACACCGTCTTTCATTGGTGTTCCGGACATTAGAAGAATTTTACAATCTTTTACTACATGTAAGAAACGATAGAATTGGTTGTAGACGTTTAAACTAGTTTTTTTTCCATTTTCTTCAATTTGAGTCTTCATTCGAAGGTTATGAACCTCATCTATTACAATTATATTATTGTTAAAATTTTCTTCTTCACACAATTTAGAAAGTTCTTTATCGTTTTTACAGTTTTTGATTCTTTTAGCAAAAGTCTCAAATGTGTTAGTTGTATAATAATCATTAATCGCTTTCCTGGTTCGATGAACTTTTTGTAAGTCCCTTAGTTTAGAATAATCATCAGGTATGTATCGCCCATCTGTACATTTGAAAATCAGTTCATTAATAAAATTATTAACAAGTGCATCACCTTTAGCAAAATAAAGTGCTCCTTTAAAATTTCCCTCCTCCCTGATTTGTTCGATTGCCCCAATCGCTGTACACGTTTTACCTGACCCCATTTCATGCAAAAGCAAAAGTTCATCATACATAGTATTAGACGAAAGAAATCTAGCGATAAGTTTTTGGTGGTTCATAAGAGATCCTGGCTCAGCTGGTATAGTCTCAAATTCTTCAAGACGTACATCATAAAATTCTTTCTTCTTGTAAACAGCTTCGTAAAAATCTTCATCGTATGGATTTAAAATATCATCTTCAAACTGATCAATATTTGGATATTTGAGAAGAAAGTTAGTAATGTCTACTTCCATTTTCTATTTACCAATATATATTTTAGGTATGAATTTTTATACAAGTAAGTATAAAAAATCAATCTGATTCATCTTCATTTGAACTATCATCAGAATTTGAACTATCATCAGAATTACTACTACTTGATTCGGAATTTTGAAATTCATTCGGAAGATACTTTACCAGTTCGTTAAATTCATCACAAATTTTTTCTGGATTAACTAAAAATGTGTATAACTTTTTTATCAACGTATCAGAATGATCAAAATCACGTTGAACGGCATTTCCAGGTAGCAATTTACCTACAGCTTCGTAGTTCCCTTTATTAATGCAAAGGATAATAATAGACTTTCTCCCTTTTAAATTTTCTACCGTTTGAGGATTTAAATAAGGCATTCTATTTTTACTATCAATCAGATATATGTCACGTTTAATTTTTTTTGAAACAAGAGATATAATATTAGCATTAACGTCATCATCATCTACAGAAGTAGATATAAATCTTTTATAGGCTTCTTCTTCTGCTTCTTGTAAAACCGCAGATAGAAATTTATTTACCAAGTCACAAATACTTTTTCCTTTTTCCTGTGAAACAGATTTTACTTCTTTCTTCTTTTTTACATACGATATAGTGTTTTTGATAATTGAATTTCTCAACGTATAAATTTTTTTATCTTCACTATTTTCGAAAGTTGAAGTAATGATTGTCTTTTCAAATACTTCCTTTTGTGGAATTAACTCTGTAATCAATTTATAAACTTCTAATAGTTTCTCATCACCACCAATTAAATTTTTAAGAACTCGATGTGTCGATTTTCCTCTTGCCTTTGGATCATCTTTAAAGAATAAACAACAGTTTAGAACAATGTCACATATATTTTCTTTGAATTCAGAGTTGTCGTTATCCATTTCTTCCCAAGATTTGCGATCTATTTTGCTTGAAATGCTAGAACGAATACGATTAACACATTTTATTTGTTCCTTACTATCCATAGACGGATATTCTTTCATATAAGAATGAAGCACACAGTGTAAAAATGATAATGAATCTGATGTACAACCTGTTCTTACCAATACATCTTCTCCTTCAATTGGTGTTCTGAAAACTACTGTTTTTCCAGGCAGTATTTTTTTTACAATTGCAAATTCAGACATACTCTTATTTTAAAAGGGAGAATACTTTCTTTTAGATTAATACGCGATTCTGTTTAATCTTTATATAAATAAATTAAGAATGAATAGTTCAGATTTGCCAAAACCTTGGCAGTACAAAAATAAATGGGTTATATGGCCTGAAACAGTTCTTGATGCTATTTATATCTCTAATTGCAAGGACACAATAAAAGGAATATGCGAGACAAGGAAATCTGTGAAAGATTGTATTGATAATTGCGATTTGTCATGTGCTCTAGGGTATCATATCGAGTTTGAAAATGGAAAAACTATATCTGCTTGTATACGTACAGACATTTATCCTTATCTAAACCCAATTCATCGTTTGAAACGAAAAGAATTGTATCCAGAACTTTCTAATGTAAAAATATCTACTTTTATTAACACAGACATTTTTCCATTTCCTCCAGAAGAGGCAAATGTTGTTTTTTTTAAAGATATCTTGAATATTTCTGACGTAGAAAATGGTTCTTTTGTAAAAGCAGGTAATCAACAAAATTCTGTCTATTTAGGAAAAGACAGTAATCACAATCTACAATTCTTACAGGCTATAATTATTTCTGAGCAAATAGCAAAATATATACCAGTTCATTATGGAAGTCCAATTCAGATTTCAACCCCTGAAACTTCTTTATTATTAAGTGTTACTCATGAAAATAAATTATCATGGAAGTCAATTTCAAGACTAATTTACACAAAAGAGACGACTTTTAAACTTTTACCACTAACACCTGCAAAAAAAATAGGCGATGACGTTACTTATGGTGATATTTTCTCCATAACATATGATGATGGAAGATCATTCGTTGGAGTCGACCAAGATCAATTAACTCTAGTTACAGATAAAAAGTTATTATGCAAATTCTCTTTAAACTCTAAAATGACTGGTTACTATTGCGACGGAAGAGAGTGTAAACCTGTAGATATAAAAGATATGGAAATTTCAGGTAAAATGGGAAGATATAAAGGTGTAACCGTTGGCAGAGATCCTAATTGCTGGGGTGTATGTAAATATCTTAAATTAGGTACTAATTCTATGATGCCACTAAGCTCAACAGAACCAAGTTCAAAAAGAAGTTATATAGTAATACTTAGTATGATTTTTTTATTCATACTGAGTATAATAATAATACTATTTGTAATGAAATCTAGATTATCTTTTTTTGACGTTCTTTCTCCTCCTCCATGCTTTGCATATGCATTTTGATAAATTTGTGTAAAATATGTCTAAGAGGTATAGGAAAGTCTGTGAATGTCCAGGTCAAATCTTCTTTACCTTTGCACACAGAAGATCGTTTACCTTTGTAAGGAAGCTCTTCAGAAAGTTTCTCTTTTTCATTTTTCATATGAAAAACTTGAATCAACGCATAAACAAGATCTCTACCTGCGTCATCAATCTCTTGAATTTTACTAACAAATTCTTCTTTCTCCTTCATTGTCAAATCTTTTTTGGGAATTTCTTTGTTTAGACTATCAAAAAGCGGAAAGCTGTTCATTTTATTTTAAAAAGCATCGTATTATTAAAATTCAATTTGTTTTTAGCGTTTTCCAAACTAATCACCACCTCTTCCTGTAAGTCCCATTCCTGCTTGTGAAGGCATATTTTGTCTAGGTTTAGTCCGTTCGGAACCAACATTGTCTTTAGTATATGCTTCGTCAAAATCTAGATAACAAACATTGTCATCAGAACCGCACAGTGGATGACCAATTGTATATGCAGGTATTCCTCCTCTAGGATCTTCTTTGACTTTCTCATTCTTTTCAGAAGTCTCTTCTTTTTGAACAGAACGAGCAACTTCGACTATGAAACGTCCAATTTCTTCCGCTACATATGGACCATTATAACGCATATGGGGCTTTCCGTTAATAAAAAGAACAATATATGGAACAACTTTAATAGGTGCTATGGTACTTCTAGACATTATTACACATTGTTTGTTATGACTAACGTTAATCATTCCAAATTGACATCCACCTACAGAACCAGGCATGCGCTTAAAAATTGGAATTAGAGACTGACAATGAACACATTCAGTAGAATAAAATAAAATTAATGAAAACCCTTGTATATTAGTGCACATAATCGAACCTTTAACACATCTTTGTGTATTAAAGTCTTCTGAGGTAAGAAAAAGTAGACCGCTCATTTTATCACATGGTAAGATTTCATTTAAACTGAAATACAATATCTTAAAATTAATTTTGCAATAGTATATAAGGATATATTCATCTTTTATAACATTGAGATAACTCCTCAATTATCTAGGAAGGCTATGAATGATAAGTTGATATATTTTATCATTATCGATTTATTTTGAGAATCAAAAAATAAATTTTTATAGAGTGAAAAAACATTTGCATTAAGAAAAATGGTTAAAGAGATTAAAATTTTTAACGCAAACGATAAACCTTTCGGATGTCTTAGTAATAATTATAGTAACTACTATGGCGGTAACGGCAAACAAAAAATTTCTTTTTCACACGATTTTAAGGTTAGCGCTGGTAAACCTTGCAAGACTTTAACAAATTACATATACGCCTCTCTTCTTGAAGAAGAGATGCATAGACAAATAGTTTGTTACGAAAATCCAAATAACGCAAAATCTAGTTTTCATAAACAAGAAACCGAGGAGACGTTTAATAAAGTGAAAAAAGCTGCTGAAAAAGCATTAAAATCTATGTTTGAAAGAAATCAAAAATTAAGAACTCTGCTTTTATCAACAGGAAATAGAAAAATAAAATATTTATCAGAAGATAACTTTCTAGGAACTGGTAATGATGGTAAAGGACGTAATGATTACGGATTATTGTTAGAACAAGAAAGATCTAATTTGATTGTCGAAATAAATAAAAGTAGAAAACAACTAGATAAAAAATCTAGAGATAAAACTATTTATGAAACATATTTAGCTTACAGAGCTCTTACTACCGCAATAAAAGAAGGAGACAATCTACAACGATTTTTTTCAAAGACACCAACCGATATAGTAAATATATATGGAAGAGACGATCTAGAAGCAAATTCACTCACACAAGAACAATATTTGAAAATTTTTAACGAAAAGAGAGGAGGAGATCCGAGTAAATATGTTGATAATCCTGATAATATGGTTCACGCAATTAGAAAAGAGAAGCTAGCTGAATTACGTGAAACAAAACTCAGAGAAAAGAAAAAGAAAATTTTTAGTATGTATGCTGATTATCTTCTAGAAAAAAATAATATAAGAAAGGAAGATTTTGAAGATGCTAAGAGTCAGCAATTTTCAGGACAAAATTTTTTAGATCAAGCCGATGACCTAGAAGATCGACTTTTTATTCTTTTTGAAAAAGGAATGTTGTCTGATAGATTATCAACAGCTATTGAAGATCATTTTAAAAGTGAAGGAGTGTATATACCATCAGAACAAGAAGTCAAAGAGGCTCAAAAATACCAATTATCTGTTTCTAAAAAGCCATCAAGCATATATCCTACCGCAAACGTTTCTTCTGATAAAGATCCCGTTTTTATATTAGATCCTTCAACAGTATATCCAGAAAATTTAAAAGAACATGAGAAGTACGTTCCATTTTCTCAATTAAGTTTCTGTGATCCATTTCTTATCATTGAAGGATTACAATATCAAACGGTGAGCCATTATATAATTGAACAACTAATGATAGGATTAGGTATTAAACAAGCGCGTTCTTATATTCTAAAGAATACAGGACAACCAAGATTAACTTTTCATGATCCTAGATATGCGATGCAGATTTACCGAGAAAAGAGACAGGAGCGTTATATGGCCAATTTGATAAAACATGCAAAGGAAGGTTTAAAAAAGAAATTTCAAGATCGTTCAATGCAAGATTATCTTTTAGCAACAGGTGATGCTATACTTAAATATGATGATACGAATGATGATATTCTTGGAACTGGAGATGATGGTCAAGGTCAAAACGAGGTCGGTAAATACTTGATGCAACTTAGAGATAAATTTAGTAAGGAACGGAAAACAGAAGAACTTGATGATTTGACAACTTCAGATATTACAATAATATTGAGTAAAAATTTGTTTATGAGAGATTGGCTAGCAGAAAGGGTTAGGGATTCGTGTAGAACATTAATCATAATGAATGATTATGTAAACGAGAAATTTAAGACTAAAATCAGAATGTCAGCAAAGTTTGCAGAAGAAGCAATCGATAATATTTATCAACCATGTTCTCAAATTTATGTAGCTTCAGACAAAATTAAAGCCGGTGTACCTGAGTATTTTATAGATATTGTGAGAAACTGTGTTGGCATGGAAAAGGCGACTATTGATATTATCAATATATTGTGGAAACGTATAGCTGTGATAATTTATTATATAATAATACACCTCAAAGATTCTGGAGTTAAATTTGACAAAATCAGCTCAGAAATTGGACGTGTTCAAGTATTAACATCGGAAAATATTAAATGTGAAAATATTGTTTCAGATGATTATGGAAATTGTATTATAATAGCTATTGTTAATTTAATTAGAGGAATTGTTCGTTTTAATAAACAGATTTCTGGCAAGGACACTCATGTTACAAACGAGGAAGTAAAAACAGCGACATCGATTATTGTAGAAATTGTAGCACCGATAAAATTTACTAAAAAGTTTCAAGATGAGAAAGAAATTCCAGAGAAATTTGATTTTGACACACTTGTTGACGAACTTGTTGGTGACGAACCTATTGGTGATGAACTTGTTGGTGATGAACCTATTGGTGATGAACCTATTGGTGATGAACCTATTGGTGATGAACCTATTGGTGATGAACAAGAACCTTTCTATATTAGCTCCAGTAGCGATGAGATTGATGGTGAAGAGAATGAGAGTGATAGTGATGGTATTAAGAGTTATGCTTCATCTGAAGGTGGAGCAAGTAACTTCTCTCCACAAAGTGAGAAAACCGATAATATTGTACTTTACTTAAAAGGTTTTCCAGAGTTCCATATGCAGGATGAAGAAATTGAAGATATCGCTATCGCAATTCAAGACGCTGTTAAATTTATCAAAACTAATAGTAAAAAAATACCTGCTAGAATGAAGAGAAACCGAGTGAATTTTTTCGCTCGACAGAAATAAATTAAAATTCGTCCATAGGTGCTCTGCCAATATATTTGAATAAAAAACATTTAACAATGACACGTTAACCATTTTGTATTTATCTAAATCACTTACCTGACACGAAACAAGGTTTGCAAATGCTTAAAAAAAAAATTGAGGTTTAAGGAATAATTGTCGATGATAAAATCAAAAATGTCGTTGAATCAAACTGTAACAAACGCTTTGAATGAAGCTATTAATAATTTTATTAAACAAATTTCAATTAAGTATGATTTGAATCCAGATGATCTGTTGTCAGAATGGAATGGTGGATCATCCCCTCCTAAGGCTAACGCTAAGGCTAAGGCTAACGCTAAAACGATTTCTTCAGACAAAACAGAATCTAATAATATGGATGAGGCTACTCTATCTCAATATAAGAAAGCTGAACTACAGGACCTTTGTCGTCAGAAAGCTTTGAAATGCACTGGTACAAAGGAACAACTCATCGGTTTTCTTCTAGGAAAGAACGAGGCATCATCTGTTAAGAAAACCGAAGATACAAAGAAGATTGTAACACCACCTGTTGTAAAGAAACTAACTTCTTCTATTCCAACAGTTGCTATTCGTAGAAATCAGCATGGGAATCACGAACATCCAGACACATCTTTTGTATTCGATAAGAAGACTAAAAAGGCAATCGGAAAGCAAAATGAAGACGGTACAATAGATGATCTTACATTAGAAGACATTGATATTTGCAACCAATGGAAGTTTCAGTATGTTCTTCCAGAAAATCTTGATAAGAAAACAGAACTAAAGGATGTAAAGGTTGATGAACTTGATTATGAAGATGATGAAGTATTGGAAAGCGATGAAGAAGTTCTTGAGGAAGAGTTGGTAGAAGACGAAGAGGAGGAAGAGGAAGAGGAATATGAGGGAGATGATCTTGATTATGATTAAGCTATAAATTATCTCTTGATAAAATAATATTCATCTGAATATTATTTTTGTAACACCATATTTGAGGTTGTTATTTTCAAATTTTTATTTTATTAATAATATGTAAATGAAAAATCCAAATTCTGATATAGTAATTACACCAATCGGAATTGGTATTCCAGATGAATTGATTGAAATAGCAGAAGAATGTTCATTTGAAATAACAAGATCTGAACATTGGAACCAAGTAGGTCAGGGGGCGGCAGGGAAGGTTTATATAAGAGAAGGTGATTGTAAATATGCAGTTAAAATACAAAAAGCAAATCGTCTTTTTTTTGCCGAAACAAAAGCATTAATAGATTTACAAAAGATTTTAAAAGAAGAAAAAGGAATTGTTCCTAAATTATATGCTTCTTGGATTTTCAACGGAAATGGGTATATTTTGATAGAAAAATTGTATGATTCTTATGGTATGAGAAGTAGAGAAATGCAATATGCTCTCAAAAAAATAGCAGAATATGGATGGTTGCATTTGGACATATCTACATGCAACAGAATGAGCGACCAAGATGGAAATCTTGTTTTAATTGATTTTGGTTGGGCTGTTAAAAAACCATCTGATGATAATAAAACATATCCGTGTCATCCTATATCGATAAAATCATGCAAAGATTTTACTTATGCAGATCTTAAAATAAGACAAGATGCCGATTTCAAAATGATCTATTCTAAATATCTTGACGAAGAAGAATATACACCTATAATGTATACACCAAAACCACCAAAAAAACCAGACTATTCGTGTAATATCATTTGATACAAATAAATAGTTGGAAGAAAAATTTATTATAATAAATTTTTCTTAATTTTTTTGTCCTAATCTATTTTACACTCAACTCTTGTTTCATGTTTAGCCGTGCAACTATCCGCGATATATCACACATTTCTTGATCATTTTTGACTTTTACTGTACATGTTGGATCAAAACCAAGTTGTCCATAAGACATTTGATATATTTTTCCAGGAGTATCTCTAACAGTTCCATCATGCTGTATCTTCATGTCTTCTGTGAGTTTCACAATTCGCCTCTGCATATAACCAGATGTTGCAGTTCCCATAGCTGTATCACAAACACCTTCTCTACCGGACATTGCATGAAAATAAAACTGTCTTGGATTCAAACCCCGAAGAAATCCTTTGCTAATAAACCCGCGTGATTCATATTCCATTTCAGGTTCTAATTCACCAAAAGGATAGTGTGGAAGAGATCTCTTTCCATGATTCATTAGAAGAGGCACGCGTTGCCCTTTTAAATTTTGTTGACCAAGAAGACCAGTGATCTGAGCAATGTTAAAAAAGTCACCCTTACTTCCAGAAAGCACTGTTGAAAGAAAGTTATTGTCTTCAGAAAGTGCATCCTTTGCTATTCTAAGACCAATGTCCTTTGCCTTATTCAACGATGCATTTATCCTAATTTCTCTAATACTAGGATGCGAAGTCGCTTGTTTAATTGCTTCCGCTTCAATATAACATTTTCTAACGACATCACGAATTTCGGCCTCTTTAGTCACACCATCTTCATTAACTGTTTGCGGAATTAAACAATCACCTAATCCAACAGAAAAGCCATCAATAAGTAGATACTGATTAGTAACAAATTGTATACAGTCTATAAAATAAGATGCTGTTTCAGGACCATATTCTTTGTGAAGCAAATGATGAATAGAGCTATGTGACGCTCCAATAATCGCTTTATCAAATGTTCCTTCATACATTACTCCTCTCCAGATTTTAACAGTTGGTTCTTCTGGATTAGCGTCATTTGTTCTTTCATATATAAAATCTTCTGGTAAAAAGAGAGATATTAAACCGTGACCATTGTAACACTGAATTTTCTTACCCTTTTCTTTCAAAATACGCCTGATGTGCTGAATTCTAGACATAATTTCATCAGATGACATCACTCCATCTGTTGATTTTCCTTGACAGCTTGTCATTCGTCCTGTTCTTACCCATTCTTCTCTATGTGAATCAACTCCAAGAAGAACAGAATCGGATGATTTTACTACTAATTCAGACTGTTTGACCCAAGGTGCACGAGGAAGGGACATTGCAATGTTGAAAAACTGTCCAGTTGTCAATTTTACAGATTTTCTAGTCATTCTATAAGCTCCAAGAAGAGAATCTTGAACAATTGCCATATTTGGCTTACTACTTTGTGGAGAGATCATATTCCATTGAGCAGCTGAAAGATATTTCATTTCAGCCTGTGACTCAAGCGATTGAGGAACGTGTATATTCATTTCATCTCCCGATGATCTCCCTATGCTTTCACATAGGGTCGGACTGTATCTTAAGCCGATTCAGGATTGGTAGTCCATCATTATCGACCAACACCCGTGCAGTCTCTGAACGCCTGCCATATCCTTCCATAACGGACGTAGGCAGTAACGCTGCGGATTGCCCAATCCCTAACATTATTACCATTGGGTACGGCTATTAACCGTGTTCCCCAGTTCGTGTTTCCACATACTGGGTGGTAGTTAGGGCTCTAAGGGGTTTCCCGCATCAAGGTGTTTCGCAAGTATTAGGAAATACTCACTAGGAGGTAGCACCCTTTTCAGGCCTCCTGTTTTTGACAGAGGTAAACCTAATCAAAATCTGCATTAAATCCTCTGGTTACAGATAAATTTATTCTGAAAGTCTTGAAAGGCATGATCACTACTTGCATAGCAAGCATGCTTGACTTGTGCAATGTAGGTTGCCTATTTAGCAACACGTAATCTCCATTTTGAAGCGGACGATCGACTACCCAACCAATAGGTACCTTGTACTTACGATTAGCAACTTTTAATTTGGTTAAAAACTCTCCATTTCTTTCAATCTGATCACATTCCTGTACAAGTTCTCTACCATCAACAACTTTTATAAGTTCACCACCTCGATGAATAATATCACCGTGCATCAATCGTGTACCTCGACGAAAACGCTTCAGATCAATTACAGTCTCACTATCCGGTTTCCATATAGATTTAACATTTCCACTGTCAACCAACTCTTGTAATTGGTCAACATTAAACGCTGTTACGCGAACTGGCGATGTTAAAATCTTCGCAATCTCTTCCGGAACTCCAAGATAACCCATTCTCAAAGTTGGATCAGGACCGATAACAGTACGAGCCGTTTGATCACAATTATGTGTAATAGTTGCATCTCCTAGCAAGAAACGATTATTTTTATCTACTTCAAACCCATAATATTTTCCAATACCATCTTCAACAACTTTGATATTATAACAAGACATATCCTTTTTAGACGGAGCATAACATTTCTTATGTGGAAGAAGAGTTGGAATATTTTCAATACCAGCACCAGATATAACTAATTTCAACGCGTTTCCATGTTGTTTTCCATCTTTATTAGTCCATGATGTTTTCTTGTCAGTAACTGATGTTCTAAATCCTAGAGAAATTGCTATACGTTGTGCTCCATCAATAATTTGTTTGTGCTCATAGCATTGAGTTATCGCAATAGTTGTTCCATCATTTTCAACCGACCCATCAGTGTCAATTAAACCAGCTAAAACAAGAAGTCTCGTGTTTACATCATTAATAATATAATCTTCAGGAATATGCTTGTTACGAACAAGATTGTATTCTCTTAATTTTTGTGTCAGAGGATTACAATTATGTCCCTTATCACCAATGGAAGATATACCAAAATGTATACATTTATCTTTTTTATCATGATTAGCAATCTTACATCCATTATTAGATGCCCAAGATGTCCAATATTTTATTAATTCTTCATCTATGGAAGTAAATACTGGACTTTTAGCAGTACCATCTCCTAACCACATTCCTAAAATTCGTGGATCAAGACGTACAGGTTTATTCTCCCATTGAATAGGTGTATTTAATTTAACACCTAACATTAAACAACGATCAGTCTCTGATAATGATAAATAATCTTTAACATGAATATCAATAATTGGATTTACATTGATAGTGTTTCTGAATTGTTCAATCTCTTCTAATGCTTGTTCTTTCGTTAATCCAGGAACAACAGCAACTTCAATTGATTTCTTACTCTTACCTTCTGTATAATTTAAACGAAAAGTTCCATATGTTTTTCTCTTCTCATTCCATGTAATTTTTTTATCCTTATCTAGCTTTAGTAAATCTCTTCTTTCCTCTACCTCTTTCAACGAATCTTCTTTTGTTTTTGGTGGAATAACAGATACTCTTTTTACGTGAATCTTCTTATCACTTCTTTCATACCATTTCATAACCCAAGATCCATTTTTACCTAAATTTTCTCGCCAATTTATACACGCATGCCCACAATATTTAAGTGTTAAAATATGTTCGCAACTAATACCATAGTCATCTCCATGTGATTGTATAACTTTATAAAGAGGACTAGTTCCACTAACTGTATCTATCACCGTTCTCGGAGTCCCATCATCTCCAATAACTATATCTCCAATTTTTATTTGTTCTACTGGTTTAGGTAAACCGGTGTTATACATTAATACTGGAGTATTTTCTGTGCAGGAACGCTTACCCATCATGTTGTTTCTTATCTGCCCATCTTTCCCTGTTAGACGTTCTTTTATACCTTTGATAGGTCTACCATTTGTTGTATGCTTAGCCTTGCCTTGACCGTTATTAAAAGTTGTCATTATTCGAAATCGTAAGCTTGCTAGAGCACGTTGTCGAATTGTTTCGCGTTTATCATTCTTTCTAGAAGTTTCATCTTCTTCTTCTGCTAAATTGTTGTTAGCTTTAATTATTTCTATGTACTGTATTGTCAAATCATCATCACACATCTTGTTATCTGCACGCACGTAAGGTCTGTCACAAGGAGGTAAAACTGGAAGAACAGAAATAATAAAGTTTCTTGGATGACACAGTGATGGATCAAATCCCAATAACTCTACATCTTCATTCGTAATATTATCAAAAACCTTCTTGATCTCTTCTGTTGTGAGAATAATACTAGTCTTATTCTTCTTTCCATCCTCATACATCAAAGAAAAACTACTATCTGCAGCTGTAAACTTAATCTTTGGTAAATCTTTACCGCATATTATTGGCTCTCCTTCCTCGTCAACTTCTCCAGTGTGTTGACAGCAGATATCAACCTTTTTTATCTTTTCTAAAATTTTGGTAAAACGTGCTTCTCCTTTATATCTATTCAATCCTGATATAGCAATCTGATCAGACTGAAGCACTAACCTGAAACACTTTAGACAAAAGCAATTCAAAAAAGCTGTTACACGTTTATAGTATAGAGGGTGTACTATAGGTTCATTCAATTCGATATATCCAAAATGACCTGGACAATCAACAGCGCTCTCTTTGCATGTATCACACTTTTTTGTAGAATCAGTAGAGCCCATACGTGGATCATATACACTTCCAATACCACTTTTTTTGACGCTATCTATTTTGCAAACAGCCATACTCAATATTTCTTCAGGTGAATATATTCCGAATGTTATTGATTCAATCTCTCTTGTATCGTGGTCCATAGTCTAAATTTTTCTTTTCATTTTTTTTCTAAATTTTCGATTTTACTTTTTTGAAATATCATTCCAAACTTTTTGTTTGGAAGTGAATACTATTTTATAGAGTAGGCCTCTTTGATGGTTCACTTGATAACATCAGTTTAACATTATCTGGTACCTTAAAGGAATCTATACCAATTTTGAAAATAGAAATAAACTCTGTTAATGATTTGCAATGACCAAATAACTGAAGATAAATAACACCTAAACTATAAATATCCGATTCAAACGTATAAACAGGCGTATCCGATTTTGCCTCTGGTGCTAGATAAAGTTCAGAACCCATATACAAATCAGACATAGTACGACTGTCACTGTTTTCATAGTACTTTGCTAAACCAAAATCACCAACATATGCATGTTGCATATCAGTAAATATATTGTCCGGTTTTAGATCTCTATGCATTATACCTTTTGAATGTAAATATTTTATAGCATTCACAATATCTTTCCAGATATTTTCTTTATCTAGATTGTCATTAAACATGACATCAGTAAGTGTGTGATCATAGAACTTAGTTTGAATACATAAAATGGGTCTGTTTATTTTATTGAATTCTATCCATGAAGTATTATATCTCAGAATGTTCGGATGTTCGAGTTTTGCAAGAACACGAATCTCCCTTAAAAGCAAAGATGTATTATCCTTTAATGATGACAATTGATCATCTGAAGATATGTCAGAAATTTCATCTAGTAAATCTATCTTCTTTAAACTATAGATTTGGTCATCAAGCATATTATATATCTTGTATACTTTACCATGAGATCCGCCACCTATGTAACTAAGTGTTTTGATTAATGAAGATTGATTTAAATTATTTACAACCAACTTACTGTCATTCTTAAATAATTGAATCATACTTATATACTGTTGTAAAGTATATAAATCAATTTCCAATCAAAGTTGTAAAGGAGTCTTGGGAAGATTTTATCTGTATATTATATAATATACAGATGGAAAGGGATGAAGCTTTTTAGAGAAAGCGAAACTTGTCATCAAGGCGATATTCTTTGCAATCATATGTCTTGCTTATTTTTTTGAAGCAATCATTAACGTATTTTTTTAATTCATCCATCTCTTTATTTATTTTTACTAATTCATTATCCTCATACAATCTGTAAAATAGATCTGTCATACACGACACATACATTTCAAGAACATTCGAAATTTCTTGTTTCTTTGTATGCTCTTTTTCTCTCTTTTGTAAAATCTTTTTCATCTGTATTTTGGTTATTTTATTCCTCATAAAATCAATTCGTAACTGCATATTTGAATACAATCTAAGTTCTGTTGCGAATCTTGGTCTTTCCACAAATCTCACATGTATAACTTGTCTACATATCTCTACAACATCAAGTACTTCTTGGGTGTTTGGTTTAGAATAATATCGCATGTTCCCATTACAATACATAATACCTCTATCTGTTATTTCTCTTGTCCAGTTTTCTGGTAATGGAGTAATTTCTTCAATTAATCTTGGTACAAAATAGTTATCTAGCTCTCTTCCACATTGCACATCGGCTGGATTTCTTGGAGCAACTCCTCCATTTGTCATACGTTGATATTCAAAGTAATGAGGATTATGAATAACACCAGATTCAATCTTTAGTGTATTCCAACTAAAAGCAGTGTGGCATTCGACACAGTACATCTGATCACAACCTTCTATCTTAAATATAAGGGACGTGCATTTGGGACATTGCTTTGTATCTTTTTCCAATAATTTTACTGATTCTACAATATCTTTGTTACACACGTGAGCTTCTTTTTCTTCTGTAGAAAATCCTTTCATTTCATGACATGTTGCACAGACCCAACATTGACATAAACCACACTTCAATGCACTAGACAAAAATCCATGACATTCACCATTTGGACATTTTCGTACAAACTTTTTTCTCTCTACTACATCACCTCCATCCTTTAATTCTTTCAATTCTTTCTCTAATCTAGGTAACTTTTTTTTCAACATAGAAATTTCTTCTTTTAATTCTTCCATTCGAATCTCACGTTCTACATGAGGCTGTGTCGCCTGTAAAAAACCCATTTCACGTTCTACAAGCAAATCTTCTCGGTAGTCTCTGTAATCTCTTGTCATAAATGTTTTGCCAAGTTGTTCTAACAGAAAGTTTCTATCCCAAGCAACTTTACAAGACATACATGTTGGCTCTTCTTTGCTTCCTAGCATATACTTCTTTATGCAGTCTCGACAAGACTCAAAATCACATGCGCAGCACTTTACTGCTTTTCTGTTAACTTTGTTAAAGAATTCGGCACATATATTGCAAGAAGGTTTGGTCGTCATTTTCTTTCTTCTTATTACTTCTTTGTTATAAAATTCAATTTTTTTAACTAGTATTACAAGATTACATACATTATTCTAACAAACGTTTCAACTCTGACCACTTTCTTTTATCAGGATGCTCCCAACATAACATAAATATATTAAAAATATTAATTAGAAAGGATATTTCGTTTGGTGATAACTTATCATTCTTTTTTGCGTTGTATTCTATTGAAAAATGCAAAATATTAATAATATTATAATATTTAATTCTTTTTTGGAGTTTATCACCAACCTTGATTTCTTCAGTCACTGAATACAAGGAAATTTCAATATTTCCAATTTTAATAGGTGATTTTGGAATCCACATTTCTTCTATAGGCACCCACTCTTTTATAGGTTCCTGCGTTTCGTCTATAGTTTCCTGCGTTTCTTCTATATAATACTCATTTGGTTGTTCAAGAGAAACATCTATATCAAGTCCTTTAACTTTTTGTGGGTTTGTAATTTTGAGATATTCAAAGTATGATAATACAATTATTGCTGTATACTGTTGCAGAGTAAAACGAGGGTCCATCGTATCTATTTCAATACCTGAATGCGAAAAACTATCTGGTAAACTCCATATGTCAATTCGTTTAAAATTAATACTGTTCATAAATTGTACAAGTTTATTTTCTTTTAACATGTCAATTTCATCATTGTAAAAACTTGTGAACTCATCGCTAATATGAGCATCAAACATACGAATAATTTGCTCTTTCTTTTTTTCATTATTATCTTTCTCATATTGTTGACATGCTCGAGCAATACAAATTAATCTAATTAGATAAGATGAAGGAACATATAATGTTGGTATTTTTCCTTGATTAAAATGTGTTGTAAGCGCCATTATCATACGTGACCATTCTTTCAGATTTGGAAGTGCATCACCTGGAATTCTTACTTGCCCATCAAGAGTATTCATTGTTGTATATGTCATTTGTTGAGTTGAATCGGTTTGCATTGGTTGTGAAGTTTTTTCATCAGTTATACCTTCAATAATTGATAATAATGAACTTGTAATTTTCATTTCCTCGTTGAAAAAATTTGTGAACTCGTCATCAGGATGATAGTAAGCACCAACCATACGACGGAGTCGATCTCTGTTTTGTTCAACAAGTTTTTCATTCACAAAGAGTTGTAAATAAAAACGAGCAATAGAAATTAATCTCAATAAATAAGATGAAGAAACATTTAATGTTGGAATATATTTTGGAGTAAGCATTCCTATTACTTCTGACCAATCATTCAAATAGTTGAGTGCATCCCTTGGAATTGTTATTTGTCCATCAAGAGTATTCACTACTATCTCAGTTTTTATACTTTCTTCACCTTCGCTTTCATTTCCACTATGATGTTCTTCACCTTCGCTTTCATTTCCACTATGATGTTCTTGATCTTTACGTCTCCTCTTAGTGCTAGGAGAGTAACCACTACTATCCATCCTACAAACTGTCTTGCCAGTAATTATGTTTATATAATAAACTAATCCTCTTTCTTTACTTACTATCTTAACCCACATTTTATTTATATAATTATTTTATAAAAATATTTATAAAATTATGTAATACAAAAATCATTCCGAACTGTTTGTTTGGAATGAGTGGACTTGGAAGGGCTTGAACCCTCGACATTCGGCTCATAAGACCGACGCTCTACCGACTGAGCTACAAGTCCCCAAAGCTTGTCTGTGTACAGTTTTTTTCAAATAAAAGTTGAAGTTTTTAATTTGCTGGATGTACACTGCTTTGGGGACTTTACACTTCCTCTCTGCTCTATAGAGAGCCTATCTTTAAATCTTTTTTAAAATGAGATGAATTGTTTAAAACGTCTCTTATACACTCACGATGAAACGCTTCATCAAAAGAGATAAAATATTCAGATGATATCGGGTATGATTCGTGTAATAGTCGTTTAGATTTAAATGGTTTATCATCTTGAAATTCGTCTATAGAGTATGATACTTTTACTGTATCAGAATCACGTAATAAATCTTTTTTCAACAAAGAAAGTTCATGAAATTGTTCATTTAGTAGTTGTAACTGTTCTCGTATCATCGGAGTATTTGCCTTACATATTCTTACATGTTTATGTAATGATGATTTTAACGTAAATCCTGTACTACAAAAACAACATGTGTATTCGGTATTAATAGGTTTATTTTGTTTAACGAGACAGTATTTTGCTGTCTTTTGGTGTTGATTTAATGAAGACTTTGATTTTAAAATAGCTCCGCAGTGCTTACACTCCATTTTGATACTTGAAATCTCATATTTAAATGTTTTTAAAATAAATAAGATGCTTAAAAGACGTAGACAATGAGTCTACGAGATTGGTAACGTTGTATATATAATGTCTCATTCACTAAGCATCTTCAATCTAAAGATTTCTATTTATATTATAAAAATAGAAAACTGAAATGACAACTGCCGACCTGAAAAACGATCAGTTGCCAAATAATAGACTTGAAGTCTTTAAATCAAATACTAAATTAGTAAAAGCATCGGATGGTTTGTTTAACTGTTCACTAAAGCTACTTGATGGATCTTCTATTACTATTCCAATGAGAGAAGATGGTATGATAAATGCAACTATGTTATGTAAAGCACATGGTAAAAAATTATTAACAAATTATACTAGAAATAAAGAAACAAAAGAATATTTAGAAGAATTATCTAGTGATATGCGAATTAGCATAACACAATTAATAGAAGTTTGCAAAGGAAATACTTCTAAGTTTCAACAAGGAACTTGGGTTCATCGAAAAGTAGCTATACATTTGGCTCAATGGTTATCACCTAATTTTGCAGTACAAGTATCAAATTGGCTTGATGAACTTTTTATTACAGGAAAAGTTGAGTTAGGTCAAGAGAAATCTAATAAAGAACTAGAGAATAAATTTCAAGAACAGATAAAGTTATTGACTCAAGAGAAAGAGACTATTAGTCGTCAACTCACATCAGTAACGCAAAATCATAATAAGATGTTAAAAAGACGTAGGAGAGGAGTGTACGAGATTGGTAATGTTGTATATATAATGTTTCATGTAGCGTTCACTAAGCATCTCCAATCTAAAGATTTCTATTTATATAATTAAAATAGAAACTGAAATGACAACTGCCGACCTGAAAAACCATCAGTTGCCAAATAATAGACTTGAGGTTTTTAAATCAAATATTACTAAAGTTGATGACAATTTTTTTAATTGTCCTCTCACTTTAACCAATGGTGACACTATGAATATTCCTATGAGAAATGATGGATATATTAACGCTACTTTATTATGTACGGCTGGTGGTAAATTATTTTCTAATTGGTATCAAAACAAACAAACAAAAGACTTAATAAACGCTTTAGAAAGTGATAAAGAAAATTCTAAAAATAAAGAAATTCTAAATGCTGGAATTCCAGTTTTTAAAAGTATACAAGTAACTAAAGGTAGATATGGAGGTTCTTGGATTCATCCTGACTTGGCTATTCAATTAGCACAATGGATATCACTACAATTTGCAATTAAGTTTCTCGTTGGATGCGAGAGTTATTACTTTTTGGAAATGTTGAGTTAGGTCAAGAAAAATCTAATAAAGAACTAGAGAATAAATTTCAAGAGCAGATAAAGTTATTGACTCAAGAAAAACAACAAGCTATACAAGAAAAAGAGACTATTAGTCGTCAACTCACATCAGTAACGCAAAATCATAATAAGATGTTAAAAAGACGTCGGAGAGCAGTATACGAGATTGGCAACGTAGTATATATCATATCGTACGTTGCTTTCACTAGGCAACTCCAATCTAAAGTTTTGTATTTATATAATATAAATACAAAATTGAAATGACAAGAACTCCTCTTACCAAAGATTCTTTCTTGTCAAATAATAACATGCCAATTTTTAAATCTGAATTAACAAATGGTATCGAACTCCGTATTTTAGGATCGCATGATGATCCTTGGTTTGTAGCAAAAGATATTGCTACAATGCTAGAATATAGTAATACAGAAAAAGCTGTTAGAGATCATGTTGATAATGATTATATTTTAACATATGAAAATTACAAGAAATCGAGACCGAACGAAATGGGCGGTCTCAAAAACGAGAGTTCGTTATTTCCTATAATTCAGTCACAAACCAAGTTAATTAATGAGTATGGACTTTATTGTCTTATTTTAAGATCAAAAAATGAAAAAGCTAAATTATTTCAAAAATGGGTTACATCAGAAGTTTTACCTTCTCTAAGAAAATAAGGTAATACAAATTTCAAGAATATATAAAGTTATTGACCCAAGAAAAACAACAAGCGATAGAAGAAAAGGAACAAGTTATACTAGAAAAAGCGACTATTACTCGTCGTCTCTCATCTGTAACCCAAAATCATAATAAGATGTTAAAAAGACGTAGGAGAGGAGTGTACGAGATTGGTAACGTTGTATATATAATGTCTCATGTAGCGTTCACTACTTATTACCAAGATGATTACTATAAAATAGGTATATCGACACAATCAATGACAGAAACAACACCGGCATTTAAAATTAGATTAGCATCATACAAGCAAGGCGCTCCTTGTGAATATAAAGTTCATTACTTGATATATGTAGAGAATAACAAATTAATTGAAGATATACTCAAATTAAAATTCAAAGATCAGCTTAATCCAAGCAACGGAGAATGGATAAAAGGTGTAAAATTAGAAGAGATAATAAAGTCTATTAGATATCTATGTGATTATATTGGTTTACCATGTAAAGAACACAGTATAATGAAGCATAAAAATATTGTAAATGATGGAAAAGTATTGGATTATGAGGACGAAGAGGAAACAGAACTTTTAAGTGATAAGTGTGTTGAAAGAGATAAAGAATCATCAATAGAATTTATAGAGACAGATGAAGAAAACACATATTCAGACCAAGAGGATGACGGAGAGAGAGAAGTAAAACAAGTAGAAATGATAGAGGAGATCGAAAAGTATGATGCAAAACAATTAACAGAGATGCTATTACAATTTAAATTACCCGTGAGTGGCAACAAGGATGCAAAGAAGACACGTATTCGTCAATATGCTGAGAAAAATAAGATAATTGTAAATGCATATATTTCAAATGTAATGGAAACAGAAAAACAAACTTTCTGCATTGATTGCGGAGTAGAGATATCTTATAAAGCTGCACGATGTGATCCTTGTTCTAGAAAATCATCTAGAGTGGTAATAGAGAGACCCGATTATGAAACATTGAAAAAACAATATGAAGATTGTGGTAAAAATATGAGAAAATTAGCAATGATTCACAATGTTTCTGATAAAGCTGTTGCAAAATGGTTTGACAAGTATGAAAAAGAGCTTTGTGTAACCAAAAGTTGTCGTAAAAAGATTAAACCAAAATCAACTATATTAAAACCAAGTGATAAAGATCTTTTACATGATAGAAATGTGTTAAAACTAAATTTTACAGAACTGGGTAAAAAATATAACGTAGACAGAACTACAGCTAGAGATTGGCTTTCAACTTTATAAATTTGTAATAAAAAAATCATTACAAATAGTCTTTCTGTGTACCAGAAACGATGAATAGTAAATTTCTGTTGGTACACGACTTAATTAAACCATTTCGAACCTATGACCACAATTCGAAATGATGAACCTGGTGGGGATTGAACCCACGACCACGCGGTTAAAAGCCGCGCGCTCTACCTGCTGAGCTACAAGTCCCCAAAGCTTGACTGTGTACATTTTTTTTCAATAAAAGATGAATTTTTGAATTGCTGGATGTACACTGCTTTGGGGACTTTACACTTTCTCTCTTGTGCTCTTCCTCTCTACTCTATAGAGACTTATCTTTAAATCAATTTTATTTTTTCAAAAATTATAAAAATTTTTACATTGGTGGTGCTGCGGCACCATCTGTTTCATATTTTACTAAATCATCTTCTTCAAGAATAATAACCTCTCCAGAATCAACATCGTCTTGGAGAGTACGAATTCGATAACCTGTCCATTTAACACCACGATCTGCATCTCCCCATAATCTATCAAAATACTCTTTGACCTCATTCTTAATAGGAAGAGACATATTTGGCCATCCTTCCTTGAACCATTCTTTGAATTGAGCATACATTTCGGTTATAGTCAGCGAAGCATTTTTGTCCTCTGTTATAGATTCCTCGATAAATTGACGATAAATATCATTCTGTCGACGATAAATAGCAGTTGCCTCTCTTACTTTTGCTGGCTCAACACGTACACTGACCTTTTGTCTCCATTGAAGTAAATACCATGCAAATGCAGATACCATATCAGGAATTTTCTTTCCAAATTCCTTGTCCATAGGAAAACGCTTTTGACGAAGTTGTTCATCAAGAGTAGCAGGACACGGTTCACTTGGATCAACAAAAGTAGATTCAAACGGAATAACTCGAATACGATTCCATGTAGCCTTGTCAGAATATTTTAATTTAGGAAGTTTATTACAAATGAATGTCAGTGTAAACATAGGAAAAACTTCACGAGTGCACTTTCCACGCTCAAACAAGTCTCGAGCCCAGTAACTATCACCTCCGCTAAGCTTTTTTAACTCACCGATATTGAGCTGCTCATCTGCATCTGGCTCTTCCATTGTTGCATGTCTAACAGGAGGTGCTGCTCTTGACAATTCTGGATTTGCAGAACCAGATGCAACCTTCTTTCCTGTAAAATACTGAGTATTAAACTTGATAGCCAACTCACCGAGCATTAGCTCAAAGAATTTTTGTGTAATAGACTTTGCATTGTCACCTTCACCTGTCCACATGTATACTTTTTTCTGCTTATTTCCACCAACAAAAATATCAGAATAAGTATCAAGAAAATAGGTTCGAATTGATTCATCTGGAAAAACTTTTATAAGAAATTCAATTACGTTTTGTACAATCTCATCCGTTTCATTGTATTCTTTGTATTCAATTGGCATATTTTTATTGACAAAATCTTCAGGACGTCCAGCTCTGAACTCGTTCAATTTTAGATCGTATACTCCGTTCTTGAACCCAATAATGTAAGGATTCTGATCTAACTTTTGTTTAAAACGCCTGTCGTAAAAAACCTCCATTGCTTCCTTCATAATGTTGCTCTTGTACGGAGAAGCTTTGAGATTATTTATAATCTTTTGTACTTGTTTCAATCGCGCATTAAACATTGCCTCCTCTCCCTTGTCATGATTTCCTGCTAGCTTTGCGAATAGATCAGAACCCATTTCCGAATACTTTAAAACAACATCTTCCGAAATTTTTTCGCGTAAGAACACACCTTCCTCTATTTCTTCCCATCTATGATCTCTAAACTGAAACCATGTCTTTCCTGAGATAGAAGCACACACAAACTCGGTTCCATATTCTGAAAATAAAACTTTTGCTACATCATTATGTGACCCGTTTAAAGATTCTTTTACATAATGTTCTGCTTGTTCTCGTTTGAATTCTTTATAGAGTTGAGGACTGTCGATACTTGCAAAATATCGCAAAGTACCTAGAGTAAGATCCTTTTTCGTCATTCTCTCCCATTCATATATACAATTTGCCTCATCGTATTTTTCCTCGCATCTTGCTGAAAAATCCATCCATTGATCTAAAGCCTGAGAACTAGCATCACCGATATTATATAGAATCCAACCAATAGTGATCCATTCATTTCTTTCCTCTGCGCGAAAATCTGCAAGCATTGGAAGAAGTTTTTCCGATGTTTTAAGAGCTTCCTCAACCGAAACTTTTAGAGGTTTCTTATTTTTAACTTTTTGTTCTTGAAGTTTTCCTTTGAGAGGAGAAATCAAACCCTGAACGACCTCTTGTGTTGGACGACCGTAAGGAATTATACTCAGAATTCGTGGAAGAAAAAATTGAATCTTACCTTTAATATCAATAGTTTTCTCTCGCATATCATAAATACGGTAATTTTTAAAAGCATCGTCAAGTGAAATCTCTGAACCATCAGAAGTAAAAACTTTTGTAACCTTATAAGGATCCATGTCTTCTGATTTACGGCTTCCATATATCAACCATGGAACGGTACAGCAAGCTTTATCTATTACAACAGACGAATCTTCATAACCCAAATCGGAGAATATTCTTAATTCTTGTGTTGCATCTTTTACTCTTGGAATCAAATGCACTTCCTGATCTACTTTACTCAAAAATAGATTGGGAAAATGTAAATGAAATCCATTTTTTGCATATGATGTCGCTCCGGCAGAGATATAATACATTGGTTTTTCCAGAAGAACGCAAAGAAGGTGATCATCAGTACATCCTTCTACAATATTTCTCAAAACGGATTGGTACACATCGATCAACTGTTTAATATGAGTTTCTGAATATAGATGTTCTGCAAATTCTATATCATCTGATTCTTTAACTTTCAGATCTATATCAGCTAGTACAGGCATATAATGCTGTGGTTTCTCTGCGACTCCAACGATAGCATCTTCATCTTCAAGAATTTTTGTGCAATATACTTCCCAAAAGCACTCTAGTTTCTCGCGGTTAAATTGAAACTTTCCTCTAGGCTGAAGCATAGATACGTGAGTGTGGAATACACCATCTACATAGTTCTCTCGGAGTATTTGTTCAACCGATGGAATCATTTATCTTATTATTCAACTCCATAAATGTTTTTTCATTTTCTTATTTCTAGTCACCAAAGAAATTAGTCAAAATTTCACTATAATTTCTTATTTAAAAACTTTTAAACAACAGATAAAGCTGAACATGTCCGAAGAAAAGATTGTACAAAAAGAAGAAGTAGATGATACAAAGTCAGAATCAGAAAATAATCAGATGGGGTATAACGAGGAAGAATATCTAACCGGTGATGATAATAAAGAAACATCAGACGATGAGAATGAATCTTCAGATGTCGATAAAGAAGAAGAGAATGAGGACACTACGATTTTTATTCTGTCTGTAGATGGAATACCTCTTTTCTATACAAAGACTATTGTTGAAGCGAGAGAGAAAATGTGGGAATATGCAAAGTTAAGGAGAATTCAGGAGACTCAATATAATACTTATATTAGGGGTTGTCCTGATAAGAATCGTATTGAAGTTGTTGGATGTCATAAATTTAGCGTATTTTTTGTAGATCGTACAATTTGCTGGCTTCTTGTTTCACCAGTACAAGGAGTTAATGTGAAAAACCGTATTGCCGAGACAAAAACTCCTACAACTAACCCTCCTACAACTCCTACAACTCCTCCTTCAGTAGACCCCCCTCCATCGAGAAGTTTTTTTAGCAGTTTCTTTTGGTAATAAAATGTTTTAATTTATACACAAAAATTAAAACACGTTTAGATGTTTTTATCTATATAAAACAGAATCTTAAATGCTTGTAATTGACATAGCACATCTGCCAAATCATCTCTCTTTCTCGCAGATGTTAAAGTAGAAATAGTTTTATCATCTTTCCTTTCATTTAGTATAGAAATAGCTTTTTCTACACTCCATTTTTTTCTCGCAGGCTTATCTATTGCTTTATATTTAGTACCACCCTTTGATATTATTTTTTTAGCACCCAAAACTTGTGTTTTATGATATGCAGGAAATTCTACGATGTTTTTTAATCTTCCGTACTTGAAAGCAAAATACGACCAACAATGTTGTCCTAACTTTAGAGCCATTGTATTATGTCGTTTCCCAAAAGACATTTGTTTTTCTATAACAAACGCGTCGCATTGATCCCAATAATCAACATATCTATCAAGAAGATCGGTCATATTGTGATACGTTTCTGGATCTAGATATGAATTCTTTTTGCAACCTTCAGTTAAGTCACTATTTTGAAAAATAATACTTTTACCGTTTAGGTAAACTTTCTTAATTATTTTATCAAATTCATCTGTAGCAGTTCCATCTACATTATACCTTTTATTTGCGGGTAAACGAGGTAATTTTGTAATTTCTGATTTATCGAATTCTTCTATATAGAATGCAAAATTCTTTTTTCCTATATCGAAACTGGCAATCCACACAATATTGGAATCTTCCATTTTATCTTTTTGTGTTATTGGTTTTTAGATAGTAGTTCTATGTATCTGCTTCAGTTTCTTTATTAACGTATGCATCCAATCTTGCTGTAATTATCTGTAATAAGGTGTCCATATCACAGCAAAACTTAGTATCAGCTATATAAGTAAATTTAAGATTAGAAAGTCCGGTTGTGGCCTGTTGAAGATCTACTAATACATTACCAAATAGCACATGTTCACTATTTTTTTCAGATCTTTCGTACGTTACCAATAATTCAAATGCTCGTGATATTGTTTCTTGGCAAAAATTTAAAACATTTCCTCTATTATCTTGGTATATAAAGGTTCGTATTATGGATGTACCCAACCCATCCGGTTGTACATACATGTGACGAGTATTTATTTTTTCACCTTTCTTAATTTTACCAATAAACTTTAATTTGCTAATAATTTCTTGATTGCTGTCCATTTTATTAACACTATTTCGGATATCTTTAAGCGCATTGAAAGCAACTGTTGCAATCTGAACATACATACTTTATTAGACAAATTAAAAAAATGGCATATTACTTTTTATAATTGACTATGATATTTATTCTAGCATAATATAAATAATGAAGTTTCTAACACAAGAAGAAAAACAGATTCTTGTTTTTCTTACTACAGCGGCGATTGCGTCAACCGTCGTATCAATATATTTTGGTGTAAATATACAACAAGAGAATGAGGAAGTTAGTTCTAAAAAAATTCATATTATTCATACCGGTGGAGATATTGACGGTAATTTTAAAGAAAATTACGACATACAAACATATAAACCTCTGATAAAATCAGCTGATATATCTCCTAAAGATTGGAATATAATAGCGAATGATGTAGGGGGTAAATATAATTATTATGATGCTTTTGTAATAATTTGTGGTAAAGACACATTAGTTTACACAGCATCCGCATTATCATTTATGTTAGAAAATTTAAGTAAACCAGTTGTATTAACAGACGGAGATGTAACTTCAGCTCTTAAATTAGCTTCAAAAACTAAAATACCTGAAGTTATGATTGTATCGCAAGGAAAACTTTTACGAGGATGCCGTTCTGTACATAAATCAACAGATTTTTTTAGTTCGCCAAATTACCCTTTTCTTGATAATAATAATTCGTTACCAATACCTACAGAAAATATGGGTATAAAATTTGTAAATCCGAAAATTAATATAGTTGTAGTAAAAGTGTTTCCTGGTATGACCGAATCTCCACTTATTAATTTGATTGAAAATGACATTGCTGACGGAGTTGTTCTTGAAATGTACGGTAATGGAAAGGCTCCTACTTCAAAAAATTTTATTGATTCTATTAACAGATTAACAAAGAAAGGAGTCATAATAGTAGCGGTGTCTCAATGCGATGAATTAGTAAAACTCGATGTTGATATACGTCTTTTAGAAGCAGGTGTTTTATCTGGAAATGATATGACTACACCAGCTGCATATGCAAAACTTTACTTTCTTTTGAGTAATGTAGAAGACAAAACACTTGTTAGACAGCTTATAGAAAAAACATTCAGAGGAGAAATGTCTGTAAATTATCCTAGCGTATAATAAAAATGAGTTGCATCATATATGAAATTAATGTTACAACAGGCCAAAGTAAAGCTGTTGTATGTTTGAAAAAACACACCGAAATGAATGTATGGATTAAAGAACATGGAAGTAAAGAGAAAGTATATGAGATTTGGAAAGGATTAGAAAGACATTCAAGCTGGTGCTGGAAAGAAAAGAAAGGAAGATGGGGTAAAATGGCGACTCCAATTAAGAAAAAACAAGTTATCGAAGACGATTGGGGTGTTCTATTTCAAAAGAAATAATAGCAAATCGTTTCAGTTTATTTAAATATTTATTTAAAGTAAATGAATGCTTCAAAACGTCGTAAACCTATCTTAAAAAGTAAGTCTATTCGACGTAAGTCTATTCTACGTAAATCTCGTGTACGTAAGTCTATTCGACGTAAGTCTCGTGTACGTAAGTCTCGTGTACGTAAGTCTCGTGTACGTAAGTCTCGTGCACGTAAGTCTATTCGGCGTAAGTCTAAGTCTATTCGACGTAAGTCTCGTGTACGTAAGTCTCGTGCACGTAAGTCTATTCGGCGTAAGTCTAAGTCTATTCGACGTAAGTCTCGTGTACGTAAGTCTCGTGTACGTAAGTCTCTTGCACGTAAGTCTATTCGGCGTAAGTCTAAGTCTATTCGGCGTAAGTCTCGTGTAGGTAAATATTACAGTCCAAACAAAGATAAAATGTACAAAGATAGTATGGATGTAGATAAAGATTTGCCTCTTTGGGCAGTGAAACATGGGGATGGGGAAAGAAATAACAAAAAATATAAGGTGACAACGGACGACGACCCTGTTCAACAACCTCCGGTACAACAACCTCTTGTTCAACAACCTCTTGTTCAACAACCTCTTGTTCAACAACCTCCGGTACAACAACCTCTTGTTCAACAATCATCCTCCTCATCGTCTAATCATAAACGTAAAATAGATGAGGACAATGAGGAGGATATAATAAGAGATGAAATAAGAAATGAAATAGAAAAAATACTAATAGAATATATAAGTTGCGAAATACAGCCTGAAGATAAAGAGACTAAAATAAAAGAACTGCTTAAAACTTATAAAGCCAAAATAGTTAACCCCGAAATAAAAGACAAAATAGAAGAGATAATTCGTAATGAACAAAATAAGTTATACGTTAAATATGTTGATGAACTTAAAGAGCTGAAAGAAGGCATTTGTAATGCAAAAATCGCACAACATCAGGCTCTTATTAATGCTGAAAGAGCAAGGGTAAACAGAGCTAGAGTTAACAATACAACCAATTACAATAGGAATGTGAGGCGAATAAATGAGGTACATAATTATGGTGATCCAGGAATTGATTTTGATAGACCTCGTGTATATGATGAAGAACTTACTGGTAGAGGAAGAGATAATTATCATTGTAGTATGATGACTGATAAAGTAGGAACAATAAGCGTACCACATGCTACATTTGCAAAATATGACCCAACAAATTATACAAGGTATAAGGGCATAGTTGATCCTAACACCCGTCATCAAGATATGATACATTATCATTATGGAATTAATCCACACAAAGGAGACGGACGTGGCAATATAATTAGAGGCAGAAGTTTTTGGCCTAGAATTCGACCAGACCCAAAATTTGCTTATGAAAATACCGATTATCCAGACCCTACAGTTTTTACGGCAAGGCGGGTAGGGCACTTTGCATCTGATATATTACAACAAAAGTTAAGAGATAAATATGCTAGTTGTAGAGTAAGCGCAGGTTTGCGTCCTGACAATAATACAGAGGTTCATTTCGGAGAACCAGAAATTCACTAAATGTAAATGAGGAATAATTTTACTTTATTTGTTTCCCAAATATTTTGAGATGGTACAAATTAGCAAATTTCCATTCACCTGAAACATGTAGATATATTAACTTTGTTTTTATCGTATTTTTAAATTTAATACCTCCGACCTTGCATCTAATTAAATTCTTATTGTGTGCAATTAGTTCAAACATATTTCTAAAAATCATATATCTCTTACTTATATCTTGAATTGTTCCTGCTAGTTCCATCATATTTTGGTATCTTAACAAGAGAAATGTTCTACGTCCAAATCTTGTATCGGATCTAGTTACCGGTTTTAGATTTGATATATCACAACTGCATTGAGGACATTTTGCATATAGAGGAATACTAATTAATATGTCTTTTTCGTAAATATAAGTAGTTACCTTTGTAAAATTTTTCAAGTATTTACCCCAACATCTAAGATGAGCATAACACTGGCATGTAGTACAGACCTTATTCTTTGTATTGTTTAAACATACAAAACAATCACGATTCATTACTTTATTTGATAATATATAAGAAACTTTACTTTTATAAATACTTATAGTAAGTAAAAATATCAATAAGTATACACTTCATCACCTATATGTATTTTTTGACCATCTTTGATTTTAATATTTGATATATCTCCCTCAAACTCAAGATCAACTCTAGAACCCAATTTTATCATTCCAAAATACTCTCCGGCCAAAACTTCTTCAGGTGTATTATCAGAAGATACAATTCTTCTTGCAAAGAAACCGGCTATTTGAGTAACTTTTAGAATTTTTCCATTTTCCATTTGAATTGAATGTATTTTCTTCTCATTAAATCTACTCTTTCTGTGATTATTAGCTAACGAAAATGTACCAATATTGTCATATATACGTTTAACTATTACTCCGTTCACAGGACATATCTGGTAGTGTTTTGTTAAAAAATTCAGATAAATAGAAACATGTATCCTATCACCTGATTGTTTAAGATATGATACAGTCCCTTCGGCAGGTGATATAATAACATTATTCTCATATCTTTTTTCATAAGGTTCGTATCGATAAAATACTATTAAACAAGATAACAATAGTACTAACAGAAAAAACACTATATATGATTTGTTTATAATTGATATAAAACAGAATAAAATAATAATGAGTGATGTAAGAGGTGATTCTTGGAACAATAAGGTTGTAAACATTTATTAGTGACTATTTTATTCTAAAAATTAGCGATTTTCAAAACAATATTGATAATAAGACAAATGAAAATCTCTATAACCGATAGTGCGAAAACAAAAATAGCTAAAATGATAAAAGAAGGTGGTAAAAGTGCTCTTTTATATATAAAAGGAGGTGGATGCAATGGTTTTACTTATAAATTCAAGATATTGGATACAATAGAAAAACCGCATAAATTAGACGAAGAACACATCACAGACGAATTCAAACTCTTTTTATGTAATAAAAGTCTAATGTATTTATTAGGTGTAAAAATAGATTATATAGAGGATATTGAAGGATCAAGATTCAATTTTACAAACAATAATATAGAAAGTAAGTGTGGATGTGGAAGTAGTTTTGCTTTTAAAAGTAATGTTAAGTAAATACATCGAAAAAAAAATTATTCTTCCGTTATAATAAACAATGCGCATTTTTCCATTTTCGCATGATACCTTGATGTTGCTAAACATTATTTTAGCATCTGTTCATATTCTACTATCCGTTTGTATGTTATATATAGTTGTATATAAAGTTAATGCGCCTTCCTATGTATTTTATGGATTTTTAGGAATATCAATCATTGCTTGTATCCTAATTTTGCTGTATTCTATTGATTGTAAAAATATCGACATGAATCAATAATTTATAAATATATCTTATATAAGATATATTTATAATTGTAATTGCCTGATTTTAATCAATAAATTTGAGTTTAGGTGTAAACAACTCTGTCAGTTCATTCAACAAATTACGACGAACCTTGTATCTGAACTTATATTGCTCAAGCACAAAATCGACAAGTCCGGGATATGCAACTGATAAAACCTGATCAAGAGGATTTGCAAGAGCTTTTAAGTAATAAAAGTAATCGAGTTCTAGAATAGTAGAATGTTTAGAATAATATTCTGCACATTCTACTTTTTCATATTGTTTGGCTGTATGTCTGTCTGGATCTGTTATTAAATACTCTAAACGAGTACCGGCATCTACTCTTTGCCCTCGACGTTGCATTCTTTCTGCTAGTTGCACTTGTGCTGGTAAAGAAAGGAGATAATATTCTTGGAAATTATCAGCTTCTTTCTGTTTTAACTGTTCTTTTCTCTCTGTAGGATCAGAGGAAAGTAATTTTACAGTATAATCGCCTATTTTAGCTTTTCTAACACCTTTCTCACTAGTAATAATCATAACGTCTTCTTCTTTTTCTGGAATAACAGAATTTCCAACTGCTTTAGTCACAACAAAGTCTGTATAAGGATTACATCCAGAAAACATTTTATTGATTTGTTCTAGAACCCAAAATATCACATCTTCTCGAGGGGTTTTATCCGCAATATGATTGATGACGCCTTCGTAGACAACACGTACAAAATTACTATTATCACGACGAGCAAGTAAAACACCTTTCTTACCTATGCTATCACTATATATTAACTTACCTCGTTTTTGCTCTACCTTTCGATACATGTACCGCTTCTTGGTCAAAATGAAGAAGAACGTATAAATGGCACCTTCAAATTCTAACTTGATAGGAGGTGGAAACAATTTTGTCAGTTCATCAGCTACAAATTCTGAATATTTCCACAATTCTTCATCACTTTTACCTTCCATCAACGGAAAATTGATATAGTTACTATCTGTATCTCCGTACACAAGCTCTCCACCAAATTTCTTAACAATAGTATCTGCTGTAATTTCTATGTTTTTTCTACCCATATAAGTTGTACACATTGCACCAGGCATAAATGGCAAGTATCCACGCCTAACACCCATTGCACCATACATGCTATTCGCAGAAACTTTGTATGCTAGCTGGCGTTTATCAAGAACACCTAGCAAACTATTAAGAGACTCAATTTCACTAGTGTTATTTTTACCATTTGTTTCTAATTCACTAATTTTTTTCTTTGTCTTAACCATGTCAACATTACGAGTGTGCGCGCGAGCGTCTAAAAGATTTTGAATAATAGTTGGTAACACTCCTCGTGGCTCCTTTAAGAACCGATAATAGCGTTTTGCGCACATAGGAAATTTTGGTTTGCTCTTGTTAAGATCAGAACGCTCTTTGACATAAGGTTTTAACTCATCTACAAGAATCTGTATTTCATCTCCCAATTCCTTCTTCCTAAACTTATCAGTTGTTTTATTCTTTTTATCCCGAAGTTTTTTAATTTTTTCGTGTTCTATTTCAATAACTTTGTTTAATTGCATCTTTCTAATCACTTTTGGATCGTGTTCACAACCGATGTGATCTTCCCATTGCATCACGTGACATTTTTCATCCGGGATATCTGAATCGTCAGAAACCCAAGTGTGATAATCAATATTATAAGCAATAATAGTTGTTGGATACAGAGAAGCAAAATCAAACGGGATTACTTTATTGTACTGCCCCGGAACAGGAGGAAATACGTGAGCACCAACATAACGCTCAGTTTCCGATACTTGATAAGCATCTTTTTCAACAACAATATTTTCATACATACAATACTTATACATTTGACTATACACCTTGATTTGTTGACCTTGTGTGTATAAAGTAAAAATAGGAACACAGCACGTTGCAGCCATCTCTGTAAGGCCTGTCCAAGTCTGTAGCTTGTCCATGAGCATCACAGTTAAAGCGCTGTCTTGTACGCAATTATGTACTACTAAACCCTCGGCCATATATGAATGTGTATCTTTAACTTCTATATCATACACTTGTTTTTTACCGACTTTTTTAATTCTAATAACATTCAATGAAAATACAGGCTCTTTATCATATATACAATTAGCACCAATCATTTCTATAAATTTACTAGCATCTTCAGAATAAGTATTTGCAATTCTATAATACATAACAGCGACAGTTGACTTTAATGTTTTATGATAACAATATCTATATCCTATAGTTGTTACAAATGCTTCCAAACTTTCTTTTGGTACAGTTAAAGTTCCAATAAATACTGATTCATCATTCGTAATTTTTTGATTAACTCTATAATACGAGATTATATTAAATTTTTTCAAACAATCAACAATAATATTCATATAATTTACAATATTTTCTTCGGAATTTCCATAATTGATTATTCCTATTTCTGTAAATGTTTCTTTTGTTAAGGATGGACACGAACCACTTCCTCCAAACAATCCTCCTAAAAATTCTTTAATACAATTTTGATTCCACGATGTAATATCAGGAAGACCACATTCTACACAACTCGTTTTTCTAATCTTATCTGCTAATAATAAAGGAATAGTAATTATATAACAATGTTTATCTCTTTCAATAATTGGTAATACACCACATAGTGTTTCTATATCTTTTCCTATGATATTCACATCCATTAAACTATCCACATATATGAGGCATCTGTTTTTTTGAATACACATATCGATATCTGTAGTCCATAAATAACCTATTATTCTGCACATAATCATATCTTTCGTATCAATACCGATATTGGGTAAAATAGGACCAACTTTAATTCTTATACCAAGAGAATCTTCCGATTTGATCCATTCTCCTTTCTCATTGGCGATCAAATGATCTGGTGTACATGTTATTTTTCTACCATCTTCAAGTTCTAATTCAATACATTCTTGAACACCGTTATTAAAAAATTTAAGTTGCTCTGAAATACCAATAGTATCTGTCTTTTCATCCCAGGAAAGAAGTGTGTTATTTCCATTTACCATTTGTTCTATTGAAATAGTACCATGAATCAAACTGATTTGAGTTCCTTCACAGAAACAGTATTTACCTACTATCCCCATAGCTTTTTGAGCTTTTTTACTATATTCACCATCTTTGTTCTTTGTAATACCAATACGATAGCACTTGAATATACCCTTAACGCTGAGAGGATCCTTTGTCTCGCCAATAAAGTGTTCAGCGATCGTTTTCAGTTTATAATTGCTAAATTTGAAATCACGCTTCACAAGAGGCAAAAGATCTACATATACACGACCTTCGGCGTCTAGAAAAGAAAATTCCTGATTCTTGTATGCTGAAGAAGACCATTTGATTGTTCTCTCTTTTGCATGTGCATATTTATGAAAGCCTTGTTGGTCAAAATTAAAAATGCACATATTTAACTTGGCACGATCGATCATATACGGAATATCAAAACCAAGAATGTTATAACCAACGATTAGATTAGGATTCTCATCTCGAATAAATTGCGTAAATCCAGTCAAAAGGTCTGCTTCTGTTTCGTACATATATATTAAAACATCTTCTCCTACAATATGTTGATCTGGTTGTCCTAAAGTAAGCAAATACTTCTCATACTTGTCTTGACTTTCTCCGTACCTAGTAATAACACAAGAGATCTGAAAAACTTTATCTCCTGGCTTGTCTGGCTTTGGCATGGCAGATGGATTTGACGAATTAACTTCGATATCGAATCCCATTATCTTTGGACATGGAACCAAATTACTTTCAAAAGGACAAATATTTTTCCACTTGACCTTGAATTCGTGATCACAAAGAGTCAATTTATCATCTTCTTCTTGGCGCTTTCCGTGAAACTCAATCCAACCAGCTGTTGAAATTTTTCTGCAACAAGTAAGTTGTAAAATACAATCAGCATCTGATTCGTGCATTTTCAATTTGAGAGCTCCAAGACTAACTACGTTAATAGAGCTTCTTAATTTGAATCCAAGTGTTTTGATATCTTTTCTGGCAGAAAAGGAGCAAAAAAGATACGGAAAAAGTTTTTCTGAACCATTTGCGTCTATATGAGCTCCATATAGACGTTTCTTCATCATCAGAACCTTCTTGAGAGGTTTTTGTTCTTTTAATAATTCATCTAACTTATTACCAACAAGTTGTGCATTTCCTGTATTCCATTTTATTCTATCTGGAAGCTCAATGTAGACATAAGGAGTGAAATTATCAATTCTAACACAAACGTTAGCATTTTTTTCATCAATTCCATATATTCTTATACAGGTGATTTCTTGTTCCTCGTCATCGACATGCCAACTATATGGAAAAAATCTACACGACTCCATTTCTATTTCTCACAATAGATGTCTGCTTTTAAAACCAATTTTACTTTTTGTAAATCTAAAATTTTTATATAAATTATTACTTTAAGTAAAATGGACGTTGATGACGATGACGATGAGTATAGTGGTAGTGATGAATCTGTAAGTTCTGAATCTGATGATAATTACATTAAACCAGATCCTAATTTTCTTCCTATAATATATGTGAAAAAAATAGCAGACAACTTTAAAGAATTTAAACGAGAAAAAAATGAACAAAGAAGAAAAGAATATAGCAAAAAAAATATAAAATATATCACAATTTATATGTATAATATGTTATGGAAATTAGATTTTCAACAAATTTTGAAAGTTACAATGGACGTATGCTTCACATCTTTAGAAAAAGATGAATTTGGTCTAGGACAACATCTTCTGTTTTTTAAATTTCTTGAATTTCTTGAACAAGGACTTTATTATGTATATAATCTTTATAGTTTGAAAGAGATTCAAATAGATGAAACAGACATTCTATGTGGTGACAGTGAGTGTGCAGATGTTACGTATGATATTGAAACTATAAGACAATGCCTTGAAAAAACGGATATTCATTTATTCGTTTCAATTGATAAATCTAGTTTTTTTTGTTATAGTTACAAAGGTATATGTTATGATAGAGAAAAATTTGGAAAACTTATATTAGAAGGATCAATCAATTATTCGTCTTTTGAAGATAATCGAATGATTTATATTAAATTACCTATTGCTTCTCCAGGTAGAAATATATATATACCTTTATTATCGGCAATAATAATTTCAAAGACAAAAGACAAACGTATATTTTACCTTCTTAAACAAGATGTTTCACGTTACTATGGATTCGATGAAACAGTCAAACCTAAATATTGTGTAGATGACAAAAGTACTCCAATTATGTACGTAGCAATATGCGGTGGTCGTAATTGTTCTAAAGAAGAATGGACAGGTGGTTGCGTAGATCATATGGAGATTTATAGAACAAAACTAGCCGAATACATGAAAGAGAAGAACCGTAATGAAGAAGTTAGTAAAAAAAGAAAAATTTAGTTTCAAGCCTAAAAACACATTTCATTTTTTGTAATAAATATTTATTACAAAAAATGAAGACATTTGTATTTGATAACTTTGTTTGTAGACTTGGACAGAATGCAAATGAAAATTGGTCTCTTTTAGACAATGCAAGAGATCATCATCTTTTCTTTCATCTTTCATCATTTCCATCTGGGTATGTGATTATTGAGTATGAGAAAGATCACACTTCTTTTATGATAGATACAGCAGCTCAAATTTGTAAGAATGGTTCAAAGTACAAAAATTGTAACGACGTAAAAGTTGATTGGTGTAGATGCGATAATTTGAAAAAGAGTGATAAAATAGGAGAAGTTTATTTTAAGAGTAATCGACAAGTTCAACAAGTTAAAGTTTAGATCATATTTTGTGACCAAAATTATAGTATAATTGTTTAATCTAAACGGTACATTACATTAAGTAAATGTCTATTCGTGCAAAACGATCTCTACTATGTGTAGCAGATAACACTAGATCTAAAAGACCAAAACTTTGCACTGAAGAAATTGTTATCGTGAAAGAAAAACCTCCAACTCTTGAGATGGTTTCTGCGACTCATCTATATAATTATATGATGAACGATCCTTTAGTAGATTGGCTAAAGCTTACAAATCGTCGCGGAACTCGAAATCCACAAGATTATACAAATGCAAATGGATTCACAGAATTTATTATGAATAGAGGTATAGAGTTTGAAAGTGAACTTATTAAATATATTAACATAAATAGAGTTCCAGTTAGAAGCGTTTCCGACTATATTACGGAAGAATCTCTAAGAGAAACAAAAGAACTTATGTTTCAAGGAATTCCACTTATACATTCTGCACCTGTTAGAAATTCTCGTAATGGTACACAAGGTGTTATCGATATTTTGATACGTAGTGATTTTTTGTCAAAATTGGTAGATGAACCTCCATTAACCGAAAAAGAGGTATTAATGCCTGCTCGATCTCTTGGTAAACCATACCACTATGTTGTTATTGATATCAAATTTTCCACTCTACCTCTGAGAGCAGACGGAATTCATCTACTAAATTCTGGTAGTTATCCAGCGTATAAAGCACAGTGTCTGGTATATACAGAAGCGGTAGGTTTAATTCAAGGTTTTACAGCTCCATATTCTTTTATTATGGGAAGAAGATGGAAGATTAATAAAGCTGGTAATAATGAGACATGTCTTAACCGATTGGGTAGAATATCTTACAATTCTATCGACATTGATTATAAGAAACGCACTCGAGAAGCAATTAAATGGGTGCGGGATGTAAGAAAATTCGGACATACCTGGTCTGTCAATCCTCCGTCAAGAATTGAACTTTATCCGAACATGTGTGCTGAATCGGGAAAATGGAATTGTGAAAAGGAAAAGATATCTGACATGATTGGTGAGATTACTAATATTTGGTATGTAGGTGTAAAACAACGCAATCTCGCAATAGAGAAAGGTATAAAAAGCTGGAGAGATACTGAATGTACAACTAAAAATATGAATATTAATGGTGTTCGAGCTAAAACGATTGATGCAATATTAGACATCAATCGGCAAAATGTTGATAAAATCAGACCAGACGTGATAAAAACGAACATTGGTGACTGGAGAGATGAGTGTAATGAGTTGTATGTTGATTTTGAAACACTTAGTGATATTTTTTCTGAATTTTCTTCCCTTCCTGAACAACCAAAAACGGATATTATTTTTATGATTGGAATTGGGTGGTCTGATAATGGAATATGGAGATATAAGAACTTTACATGTTCGGAACCGACTCATAAAGAAGAACAACGAATTATGATTGAGTTTTCTAAGTTTGTCTTAGATCGTGGAAATCCTAAAATTCATTATTGGCATGCTGAGAAAATGTTTTGGAATTCTGCTGAAGCAAGACAGTTTGATTTAACGAATAATTGGAAGATTAGAAAATGGTCTGATCTATGCAAACTTTTTCAAGAAGAGCCAATTGTAATCAAAGATTGTTTTAAATTTGGACTAAAAGCGATTGCTAGTTCAATGAGAAAGCATGGAATGATAGCAACGCAAAATGAGAGTGATTGCGGTAATGGTGCAACTGCTATGATAAAAGCATGGGAGACGTATAGAAATTCAGAAGATCCAAAAAATTCTAATGAGATGAAAGAGATTATAAAATATAACGAGTTTGATTGTAAAGTACTTTGGGAAATATTAACCTTTTTACGAAAAAATCACTAACTTTTTGTTAAAAAGATTTACAATCTTTACTTACAGTAAAATGATAGATGAGAAAGATCCAGTAAAGATGGCTTATGCTTCTCTTACGATATCTTTTGTTATTTTTATAGTAATTATCTATGTATTTAAGCCCGGGTGTGTTCAAGTAGTAGATAGACATACCGGTATGATTTACGTTTCTTGGAAGCTTGCTTTGTCTTATTCAGCGACTTTTTCTTTCATAATAGCGATTGGCACACTTATGCTAATTTCAAATAATCTTGACAGAAAAGAAGCGTTAGGATATGAAATGGTTTTTATTCCAAACTTTTCAACTATGTAAGTAATCCTATTCCAAAAATTAAAATTTACTTTGGCTTAAACGAAACAATGTAAGATGCAAAAATGGATAGACAACCGACTGTTGAAATTCAAGAGCTCGATACAGAAATTATTCCTCCGCTAACAAATAGAATGACAGATCCAGACTATAATGGTGGGTGTAAGATTGTTGTTGTTGGTAAGCCTGGTACAGGAAAGAGTACACTTATAGCAGGCCTTTTATATGCAAAAAAACATATTTTTCCTATTGGAATGGCTATGAGTGGGTCTGAGGATACAAATCATGCATTTGCTGAAATTATGCCTAGCACTTTTGTATATAACGAGTACGATGAAGAGAAAATAAAAGATTTTGTAAAGAGACAAAAGTTGGCATGTCAACATCTCGAGAATCCGTGGGGAGCGATCATTCTTGATGATTGCACTGACGATCCAAAAGTATTCAATAAACCACTTCAAAATGCATTATTTAAGAAAGGTCGTCATTGGAAGATGTTTTATATTCTTTCTTTACAATATGCCATGGATATCAAACCTGCGATTAGAACAAATATTGATGGTATTTTTATTCTTCGTGAACCAATAGAGTCTAATCGAGAAAAAATATATCGCAATTACGCATCTATTATTCCAACATATGAGCTCTTCTGTGATCTTATGGAACAATTGACAGAAGATTACCATTCTATTTATATTCATAACGCAACTAGAAGCAATAGATGGCAAGATTGTGTTTTTTATTGGAAAGCTCCACGTGTTCCTAAAGGATGGAAGTTTGGCTGTCCTGAGTACTGGGAATTTCATGAATCAAGATATAATACTGAGTACACAGATCCGATCACATTTTAATGCAAAAAAAGTAATCTTAATATGAAAAATATTAAGATTTTATGTTTTTTTATCTCCAAAAATCAATCTTCTAACATTGAGAATTTCCAGATTAATCCTTTCTGCTTCTGCATACTTACCTTGATCCCAAAGAGATTTGGCTAGTTTATGTAAATTAGCTTCAACTTTAGCTTGTTCAGTAATTATCTTTTTTTTAAAAGCTGTCTTTATGCGAATAATAACAGGATGTAATATCATTACAAATAAAGGCATGCGTAGAGTAGGTAATCGTATATTGACTGGTTTTAATAAAAAGTTTTTGATACGTTTAGGTATTGATTTATAAGAATTTTTATTTGCCATTTTACATTTACATACTTCATCTAGACAAGTACATTTTGTAATTATCAAACTAGAAGATGGTGTAGTTTTGACAATCATTTTTTTTGGTGATATTTTTTTTCCAAAAGCAAACCAAGAAATCAGGAGTATGGTTCCTGTTCCGATGCTGATACTTGCAATAAGTAACAGGTCGGAATCGAATAAATTACTCAAAGTAAAATCCATTTAGTTTAAGTAAGTATTTACTTTAAAAATGAAAAACATATTTATATGTCTTCTAGTTTGATTTTAGATCCTTCCATGTTTAATAATTTTTTAACAAAGTCAGATGTTTTCTGTTTAGTGAAACAATTGTTAGAACCATTTTTCCGATGAGAAATAACGAATGTCTTTGTTGCTATTTCCCACGGAATACATTCAACCATAAAAAGTTGATAATCTTGATACTTTAAAGCATTAACTTTATTCAAGTACCAGTTTATACTATAATCGCCATTCCTTTTACAACTAAAATCGTATTCTTTCATAATGAAAGAAATTATCTTATCGTCAATTGTAAATTTATTTTTAGCCCAATAAGATCCTAACGATATTACATAAAATCCTTCAATAGTTGTAACAATATGTAATATAGTATCGTATTTAACTACCGCTTTCAAAAACCCTACATAATCTCCAGCAGAAGGCCATGCAAACTTTGTTTTCTTACGCTCATAAGCCTCAACTGGATGAGAATGAAAATTATAAAGACCTTCTATTACTGGTACTGATTCTTCTTTTCCATAGAAAAGACTAGTTTTGTCGATAACTAGATGATGTGTAAAAGTATCATCTATTTTTTTAACCAATAATCTTCCTGCGACCTCCTTTTGCGTAATGACTCCATTTTCATTTATTGTGGAACCTAATTTTGATGTTACTTGTAAATATTTAATTGCGTCTTTGCTCAAGCAAGCTTTTAAAGTACAATAACCTTTTTCTTTTGAATAAAACTGTACTAACATGTGACCAATGTCATTGACAGAATCGTCATCTATCACATTATTTTCACGTAAAAGGCATACACCATGTTCAGTAAATTGTAAACCTAATGGACTCTTTTTGCTTATATAAGGATCTCTAAATCCTAGTTTCAAATAATCAGTTATCATTTTTACTTTGTTAGGATGATCAAATCCTATTCCAACACATAAAGTAACATCATTTGGAATGTTATAAAGAGTTTTTTCCAAAACAGTTGTTAACATATTACCTTCAACACCAATAAATTCACACAATTTTTTTTCTTCATCATAAATAATCCAGGCTAAATCAATTATATTATCAACGAATGATACAGAATTTATATATGTTACTCTTGACTCTCCTTTTGGAAGAGATATAAGAATATTGTATTGTTTCTCCTTAATTGCTAATACAACACCCATATTTGTATGTGTACTAGGTATTGGTTGACATCTTTTTTCTAATAAATGCAGATTGTTATTTTTAACAATTCTGTCATAATCAATTAATAAACTATTCATTTCCAGAATAGCAAGATTAAATCTATTATTAATCTGGATTTTAAAAATTAATTTGAGTTATTACTTCAACTTTTCAATAAATATTGAAAATGAACAAAGTAAAAACGCTTTTCTTTCCGACAGGAAAGATTCATACCAAATATACGAGTTATGTTGGATGGTCTTTTGCTTCGAACGTTTTAGTTTCAGCAGAAAGTGCAATGGCTACACATAGTATGTTATATTCGATCGGTGGAGACGCTGAAACAATTAGAACGGCGAATTACATAGGTAAAGATATAATTGGTCAACTTGGATGTCTAGCGTATATTGCCAAAACAGGAAAGGATGCAGATAAAGATCCATGTCGGTATATGTTTTATTCAAACATTGCTCAACAATTTTCATATATGTCTTTGTGTGCAACACCAATGTTACCTGAATATTTTCTTCCGATCGCAGGCATTTCAAATATTTTTAGCAATGTTTCTTTCATAGGTTTTGGAGCTATCAATGCAAAGTGTATACAGGAACTTGCGATTGATGGAAATGTTGGTGAATTATACGCAAAGATATCTGTTTTCAATACTATTGGTAGTAGTATTGGTCTTCTTATTGGTCTTGGAATTATTACAGTGGTTCCTGATCATTCTACAAGACTATGTATTATTCCCATTTTTGCATTTTGCAGAGTATATTGTTTTAATCGTGCCGTTAACGGTCTTATCTGATATTGCTTTCATTTATTTGAATAATAAATGAAAGAAGTTGATTCATTTCAGTCATCTTCACTGTCATCAGAGTCACTAACACCCATTTCTTTATCTAAAAGTTCTTTAGACTTGATATAGACAGAAATTTTACCTAAACTTCCAACACTTGAACGAAAAAGCAAAGGTAGTTCATTTGTTCCAGGAAAAATTTGCATTGTTGATCCTAAACCAGCAATCTTATTGATTCTTGTAAATTGGTCGGTTGTGAAAGTTGCATCATATGAATTAACAGCTACATCTCCTGTTTCTTCATCATCTGAATCATCGCTTTCTCCTAAACGTACTTTACGCTTCAAAATTCCATCAGCGTCTGCAATAAAATCAATATGAAATCCTCTCGACTTAACTCGAATATTAGTACTTCCTATACTACTTAACTCTTTACACATTTTCTGAAAATCGGGAGACGGTACAATAACAGGTTTTCCATAACCAAGAGGAACATCGGCATCAACATTTTGAATGTTTTGAATCTTGATACCAGAAGTTGTAACTCGTGTATTTTCTTTTGGTATAGTCTTTATTCCAAGTTCATTCGGAGTATCAGAACTGATGAAAAGCTGTAAAGAATCCTTCTTTTTAATCGATTTCAGCATCTTATGAAAATGATTGAGATTAAGACCTAAACAGAATTTATCACCTGATTTAAACTTATACAAAGCAAAATTTTCTGCTTGTAGATTCATATCTACTAAAGTCCTTCTAGGCTGGTCAAACATTCGGAGTGTAATTCCATCATCAGTCACATCAAAGCATCCATGCTTTAGATTATTAGTCAAAAGCTCTGCGAGAATTTTGATCTGATAAGCTTCACCAGTCTTACATTTAAATGTTATAGGCATTTTTGAAAGTAAATTTTACAACTTTAAGTTATATTAGTAAAAAATATATTATTTTAGAACTCGGAGATTAAAAAATTTATCACTAATTTAAATATTTAATAACGGCTTAAAGATTCGTATTCTATTATAAAATGACTGAATTAATAAACTCAATTGATATGAACTTATCTTTTAATGATGAAAATATCAGAGTATTAGGTACACCTGAAAATCCAATGTTTGTAGTTAAAGATATATGTAAAATATTAGGTTTGAGTAATGTAACTGAGACACTACGTAATATTCCTGAAAAATGGCGTTTTTCAGTTTCTCTGAAGACCGGTAATTCTAGTAATTTTCAAACTTCAAATGTTGTTAATCAAGCAGGATTATATAAAATTATTATGCGATGTAATAAACCAGTTGCAAAACCCTTTCAAGAATTTGTGTGCGAAGAGATATTACCATCTGTTAGAAATACAGGTGAATATAAGTATCAAAAGATATTAGAAGAAAATAAAAAACAGAGTATTTTAGAAGAAAATAAGATTATAAAAGATGAAAAAACTGAATTTGTAAAAACATCAGAATTAAAACTTATACTACAAAATATTCAAACTTTGATTGAAGAATCAAATGAATTAAGAATACAACTTGATCAAAAACCCAAAGAAAATGAGAGCCATAATTCTCTAAATACCAAAGAAGAAAAATCTAAATTAACTAAAACTACTAACGGAATCTTCAACTGTACGCTAAAACTACCTAACGGGTCTTCTATTACCATTCCAATGAGAGAAGATGGATATATAAATGCTACTATGTTATGTAAAGCAGGTGGGAAAGAATTTAAACACTGGTTTGAAAATAAAACAACAAAACTATTAATTAACACTTCAGAAAGTGAAGTCGGAATTCCGACTTCACAATTAATTGATATTAAAAAAGGCAATAGTTCTAAATTTGAACAAGGAAGTTGGATTCATCCAGATTTAGGTATACATCTAGCACAGTGGATATCACCAAGTTTTGCTTTACAAGTTTCTCGTTGGACTAGAGAGTTACTACTTTTTGGAAAAGTCGAGCTAGGAAATGAAAAATCCGATAAAGAATTGGAATATAAATTACACGAGCAGATAAAGTTATTAACAGAAGAGAAAGAAGAAATTATCAATACATCTAAAAAACAATTAGAAGAAAGTCAAGAAGAGGTTAAAAAATTAAGAAAAAAATATGTAAAACAACCCAAAGAAGTGCTTGATCAAAAGAATGTAGTGTATCTTATGACTTCAGAAGAGAGTGAAAAAGTTGGTGAATATAATGTAGGAAAAGCTATCTATTTATCTAAGAGAAAAGAGTCTTACAATCATAATAAGTTACATAATTTTAAAGTGATATATTATATATGTTGCAAAAACTCAAAATTGATGGATATACTAGAAAGCGTCATTCTAACGAAACTTGAAAAATATAGATGTAAAGCTGGAAGAGATGTCTTTTTATTACCTACAGAAGATATCACTCTGTTTACAAATATATTTGATGAGTGTTCAAAGTTTTATGAAGGTATTGACGATCCTATATATCCTAAAAGAACCATACAAGAAGACAAAGAGAAACAAAAAGAAAGAAATATAAAATACCAAGAAGAACATAAGGAAGAAATTAAAGAAAAAATGCATGAGTATTACGAAGATAATAAAGACATATTATCTACTATTAAAAAAGAATATTATGAAAAAAATGCTGATGGTATAGCTAAAAAACAGAAAGAATATTATCAAGGTAATAAACAAGCCGTAATAGAAAAAGTTATGGAATATTATGAAGAGAACAAAGAGAGTATATTAGAAGATAGAAAGGGTTTTTATCAAGAGAATAAAAAGCATATTTTAGAAGAAAGAAAGGCTCATTATCAAGAGAATTATAAAACCAAGATAGCAGCACAGAGATCAAAAAAAGAAACATGTGAATGCGGTATGATAATTTCTCATTATAGTATGAAAAGACATAAAGGTACAGATAGACATAAAAAAATAATGGAAAAAATACAAAGTATTACATGAGTTTGATTTTACTGTTCAGTGAATAGAAAAATATGTTTTTCTATTTACAATACTTAATTCATACTAAAGTTCTTGTAGTCTGATATCATTAGCCAAAATCTAATCGAGAATGTTGATCTGATAAGCTAACGCATGTCTTACACTTGAACGTTATCGGCATTTTAAGTTCTAAATATTTTCTTTAGACCTTTCGTTAGACCTTTCTTTTTGCTTTTACACCAGTAAATTGACCTAACGATTCTACACATCGTCCTTTTATTTCTTTACTTGTAACAAGTACGCCATTTTTAAATAGAGCATAACACGGTATTCCCTGAGTTGCTGCTTTTGGTATAACCTTTTCTATTCTTTTAACAAGTTGTTTTTGAGAATTTCTGCTTCCTAAATAATCAATAGTTGCGCAAATTACTTCATTTCTACTAGTCCTGTTAGCGTAATCTTGAAACGCAGGCTTTGCATTTTGACAATGAACGCAATTTCCTGATTGTACCATTATCACAACCGGAATATATTGATTTAGATATAGAAGCAATTTATCTTTTATACTACCATCTTCTTCAAAATCGAAGTCTTCCATATAAGCAATCTGTTTGTTAAATGGTTTGTCGTCGCTCATAATTTTACTATTTAGCAAGATTCTCTTTTTTTAATATCTCATCACAAATATTTACTTAGATTAAAAATGGTGATTGTAAACGTCAACAATATAGATGAAAGTTTCTCTTTTGAATTCATTATGTATGATCTAGACACACAAAAGAGCGCAATTACACGGTTGGCTGCTGAATTGAATACGATTCCCAAATATTTGTACTTTCCAGAGGGAATACCATCTCTTGACAGACTAAATGAACAAGATCCAATAACTGTTGAAGATTTATTGGTTCCTATTATATCTGCTGGTAAATATTTAGATTTTGTAGATCTGGCAAATAAATTAAAAGGAAAGCTTGATCAACGAGGTCTTGATTTGCGAGATGATATATTATTACCTTTTATAGCACATGATTCATCTTATACATTGGATGGAGTTAATCCAATCGATATCTTACATAATTTAATTAAACAGATAGAGTCAGAAAATCTATTTGAAGATAATTCTAATATATCACTAAGAGATCTTCGAGATTTCTGGGAAAAAGATAGATTAGAAACAATAAGACAAATTTCAAAAGAAGTCAATATTGTTCTAAAAGAGTCTAATGAGCAGAAAAAGATCTTTAGAGACTTTGAAGGTATTAAAAGTAAAATCATTGCCACTCCTTTTGAACAAGAAAGCGTAAAGTTTGAATTTTCTCTAGATTTGACAAATATTACTGTGATGGAGATATTTAATCATATGAGTCTTAATGCAGAAGTTCCGTTCGCTACTATAAATAACTTTTTCAAGATTTTTAAGGATTTTAATCCACCAAAAAACTGGGAAATTTCTGTAGATACAGGTATCATTTTCAAAGTTTTACAAAAAAAGAGTGTATATGGTGTAAAAGATGAAGATTACGCAGAGGGTGTTCTTACAGTAGATGGAGAACCTGGTAATGAAAATATATCAGTCGAGATGTCTTTATTCACTTCAGAAAATTTTTTACAACGCGATGAAATAATTGATCGTTTTTTGGAAACGATTACTGGTTTAGGCGTTGTGACAATCAAAAACGTAATAGAAAAACGTATAAAGGGTCCCTTTTACTTTCCAAAACATACTCTCGATAAATATATTTTTGCTGATCTTGTCATGAATAACCCATTGTTCTCTTCCATGATGTCGATAGATGAAAGTGAAAAAGCTACCAATAAAAAAGAAAGCATATATATACATGTTCATAATTCTAAAATAGGTGAATTAACAGCAAATCTCACTGAAAAAATAGCTCTCCGAAATGATTCTGATCTACGTGGAAAGGACACTAACGAAACATTCAAATTTGGAACTACATATATTCGAGTAAAAATCGTAATTGCTAAAAACATTGAATCTGTTAATGAGTTCAAGAAGCTCTTATCCAAACTTCTGGGTGTATATGATCAGAAATATCAAGAGATATTAGATTTTTATAGGTTTTATATTCCAGATTTTCAAATAGATAAAGATAAATCGCTACTTGATAAAACAAAAGTAAAAGGAACGAAGCCACTAACAAATAAAGATATCGCACCTGAAGTTTTTGTTGTTGGGTACCCACTTAGATGTGCAAATGCTCCAACTATTATAGACGATGATGATGAAAAAGCTTTTAAAGAAGCTGAAGATAAAGGACTCCAAATAATGAGATATCCAAAAGATAATTCAGCTTTTCCTTCAAGAAATTATGTTTGTAATAAAAATCGTGAAGCTAGGTTTCCAGGGTTGCAAAAAAACAAATTTGAGAAAAACAACGAGTTGGTCCCTTATCTACCATGCTGCTTTAAAAAAGACAATAATAAGGTTGGTTCTCAAAGTATTTATCGTCAATACTTTCATGGAGAAAAGCCAAAAGAGAAGGCTGTCTCAACCCAACAAGATTTGATAACAACCAAAAAGTTTGTACCACCTGATAAATATGGTACTCTTCCTGATAATCTGACTAAAATGTTTGAAATCTTTGATTACGACGAAGACTATGTTTATGTGAGAAAAGGAGTTTACGAAGCAAACAGTTCGTTTTTAGAATGTGTAATGGAAGGTATGTATAGACAAACAGGTATATTAGATGTTGAAGATAGAAAGGTTTATATTGAAAGTGAAAGAGTTAAGTTAGCAACAGCAGCAAACGCTGCTGCATGTCGTCAGGAAATGTATGATTATTCAATCAAACAAATTATGGATATTATACGTGATTCTTCTTTATATATGGAACCTTCACTATTTACTTCTTTTCTTGAACAACATTTTAACTGCAATATTTTTGTTTTTAGCAGAGCTGAAAATAATGCAAAACTCAATATTCCACGACATATACAATCATATTATAAAAATAAACGTGAAGCTAATTGTATTTTTATTTATGAACACGGTGGAAGTGTTGCTGATAAAGAAAAAGGAAAACGCTGCGAACTTATTGTAAAATGGATGAAAAGTGATAAACATGATGTTTATTATTATTATCCTCACGTTTCAAAAGTTTCAAGAGGAGTAAGAGAAGTATATAATAAGATGAAACAAGCATATGCTCTTGACAATCAAATAGAAGATTCATCTATTTTACTACCAATAGAAAAAGCAGAACTTTATGAACAAGGATTTGATTCTTATGGTAAATGTCGAATGTTACGATTTAAATTTAAAGGTGATACAGTAACAATTCTTACAGATCCATTACAACCATTTATAGTCAAAGAAGCTAGAAACTGGATTGCTACAAAAACTTTAAAGGATACTGCTATAAAATTTGCGAAGGCTATTAAAATACAACTTACAAGTCAATGCGTTCGTGATGGTTATCTAAAGGAGCTTTATGGAATTTTTGGAGGAGTAAAAGTAACAATTCCGGTAAATGATAGTATTCCAGAAGCTGGACTCCAAGAAGAGAATGATAGAATAATTAATATAACAAATAGATCTTCTGTAATGACCAATTACAATGAATATAAAAAACTGGCGCGTTATATAACAGAATATATGTTATGGCTTTTCTCTAAATATATACATGAAGATGATGTAAAAACACCAAATGTAGAAACTATTAATAACTTTATAGAAGACAAAATAAAAATAGATAAAGATTTTGATTATGGAAAGGTAAGTGAAATATTTAGCGAAGATAGTGGAGTAATGGATGATGGCAAACTAGTAATCAAGTCAGAAGAAACGCTTAAAAGGCTTGTATACACTCTAAGACTATCATTGAGACGTTTCAAAGAAAAAATAGATAAATATTATAAACATACAATAATTGATAAATTCTATGTAGATGTTACCGATTTTGATCAATACCCTCAACAAGTGTTGCTACATGGAGAAGATTCTATTGACAAATGGAATAAAGAGAAGAACAGAGAAAATGAAGTTCATAATTCTGTACAAATTAATCTAGATACACCGTATTTTTTCAAAAATGAACATATCAATAAGGGAGTTATATATTTGGTACAGAATACACCTAGTTTGCAAAAAGCTAAGGAAATTGGTATGGAATGGGTTAAATCAGGTTTTAATGTAGATGGAGAAGCTACTGGAATCGATATACCTTCATTTGAATTTGAGTTATACCGCTACATCAACTCAAAAGACATTGTTTTATATAAAGTAGAAGGTGAACCAAACCGTTTTAAAATTAGAATAATGGGATGGAAATTAAATGGTGTTTCTTCGTTTGCAGTATTGCTACAACTTTAGATAATTTTTCAAAAATGAAATTGATATTAAAAAGGACAGTTTTTAATATTAAATAAAACATGCCATCTGTCAATGACAAAAAACGTTATCAGAAGAAAGATCCAATCGAGCATATTCTCCTTCGTCCAGATATGTATGTCGGATCAACACGGTTACGATCTATAACAGAATTTGTCGCTGAAAAGAAAGAGAGTGAATGGATAATTTACCAAAAAGAAGTATGTACTTCTCCCGCTATTTTACGTGTTTTTGTTGAAGCTCTTTCAAACGCAATCGACAATGTAGAAAGAAGTCGTAAAACAAAGACGCCTTGTACAAGGATTAAAGTTTCTCTTAATTCAGATACTGGTGAGACTTCAATATGGAATGATGGTGATGTTGTTCCGATTGAAAAAGACACAGAGCAAGATTGCTACAATCATAGTATGATTTTTGGTCAATTGCTCACCGGAAGTAATTACGATGATGAGGAAGAACGTGTTGTATCTGGTCGTAACGGTCTTGGTATAAAATTGACAAATGTTTTTTCAAAAAAGTTTAGCGTGAAAGGTTGCGATCCTAAAGCAAAGAAATTACTTTCACAAACATGGTCTAGGAATATGCGGGACACAACTGGACCAGAAATTAGCAAAGAAACTCAATCTTGCAAAGGATACACAGAAGTAACTTGGACTCCTGACTTTGAACATTTTGGTTTGAAGAAAGGTTATACAGAAGATATTATTAAGCTATACTCTCGATATGTTATAGATGCAGCAATGCTGTCTAAAGTAGAAGTATATTTTAATGACGAACTTATTCCAATAAAGACACTTACTCAATACTCTGCACTTTATGATACACCAACAAATGAGTCTCTCCTCATCAAGATAAAAGATGCAGAAGTCTTGATTACACCAGCAAAAGAATATCAAGCAATTTCGTTTGTCAATGGAGTGTATACTAGACTAGGAGGTCAACATGTAGACTCTTGGGCAGAAGCTTTATTCAGACCAATAGTAGATAAGTTTAACGGAAAAAGTGCAAAGAGTAAAACACCTAAAATTAATATTACTGATGTTCGTCAGTTCTTTCGCTTGTTTGTTGTGGCTACAGTTGTTAGACCCGAATTTGATGGACAAGACAAGAATAAGTTAGAGTCCCCAGCTGTAGAAGCAGTAGTTAAGAAAACACACATCGCTGAAATGGCAAAGTGGTCGGTGATGGATAATATTGAACAGATAATTATGGCAAAAGAAATGGTAGTACTTAAAAAGATTGAAAAAGTTTCTAAAAAGACAAAAATTGAAGGATACGACAGAGCAAACAAGTCAGGTACTAAAGACAGTATACATTGTACTCTTTTTATCACAGAGGGTCTTTCAGCAAAGACATACGTAGTAGCTGGAATTGAGGAAGGTTTATATCAAAAATCTGGTCGTGACTGGAATGGTATATTGCCAGTACGAGGAAAGTTGCTAAATGTGCGAGATAAGCCAGTAGCAACTATTTCTGCAAACAAGGTTATTTGCTCATTGATACATGCTCTTGAGTTGAAACTAGGTGTAGATTACAAAGATGAAAGCAATTTTAAGAAACTTGCATACTCAAGAGTATCAATTGTGGCAGATGCAGATAGTGATGGGATTCATATTGAAGGATTAATACTCAATTTCTTCCATTCTCTCTACCCTACTCTTTTGCAGAGAGATCAACCATTTATTGTTAGTATGAAAACACCAATCGCTCGTGTAATCAAAAAAACTGGTGACTTGTTATTTTATGATGAACGCAGATTTCATAAGTTTCTCAGTGAACAAACTACTAAATTGAATGTCAAGTATTATAAGGGACTTGGTACTACAAAAGCTGAAGATGTTCCAGATACTTTTGGGTTGAAGATGGTAGAATTTGTTAATGATGATCAATCTTTAGCAAGTATGGTGAAAGCTTTTCACAAGAAAAGTGCCGATGCTAGAAAAATTTGGCTGGAACAATATAATCCAGAAGCGTACACTTTCTCTCTTGATGATCAAGGAAAGACAACTTCAATGAGTATTACAAATTTTATTAACGGAGAACTTATCAAATTCTCACATGCTGATTGTGCTAGAAGCATTCCAAACGGAATTGATGGTATGAAAGAATCACAAAGAAAAATTTTATATGCTGTAAAGAAACGAAATCTTAAGTACTCTGGAAAAAGTCTTAAAGTAGCACAATTGGCTGCTTATACTGCTGAACATTCAGATTATCATCACGGAGAAAATAATCTGCTTGAAACTATTATTGGAATGGCACAAGAATTTCCAGGAAGCAATAATATACCTCTTTTTTATCGTGACGGTATGTTCGGCACCAGATTAGAAAATAATGGTTCAGATGCTGCAAACGGTCGATATATTTTTACAAAGATGGATGCACTAACAGAACTAATTTTTCGAGAAGAGGATGAAGCTATTTTAACACATGTGCGAGATGACGGAGGTAATTTTATTGAGCCAGAATTTTACGTTCCTATTATTCCAATGATGTTGATTAATGGATGTTCAGCTGGTATAGGGACGGGTTTTTCGTGTAAAGTGCCTTGCTACAATCCTCTTGATATGGTAGAAGCTATTAAAATTTGGTTAGAAAATGACGGTGAAGTTTTGGTGTCTGATCCTGATGATCAGACAAGTATTGTTAGCATGTTTCCTGAATTCACTCCTTGGTATCGTGGGTTTATAGGAGAGATAGAGAAAAATGGAGAAAATAGGTTTATTTCATATGGAATTGTTGAAGAAGGAAAAAAAGGTACTGTTGAAGTTAAAGAATTACCTGTTTCTATGTGGACTTCTAATTTTGCAGAATTTTGCGAAGATTTAAAAGCAGATAAGAAACTCAAGTCTGTATCAAATTATTCATCGACAAAAAAAGTTCATTTTGTACTCACAGAAGGAGATGATTTTAGATGCGATTTGGACAGTTTAAAGCTACACAGCTATCTTTACACATCCAATATGGTAATGTTCAATGAAAAATTACAGATAAAGAAACATGACACTGTAGACTCAATTTTAGACAATTTTTGTAGTGTAAGATTTGAATATTATGTAAAAAGAAAGAGGTATCAAATTGATGCATTAGAGAAAGAAATTAGGTATCTCGGAAATAAAGAAAGATTTGTATCAGAAGTTGTAAGTAAGACTATAAATATTATGAACGAGGAAGAAAGTGACATAATTGCGGTGTTAAAGAAAAAAAATTTCGATGAAGACCCAAAGAAGGCTGAAGGTGAAGGAGGTTATGATTATTTGCTTCGAATGCAAGTTAGAACGTTCACTGCTGATAAGATTAAAGAACTTAATAAGGATATTGCCTGTTTGAAAGAAAAATTGGAGGGATTAAGGGCTAAGACTGAAAAAAATATATGGATAGAGGAGCTTGATCATTTTGAAAATGCTTATAAGAGGTGGCTTCAAGAAATTGAACAAGAAGAAGCAGTTGCTAAAAAACGCAGGGCAACAAAGAACAAAAAATAAAAGTGAAATAATCAACATTTAATTTTAATTATTTGTAAAATGAAGTCAGTAATATCTGTTGTAAAAAATCGACGATTTGATCATAAACTATTATCCGAATTTATTGTAAAGAAACAAATCTCTTTATCAGAAGACTATTCTAAAATTAAACTTACTAGAGATACTTTAATTAAAGGTTTTTGTTCTAGTTGTTCTTTAGAAACTTTTAAAAATTTTAGAGCAATAATAAAACAAGATAATTTACTATGCAAATTATGTACTTTGAAAAATGCACAGAATAAAACCAAGGCTACTTGTATGAAAAATTATGGTTTTGAACATGCTCTTCAATCTCCAGAAATTAGGCAAAAAGCTAAAGATACATGTATGGAAAAATATGGAGTAGAAAATGCTCTTCAATCTCCAGAAATTAGGCAAAAAGCTAAAGATACATGTATGGAAAAATATGGAGTAGAAAATGCTCTTCAATCTGAAAAAGTAAAAGAAAGAATGAAAGATACATGTATGGAAAAATATGGAGTAGAAAATGCATCTCAATCTGAACAAATTAAACAAAAAAAGATTGATACTTGTATGAAAAATTATGGAGTAAAAAATCCTGGTCAATCTGAAAAAGTAAAAGAAAGAATGAAAGATACATGTATGGAAAAATATGGAGTAGAAAATGCATCTCAATCTGAACAAATTAAACAAAAAAAGATCGATACTTGTATGAAAAATCATGGTGTCTCATACCCTTGTCAATCTGAACAAATTAAAGAAAGAATGAAAGATACGTGTATAGAAAAATATGGAGTAGAAAATGTATCACAGTCTCCAGAAATTAAACAAAAAAAGATCTATACTTGTATGAAAAATTATAAAGTTGAAAATCCTTTTCAGTCTTCAGAAATTAAAGAAATAATGAAAGATACTTCTATGAAAAAATACGGTGTTGAATATCCGATGCAAAATCCTGAAATATCTGAAAAATCAATGTTAAATTCATATAATTATAAAAATTACATATTACCATCTGGTAAAATAATCAATTATCAAGGTTACGAGAATTTTGCTATCGAACGTTTTATAAAAGCCGAGTATCTGAGGAAAATATCATAATTGATCGTATAAGTGTTCCAGAAGTTTGGTATGAGTATGAAGGAAAAAGAAAGAGATATTATGTTGATATATTTATACCTGATCAAAATTTATGTGTAGAAGTAAAATCAACTTATACTCTAGCTGCAAAAAAAGATCAAGTTTTAATAAAGCACGAAGCTGTCAAGGCTTTAGGATATCTGTGTGAGATCTGGGTGTATGACAAAGAAGGCAATAGAATTGAGATCATTAGTTAAGCAGAATGTTATTTACATATTGTAATAATACTCACAAAGTATTATTATAGACTTTTGACATATTAGATACAAATTTCTCAAAAAATATTATACTAATCACATTGTATTTCTAAATGCCTGTATAAAATTATTTTTTAATTTCCTTGTAATTCTTTCAACTGCTCTACGTTCTCTTCGAGGTCTTTTCTTCAATGGAAAAAAAGCAGAAACAGGATTGTTTTTACATAACGAAAGCAAAACGATTAAGATACCTCTGTGTACAGGATTAGAATAGTCTGGTTTTAATCTATAAGCTTTTCTGAATCCTATATTGTTTTCAATTATCCTATTGATAACAGACTTCTCAGTAATAGTCCAAGTTTGAGTTCCGTATATCAGTTTTTCTACGAGTGATGATATAGAAAATTTTGGAGGCCAGTCAGAAAATATAGTATCGGGTGTAAATTTTCGCATATCTATACAATTTTTATAGTGCGATGATACTGGAAAGTATGGATTCTTTTTCAAGTTCCCAGCATGATTGATCTTTTCAAACCCAAGTTTCTTCTCTAAGAATTTTCTGTACATTTCAGAATGTGCATTACCAGCGTATACAATTATATTACGTGCTTCATCAGGTTGATCTGTAGCACCAACGTATCCTTTTTCTTGTAGTTCTTCCATATTAAATTTTTTAAACATACGAGCTAGAGTATACGCATCAGATATACGAGCACATGGAATCAAAATACATAAATTAATTTGTCTATAAGCAGTAAGCACGTCATATTCACTTGATTCATCGTTTAAAATATCAGGTGCGTATGTTTGAAAATATATGAAATCTTTTTTAGCTTCTTTGACAACTTTTTTTTCTACAAATTCCAATATTTTTTCTTTGATTTCAGGATACTCAATCTTATCTAATTCTTTATTAATTATTTTGTTTTCTCGTATCTGTTTCCTCCAAAATTCTTCGTCATTTAAGTTTTCTAATATTGTCCTAAATTTTGGCGCAAGTTCAATAAGTTTAAAAATTAATAAGTATTTTTTTCGTTGCTCTTCTTCTAAATCGTGAGCAATCAATATGTCTTCTACTATTCTTTCATACCAAAGTATATCATCATAATTTATAAGTTTTTGACTTTGAATTCTAATATCAAAATAATGAGCACGTGCTAACCTACAATCATCGTGACCACGAGTGTTATAATGTACGCAAGTATTGAATTTTTTAAACAACTCAGCTAAACGAGAATCATCAGCTAAATAATATGATTCTTCACCATATTCATCGTGTTTATAATAGCTAGGAAATTCAAATAAAATATCAACAAACGCATTCGTATTCCTAAACAAATCGTAAAAAAAAAATTCAACAGGAATTATACTTTCACTCTCTTCTTCCTTTTGACAATCAATATGATTAGAATGATATTCTCCAAAGATGTATATTTGTCTTTGATATTTGTCGCTCCAATGAAAAGTAAGAGATGATGGCCCACCGATAAAATCAGGAAATGGTTTATTCGTTTTATCAAAATGATTTTTAATAAGAGAAAGTAGAACTTTTCGACCTTTAACACAGTCATGCTCTTCAGCAGACTTAGTGGCTTCATTATAAAAAGCTTCTTTTAATGATTGATCTGCGTTATTAAGAATGCTAGAATTGTAAGTATTTACAAGTTTTTCGCATATCTTGAGATCCATTTATTTATAATGTACAAATTAATATTTTATATATTGATCCTAAACGTACTTATATTTTTAGGTATAAAAGTTTTCTGGTTGAAATTCACCATTATGATTGAAACCAATAACTCCATCTTCGTTTATAAAAAGAGGTCTTGAAGATCAAGGTATAAACGATGCATACGTGCACGTCTAGCTTCTTCACGTTGATTACGCGCTTCACGTTCAGTTTCTGTACGATGAATACGCGCTCGACGTTCAGTTTCTGCACGATGAATACGCGCTCGACGTGCCTCTTGTAAAAATTGAATACGCTCTTGATGTTCAGCGTAATCTCGATTATTCAAAATTCGATAACCGTTAGTAACGTTGTCTAACTTCTCCCTATCTTCTTCTTCATCTTCTAAAATAGCTTGACGTGCAGCTTCTGCACGTAGAATACTTGCATGGAGAGCTTCTTCACGTTGATTACGCGCTTGACGTGCAGCTTCTGCACCTTGAATACGCGCTTGATATGCAGCTTCTGCACGTTGAATACGCATTCGACGTGCATCTTGTAAAAGTTGAATACGCGCTTGATTTTCAGCATAACTTCGGCGTCTTTCCTCATCAGGATCAAATCGACTTTCCTCTTCCGGATCAGGAGGATCCCATCGACTTTCTCCTGTTAACCTGTTAAAGTAGTATATTCTACCTGGCTCAACATTATTACTACTTCTAACAATCCAATTTTCTGGAAGTGGTCTAGTGTCAACTTGCTGTTCTGGAAACCTTGTATGTGGTGGTGAACGAGAACGCATCTTTATTATTATATGTTTTTGATAATTATTTTTAATAATAACTTATAAAATTGAGTGATCTATATACAAAATTATAAATAGTTATTTATTATAATAAATAACTATGTCTATTGAAAAGGAAAGTATAGGACAAAGTAAGTGTTATTGGCATTCATCAGGTGATAAGAAAAAGACACTTTCTGAACAAAGACAAATTGTAAAGTCTCTTGTTGAAATATTAGAAATTGAGAAGACCGTTCTTGAACATCTAGAACAAAACGAAAAACCAGAAGAAGCAGAAATAGCAGACGCTCTCGTTGAAGAATTGATATGCCCAATATCATATTCTTTTATGATAGATCCAGTTGTTCTTAGTTCTGGAAAAACATACGAAAGGAACATAATAAATTCTGAGTTTGAACGACAAAAAGAACAACACCCTAGAGAAAGTTTGAAATGCCCATTTACATCAATAAAGCAAGTTTCAGATGTTCTTACTCCTAATATTCAAATGAAATCAATAACATCCAAATTTGTAGAAAAATACAAAGGTATTAAACATATAGGTCCTAGTTGGAATGAGATAAGAAGATTATGTTCTGATTATCTAGCAGAACAAGATCCACAAAAAGTTAAAGAACGACAATGGGCAGATGAAGAAAGGAATGTGAAACACAGAATGATTGAAGAAGAATTTGAAAAACAAAAAATAGAGTTCGAACGAAGAGCTGAATACGGATTAGAATTCGAAGAGTTTTGTTTACTATACGGAGAATTCTTTCGCTTTTACAAAAAGACTCCAAAACCATTATATACTGGGTATGCAAATAAAAATCATAACCAAAGAGAACATTATACTAATATGGAGGTATTGAAAAAATGGGAAAAGAAGAATACAAAATTACCACTTACTAAACAGATATCAGGATGTCTATCAATATTTATGGAATATTATGTTAAAAAATGGGGAAATCCACAAAAAGATCATTAAAAATGGAAAAACACATGACTTGGACAAAGTCTATTATAATTAGACATTAATTGACTCCCGAATATCCAGAATATACTTGACAAGAGATTTTTGTTTTGTGAAAGACATAATCGGGTATGTTTTGACAGTATCAACAACAGAAGTTTCAAATATAAACTCTGAAATGTTAATGTGTATAAAACCTTGATTTAGAGGAACTTGAATTTCAGAATCAGATTTTTGTTTATATTCAATGCCTAAAGCTGCTAATTTTAACTTCAAAGAAGCGATGAGAGTAAGTCTTTCAAATTTTTTATATCTCATATCTCCTCCGTAGACTTTAGACTTCCAAGAGATATACGTAGAAGAAGAAGACAGATCACAAGGGCGTATGATACTCCAATCCGTATTGTTATCGAGCCATCCTATTTGTGTAAAAATATAAGCTATAAAGGCTGAACACCAAAATCTGTCAGTTTTTTGTGGCCTTAGATCAACACGGAGTGTGGCAAGAAGCCAGTCGGAAAGACACATGTCATATGGTTTCAAAAAAACTTCAGAGTGAATTTTTTGTAACATTTTATCTGGAATGTACGTTTTGCATTTTCTCACATAAATAGTTTGTTCGTTAGACAAAACAACAGAAATTGGTGTGAGTCGAACTCCAATATTTTGTTTTCCTGTTTCCGGATTTACACACGCCTCATACCCGCACTCCCATACGTATGTTCCACTAGAAACTGAAAACGGAGGGTCAACAACTACTAATCCAACGTGTACATAAGGAGAATTGGTAAAATACTCAATCGTTTTATCTATCAACCACCATCCTGTTATAGATTTTTTTTGAGTAAATAACAAAAGATCTCCTGTTTCGAGATGCATTTTATTTATAGAGAGAAAAATAATCAATCATTATACTAAATTTCTTTCGTTTAATAAATTAAATGAGTGACTATTTGCTCAAACAGTTAGAAAATACGTATGATACCAATATATTAGATAATCAACCTGAAAATGTACAAATAGAATTTTTAGATATTTCTATTAAGGATAGGAATAAACCAACTATTCCTGGAAAAAAGGTTCTCATGAACCTTATATGCAATCATTATTCTATAACTGCAAAGAAACCAATCGCTGAATTTATAGGAGGACCAAAATCTCTTACTATTCATTGGCATCCAGTTTACAAAAAGATTATATATATATTTGGAGAATGGCATTCTAATAATACGGATTGTAATATATTTAAGGAAAATGCTTTGACTGTTCCGGCTGAAGATTACTTATATGATTTAATGCTGACAACTGATGTTTTTTTAGACATTTGTATTGAACTTGATTCATACAAAGGAGGAGAATATACTGATAATCCGTATGTTCCTAGTCGTACAAGTGAATTATTTAAAAAATTTAGAACATGCTTGCAGTATAATACCCGCTCAGATGCATCTTGTCGATTAGCAAGAGTTCATTATTTTGATATTCGAGATAATAATATTAATGTAACTGATATGGAAGAAGACAAAATTACCATACTTTGGTTCAGACAACAGATACAATATTTCCTTAAAGAAAAAGGAGATAATAAAGCTCTGTGTGTTATTTATCTTAAACTTCTGTTAATAAAGTATCCAAAAATAAGTACTTTATTGAGTGAATTAGTTCAAGACGATATAGAAAAGGTATGTGAGTTTTTGAAAAAACAGTTAGCAGAGGAACCATCCATAAAAAAGGAGTTGGCAAAAATCGTTGAGAATCCAGAAATAAAAACGGAGATTTTGACTTTTTATGGCGAATTAATTTGTAAAGAAATGACAGACGTTATTGAGTTTATTAAAAGTGATATAATAAATATACTAAATTATGAGAAAGAATCAGAAGATGTGCTTTTCAAATCAATGAACTCAATAAAAATTCTAGTTGGAATTACAACGCCTTTCTTTGCTGATGTGTACTTATTAGCACGTATGTTTAAAGATTTTGATATGTCTGAGATGGAAAAAAAAGCATATAAAGGTGTCACAGATCAACCTAGACGTGCTAATAACATAATCATATATTGCGGTGATCGTCACGCTATTAATTATAGAAAATTTTTAAAACGTATCGGTTTTGAGAAGATTGATCATTCTGGTAATTTAAAAGAGGATATAATAAAACCTATTCCAAACACACCTAAAAATTGTCTAGATATGAGAAACATAAAACAGCCACTTTTTTCATATAAAAGGTATGATCTATAATAAAATCACTATTTTGTAAGAGAATAGAGATACAAAATGCTATTAATAATTGTACAGTAGTAATAAAATGTAATCAATAAAAAATCATTACCAATAGAAACTATTTTGAGTCTCCAAAGCCTGACTGCGTACCACTGTTTTGATAGAGAAAATAATAAATCATTATACTAAATTTCTTGTTTTTAATAAATTAAATGCTTGAAGAGTTGTGCGAAGAGATAACAAGCACTTATGACACCAATATACTTGATAATCAATCTAAAATTGTACAAAAACAATTTTTAGATATTTCTCTTAAAAATAGGAATAACACAACTAATCCTGGAAAAAAGGTTCTCATGAACCTTATATGCAATCATTATTCTAGAGGTGTACAGAAACCAAAAGCTGAATTTATAGAAGGACCTAAATCTCTTAGTATTCATTGGCATCCAGATTACAAAAAGATCATATATATATTTGGAGAATGGCATATCAATTTTATGGATTGTAAGATGTTTAAGAAAGATGCAGTTACGGTTCCGATTGAAGATTACTTATATGATTTAATGTTATCAACTGATGTTTTTTTAGACATTTATATTGAATTTAGCTCATATAAAGGTGGCGAATATAGTCCACCATACGTCCCTGCTCTTGCAGATGAAGATGAATTATTTAAAAAATTTAGAACATGCTTACAGTATAATACCCGCTCAGACGCATCTTGTCGATTAGCAAGAGTTCATTATTTTGATATTAGAGATAATAATATTAAAGAACAAGATATGGAAGAAGACAAAATTACCATACTCTGGTTAAAACAAAAAATACAAAATATTATTATTACTAACCGAGGTAATAAAGCTCTGTGTGTTTATTTTCTTAAACGTCTGATAAAAAAGTATCCAAAAATAAGTACTTTATTGAGTGAATTAGTTCAAGACGATATAGAAAAGGTATGTGAGTTTTTGAAAAAACAGTTAGCAGAGGAACCATCCATAAAAAAGGAGTTGGGCAAAATCGTTGAGAATCCAGAATTAAAAAAGAAGATTTTGACTTTTTATGGTAAAATAATTTCTAAAGAAATAAAAAGCGTTATTCCGGATATTAAAAAATACATAATGAATATACTAAATTATAAGCTAGAATCAAAAGATGTACTTTTCAAATCAATGAAAACAATAAATACTCGCTTACTAGAAGTAATGATATGTTTCGCAGACGTCTACTTGTTAGCACGTATGTTTAAAGATTTTGATATGTCTGAGATGGAAAAAAAGGCATATAAAGGTGCCACAGATCAACCTATTCGTGCAAAAAACATAATTATATATTGCGGTGACATACACGCTATTAATTATAGAAAATTTTTAAAACGTATAGGTTTTTATCAGATTGATCATTCTGGTAATTTAAAAGAGGATATAATAAAACCTATTCCAAACACACCTAAAAGTTGTCTAGATATGAGAGACATAATGCAGCCTCTCTTTTCATATAATCGATATCATCTATAGAAAAATCTCTACTTCATCTAGAGTTCAAGAAATGATTACATTTTTTCAAATTAACTATAAAATTTTGTGTAAGTATTATAAATGAATATTCCAGATACACATTATGTTCGTTTAATATTTAAAATTGATCCATATGTAACTAAACCATATATAGATATTTGGGGTGAATTAAAAAAAGAATGTGAATATAATAATGCAAATGAAGAAATTGTTAAAGAATGGTTATCTATGTGTAAAACAGAAACAGTATGCAATTTGCCATATTTAGATTGTTCAGAAGGAGGTATTGGAGCTTGTAATACTAAACAAATTAGATTTAGACCATTTTACAGTGATATATCTGGTTTTAAAGATAATTATATTGTATTTGATGTTCAAAATGGTAATGAAGAAAAATGGTCTTTCGATGAATTAGATGATTTAATTTGTGGTTTTGTTAAATATTCTAACGAATATGTTATCAAAGATTGTATACAAGGAGTTATTGAACTTGTAAATAAAAATAATTTTGATGATAATTACTTATAACTCATTTAAATTTTCTCTTACAACGAAAACACCTTTGATAGGATATTACGCGACTATGTAAAAAATATACTCAAACTTATTCCAAACACACCTAAAAATTGTCAAGATATGAGAAAGATATAACAGCCGTTATTTTCATAATAAGATCACTATTTTATAAGAGATTAGAGATACAAAATGCTATTTAAGAATTGTAGAGTAGTAATAAAATGTGTTCAACATCTTTTATGTATGATTCCGAGTCTCCTGCAATGTATCTTAAATCTATGGAGACAAAATATAACATTATCGATAAGCAAGTATTTGAAGAAACAGAAAAGAAGATTGTCGACATGCTCACACAAATTATTGTTCAGAATCAGAAAATTCAAGAAATGTTAGAAAAAACTAATGAATAACGTAAGTTTAACTGTCAGTTCTTGTTAATAATACTTATTGAGTATTATTATAGGCTTTTGCAGTTTATTACACATTCAACACTCTTTAGCGCCCCCTCTACCCAACCCTGGTTTATAGATACTGATTCACCTACAACTAAAATACCATCCATAGGATGTTGTGCATCTTTTATGAATTCAAATCGATTGTTATATTTTCTACGATCGAGTGGTGTATAATAATGTGTTCCTATATCCCAATAAAAACCGACAATACTAGTTAAGTAAATTTTCGTTTCTGTAGGAATACAAAGAGCCTTTTTAATAAGAGTACAAAGCTTCTCGCGGTTCTCCTCTGTGTTTTCTAACCATTTTTTTAGATTTTTGCTATTCTTATTATCATTATATGCTATCATGTAAACGCCATTATCAGGATTCATGGGTATTATTTTTTGCAAAGGTTGTGGAACGATTGTGTATCCCTTTACATATTCCTTCATAATGGGTATGGAACATTTTGAAAATTTTCCATATAGACGCAAAAATGTTTGTCCTTTTATCCCTTTGTAGATGTTTTCTCTAGGAAGAAGTCTTCTAATGCTATCAATTGCTGTGGCCACTATAATCATATTACATGTGTAGTTGTGTTTATTAGTATATACAAAAAAATGATTATCAGAGACTCTCTCTATTTTTTCTACTCGACTTCTCAAATGAATATTTCTCATCTTAATTTTATAAATTAGAGCAAGTAACAATTTTGTCCATGAAATGGAGAGCGCTGTCCAGTTTTCATAGTTATCGTTAAATCCGTAATGACATAGAGTATCATACGCATCTTCTTGCTCATAATCTGTGTATCCAGAACACGTTACAAAGGTCTTATATTTTTCTGTACCGAGTATTGATTCAGCGTATGCCTTGAATGTTTTCTTGCAAGGTGTGTAACGTTTGCGCAATTTCATAAATGTTTCCTTTACATTACATGACCTGTCACCCAAAGTTTTTGAGTAATAATGCTTTGATATAAATTCTCGATAAGGTATTTTCAATTCATTCAGTAACTTTATTAGTAGTTTATCTTTCCTTTTTCTACCAACACCTGCTCCGGTAACTACGTCAGTCCCTTCAAATGATTGCGTTCCCATTCTACCACCGATCTGATTTTGTTCAAGTATTGTTATGTTACTCTTTGGATATATAGATTTGAGTTTGTACGCGGAATATAGACCTGAGATACCAGCACCTATTATTATAACTTCCTTTTCTTGCATTTTTATTATATTATGGTATTTTATAAAATTTTATGTGCTCCAACCGAATATTTTAATAGAATAATTATTTTAAAGAGATAGGTTTAGTGTATCTAGAATGACAAAGTGGCTCAACAACTTTTGTGAGAACTTGGTGAATGGATCAAATCCAAGGTATTGTAGTGAACCTGTACAAACACATACATTTATGACTTTGAACCAACAAGAGGAACAAAGGCTCTCTCAGTCAAGAATGTTTGACGAATGGAAGAAAGATGCGAGAGACAATGCTGAGTGGGTGGATGGTCTGCGTTTAACACAATCTGATAGAAAGTATTGAAAATGTTTGTTTTGGTAACACTAAGAATTAAGAGACTTATTACATTACGTCTAAAATGAAATAAAGACAGTATAAATCAATAATAAGATATTTCTTTATTTTAGTCAAGCTCAATATCCATCAATGTGTGTGTCTATATCTAAAAACAGAAGATCCTTAAAGTGTTCTTTGATTTGTTAAAAAGCTAATTTGTTTATTATCTTTTTAATTCTCTAGTAAGGAAGTCTAAATATGTCTTTGTATTTTCTTTAGAACTAAAATTAGAAAAGGCGGAGGAGGAAAGTGAAAAAGATAATTTTCTAGAGATTTTAAATTTAATAGAAAACCAAAAAAAAATATTTTGCATTTTCAAAAGCGGAGCAACTGAATGATCGTTCGTAAAAAGCTTACCGATTTTCAAGTCGTTCCAAAATGGAGTACCCCCATCTCTCTCAAGATTTTGAGATTTTATAAAAAACGTAAAAATAACCAAAAATTATATTTAGAATTATAATTTTTTATAATTTGACTTGAAATCAGCCTATTAAAATTAATTATTTTTATAATTTTTATAATCTAAAGATATTTGAGTAAGAGAAAACAAATGCTGTTCGAATGTGAATTTTGCAAAAAAACATATAGTAGTAAAAGTAATCTAACATATCATAAAAAGACAACAAAAAGTTGTTTAGCTTTACGTGAAAATGTCCAATTAGAACAATATAAGTGTTCATATTGTGAATATTATTCTGAAAATAAAAATAATACAAAGAAACATGAAACAACATGTAAATGTAAATTAAAACCAAAATCTTATGAGATTCTATTTAGAGATTATGAAAATGCTATGAAAATAATAGAAGACTTAAAAATACAAAACAAAGATCTGCAAGATAGAATACAATCTCTTGCTGAAAAAGCTATCTCCAAACCATCAAATACTTCAACTCTCACTCAAAACACGTCAAACCAAATAATAAACAATATGATGCCAATAACTGACGCTCATTTACAAGAACACGTTCAGAATTTGAATCCTCTTCATGTGCAGAATGGAGCTTCCGGATACGCTAAATATGCTCTTGAATTTCCTCTAAAAGATATGATAGTATGTACTGATTTTCAGAGGAGGAATTGCAAATACAAGGACGAAAATGGAAACGTTGTATCCGATCCAGAAATGACAAAAATAACAAAACGTTTGTTTTCTGCTATCAAGGAACGAAATGAGGAGTTGATAAACGAGTATTCTGCTGAATTGCAAGCCAAGTGGAGATCTATTAATGAGTCAGGCAACACTGGTATGGATCAAGAAGAATGTGATGATTTTGCTAGTCAAACAAACGTTGCATTGGAATTCGTAATGGATGTTTTGTCTCAAAAGAGACAGGCAAGTGAGATGGCAGATGGTATGAGACCTAATTTGTTTTATGAATTTATAAGGGAATTAGCAGCAGGTTGCTATCGATCAGAAAAGTAATGATTTCATATTTTTATTTGGTTAATAAATACGAAATGCAAATTAGGTCTCAATGTAACAAATCCGCTACTAGATTCTAAAGAAGTACCGAAAATATTCTGAATTTAAATACATTAAGACTAAAATGAAATAAAGACAATATAAATCATTTACTAAAATGGAGCGTGAAGACTTTTTGGTAAACAAGAATGATAATTACGATATCAAAAAGATGATTGTAGAGTCTGAGAAACGAGCTGATGCTTTTTAGCAAGAAAACACAAATTTATTGTTAAAAATGACTATACAGAATGATAAAATGTATGAAAAGCTAGAAGAAGTTCACACAGATGTTAAACGCCTTATCGTGATGCTAGAGCCTGTACACTCACATGCAGAGTGGGTTGACGGTCTGCGCTCACGATTGCACAGTATTGGTTTAATGCGAAACACACCGCGTATAATTTATTACTAATGAATTTATATAGAAAATAAAGGTTGAGTTATACTTGTCATATCTATACAGTTTTTATTACCTTTTTGATCGACATCAAAGTTCCTATCTTCTTCTAAGATACCCGTTTTTTCTAATGGTGTAAATCCAAGTTTTGTTTCTAAGAATTTTCTATATGTTTGCGCATGTATATTACCTGCATATATAATAATATTATGTGCTTTCTCTGGTTGATCAGTAGCGCCTATATAACCTTTTGTTTCTAGTTCTTTCAGATCAAAGTTTTTAAATAAACGAGCTAAAAGATATTTGTCTGGTATAAGAGCTTTAATATATATAAGAGAATTTCTAAGCCCCATAAACATAGTTGATAAATAAAGTGACATTTTATCAAGTTTTAAAATATTCTGAGCAAATGATTGGATAGGTGATAGTTCTATTTGTATTTCATCCATAAGTTCTTCATAAGTAAATTCATCTATCATCTGTTTGATGTATGGATCTTTGATTTTCTTCATTTCTTTTTCAATAAATCTATTTTCTTCGAGTATATTTGTTTTCAAAAAATGTACCATTTTTGTTATATCTTTTTCTGCTAATATTGTAACGACTCTCATAGTACGCTCATCTACAAGAAGTGTTTGACAAAATAAGTTTTGTTCTTCAAGATCATATAGTATGGTTAGTTTATGCAACTGCTCTGTAAACCAAAGGAAATCATTCGTTTCTGGTAATAAACTGTGTGTCCTAATATCAAAGTAATGAGTTCTTGCTAATTTACAATCAATATCCATTCTTGTATCGTATTGTAAGCAATTTCTAAATTTTATAAACAAATTATTTAGCCTCAGATCACTTTGATAAGGCTCGTATTCATCAGGATACTTTTTATCGTTATATGTTGGAAATTCAAAGTAAAAATCAATAAAAACGTCTGTTGTAAGCATTAATTCATAAAGATAGTCTTCTACAAGTGTTATAATATCATCACTCTTAATTCCAAAATGTTCTATATTACAATCAACATTATCATCATGCCACTCACCTAATATATATATCATTTTTTGATATTTATCACTCTTATGTAATGTAAGTGATTTTGGTCCGACTATAAAGGAAGCTCTTGGCTTCTTTTGATCAAAATGATTACAAATAAGTTTCATTAATGTTTGTTTTCCTTCATTAAACATATGGTTTCTGAGAGAAACATCTAAAAAAGTTTTCTTAACAATTTCTTCTTCTTCATCAAGAATATTAGTATTATACGTTCTACCTAGATTTTCAAATAACGTTTCTAACATTTTATTAATATATAAATATATATATATATATTAATTTGAAAACAACTAAAGTGAATTTGATTTTTATCAAATCCTTCTATAACAAATTCCAGAAAGAACAAATGTCTAACCAAGAAAAGGATGTATTCAATATGAATATTAATATGTCACTAGACTGCAAATCGGATTCAAAGATATACGAATTGCGTGAAGACTTGAGAGAAAGCTTTGAAATATTCTCAGGTCAATTAGACGGGCTTCTTTATGTTGAAGAAGAAGACTTAGGTGTTAAGATATACGATGTATTATATAATCTTAAGAATAGTTTTTATCCTCACAAACAGAAGTTTTCTGATATTTACGATTGTATTCAAGATTCAATTGTGTTGACAGACGACGAGATAGAAGACATTTTGGGCGAGATGGAACTCGATCTGGAGAATATCTTTTTTTCAAATGATGGAATGTTTGATATTCTTATAGGAAACTCCGAAAAGGCATCTCTTTTTTTAAAAGAGATTCGAGAGACTGTGTATGAAAAAATCGTGTCGTTTGATAACAAGCTATGTGAGCTGTATGAGAAGATTAATATGTGATTTATACTGCACTTACATCCAACGGAGATATATTTGGGGTAGTAAAATGTCCAAGATTTGATGTAAAAGTTTTAAATATATCGTTTGATTCTAGTATATCACTTGACGACAATCCAGAACTTAAAGTTGTTTCAAGTGTATTCAAATCATCACCAATTCTTTTATCTAATAAAGTCCATTTAAGAGATTCTGTAAGATCAACATTATTGTTAAGTTCGCAGATCGACTCTTTACACTTACTATTTTTTTAGAATGAGACATTCACTTTTGTATTATATAAATGTAATTATATTTATTTAAATTTTTGAACGAGATTAGATGCTGAGATGCGTTTTAAAGGGTTCCATTGTAAACAAGCATCCAAAATATTCTCGTATTTATCTCCATAAGATGTGTTTATACGCTTATCATTAATACGCCTCGTGAATACTTTACACCACGGTTTGCTGGCACAAACTATACTAATGTCGATATTTTCTGGGTGACTTGTTGGCATGTGTGCAATGTCATCGACAGTTACCATTCCTCTAATTTTAATTATTCTGGAAAGAACATCTGCCTGTGTGCTGCCTGTAAATAGTGGTCTTCCGTAAGAAAATTCTGCCAATACACAACCAAAAGACCAGATATCGATCGATGTTGAATACATATTACGATCCAATATGAGACAGGGTGCCCTGTAAAAACGTGTGCACATATACGTTGCGTGTGTCTCACCATGTTCTACAAACTTTGCGCTACCAAAATCAGCTAATACAAGTCTAATAGGGCACACGTTTATCAGAATGTTATCTGGTTTTATATCTCGATGCATTAATCTAATTTTCTCTAGATGCTCCAATGCGCATGCAAGTTGTAGCATTAACTCATACATCAAACACATTTTCATTCGCATTTTTGCTAATGAAAGTCTGTCCAAAAGGTTATTAAGAGTTTCAGGCATAAACTCCATTACCAAAAAAAGAGTTGTGTTCTCAATCCAATAACCAAGTAGTTGCACAATATTAGGATGGTTTTCGGATGCAAGTCGTTTGCATGTCTCCAATTCCCTATTAACATGACCTTCCAACTCAGGCACACTCTTTACAGCGATCTTACCGGTTGGTGTATCAACAACATATACCTTGCCAAATGCGCCACTTGCCCATTCCTCATCACTAAGTATGACTGGTGTATACATCTCTAACTTTTTTTCTTTTAGTATAAAATCACTCATTATATAATTATATAATTATAATTTATTATCTGATAAGTTATAAATTATAATTATACATTAATTTGTGTGAACAAGAAATAGATATGTGATTTCATTTTAAAAAAAAATGAAATATAGATGCAAGTTTTATAAGAAATAGTAGAAAATGCTAACTCATCTACCATTGACATTCTGGAAGCGATGCGTCTTTTGCAGTCAAGACTTGAAGAATATCGCAGCTGTTTGCACTGAGATATATCGAATTGTACAGGCGCTAAGACAGTCGAGAGACTTTTCTTTTACCTCACGAATAATAAAAATACCAACTGGATGGACAACCGGATGGACAACATCTATCATGGATGATCAACTCGGAATGATTCTCGCTAGATTTGTGCAAAAATGGAATCTGACCGAATTTAGGTCAACAAAACACACCGTTTATTTCACATCTGGTGATGCGGAGGAAGTTTATCGAATATGCCAAGTGATTCCCAAAGAATTTTACGTCTCTATTACTTTTACTGGTAGTAGAAGAGAAAACTACAATGGATTATTAACGAATGCGCTAAAGGGTTTAGGACACAGATTTATTAGTCTTGATTTGCATGATAACGATCTTAATAGCTCATCGGCTGAATCTATGATACAATGTTTAGAGCATACTCCATTTTTGGAAGAGTTAAATCTTTCAAACAATTGTTTCTTTTCTGACAATTTACAACAATTAACACCTGCATTATACATGTTACATAATTTAACTGATCTCAACGTATCAGGGAATATTATTCATGTAAGAAATGCAAAAACACTTGCACCAGCTCTCTCCTACATGACTGGTTTGTTGAGACTGAATATGTCTGGAACTCAAATGGGTCATATTTCTTTAAATATTATCTCTAAAAGTATTATGTGCATGCCAAAGTTAGAATATCTTAATCTAGGCTCCAATTGGACAGGTGAAAACTCTCAATATGACTTTGCTTTGATGTTACAAAGCATGCCAGCTCTTACAGATCTTGATCTGAGTTTTAGTGAGATTGGAAGTGAAAAAATGAATGTTCTCGCTCCAGTAATATCTAGCCGTACAAAACTTAAGAGTCTTAACTTAAGTGGTAATGAATTAGGTAAATATTTTGAGACACCGAATTCAGTTCTTACGATTCCAACTCTTGAATTTCTTAATATTTCTATAAATAGCATCAGCTCTAATGGATCTTCTAGATTAGCTGAATCGTTAGAAACGATGACTTCTCTAAAGGAGCTAAGATTAAGAAATAATGAAATTGGAACAGAAGGATGTGTTCTTCTTTCTTCACCAATCAAGAAAATGAAGATGTTGACTACTTTAGATATTGGATATAACATAGAATCTGATTTGACACCTTTGATACTATCTCTTTCTTCATTGCCAAGTTTAACATCTCTTAATATGTCTTGTAATGAAAGAATGAGTGATATACATGCGTTAGGTGGACTTTCTAATCTATTGTCTTTAAATATTAGCGATAATAATCTTGGAGAAGAAGGAGCTACAGAATTATCATTACCTCTTTCTAGGATGACTCGGTTAACTTCGCTTGATCTCACGTCTAATGTAATATTTTACAATGGTCTTATTTCTTTACTCGAAACTCTTTCTTCTCTTGAACGCCTTGAAACTATTAGATTGGCATGCTGTGGTCTCGAAAATGAGAGCGCTATTGTTTTAGGAAATCATTTTCAGTCGCTGACTTCATTACAAATGTTAGATCTATCACATAACCAAATAAAGAAAAGTGGATATGATTTTTTGGAGTCAAGATTGTGTCGACAAGAATGTTGCTTACAACTTATAAAATAATAATGAAATATATATTTATATTTCATATGTGTTTTAGTAACTATGTTTCGAACAAATAGAATGCCTAAAGATACCGAGAATATTTACTTTCTTCTGCTAATAAGATTTGGAGAACCATATGCTTCAAAAATTATGAAATTTTTGGTAAGCAGTAGAACATACAATATTCAATTAGTTGGATCAACCGGTGTTGGTAAATCATGTTTTGCACAAAGACTTTTGAGAAATACATTTACACCAAACTACATATCTGGAGCTATAGCATTTCCGACTCCTCTTGGAGGAAAAGCCGTCTTTAATATTAGAGAATGTGGATATCGTATTATTGAGCCAACTCTGAATAGGCTTGTTAGAGATGAATGGAATAAGACTGACGCTTTTTTTGTGATGTTCTCACATGAAGCGACAGATCCTTCGAGACAATGTGAAGCATGGATTCAAAATATTAGGAGGATTGTAGGAGTTGTTGTACCAATAGTAATAGTAGGACTAAAATGTGATGTTCCAAATTATAATTTGAAACCAAATATACAGATCCTTTGTTCTAAGTACTGTATTCCATATGTAGAACTCTCATCAAGAGATGGTACAAACATTCACGGGCCTTTCTTAGCTCTACAAGACATTCTTAGAACCGATCTTGATAGAAACATGTTTGTAGATGACCCGAACATTCCAATCACACCTTTGCTTCTACCTCCTCCATCTCAAGATCAAGATACTTCTTTATTTAAATTAGTCAAGCGCATCTAAATCTCGAGGTTCTTCTTTGTCCATCAATGTGTATATCTACAAAGACAAATCCATTAAAGTATGCTTTTATTTGTTTAATATCGACAGGAGAAAAATTTTTATTATTTGATAGGTTTAAATATCTAATTGGAGAAAGTTTAATGATTTTATTTATTTTGATATAATAAATGGCAAATTCAGATACAATACATCTTATATTTTTTAATGAATCAATTTTAGTAAATGCATCCTTTATACGTATTGTTGATTTTAAAAACACACTTACAAACGTAAAAAATGAAGATATTATTATTTGTTTAATACAAGATGAAAATGACAATAATGGTATTGCAGTTTTGAGAGGATTGACAGTAAAAAAAATCAATAATGGAATATTATGGAAAGATGATGATTGTATTTGTACATTCCAAATGATTGATGATTTTTCTTATAATAAAGATGCTTTTTCACCTAGTACTACAAAAACAGTTAAGAAAGAAGTATACCCATCTGTTAAAAAAGAAGCTAGGACAAAACAACCATCTCTTAAAAAAGAAGCTAGGACAAAACAACCATCCGCTGTTAAAAACGTAGATATAGATATGCAAGAACCATCTGTTAAAAAAGTAAATATGCAAAAAGAACCCGCTGTTAAAAAATTAAAAAAACACTTAGAATCCAACTATGAATCGATAAAAGAAATTTATCGAATAGGTGATGATAGTTCAAATGGTTTTATTAACGTAATTACTAATACTGATGGTACTAAAAAGATCTTGAAATCATCAAGAAAAACATATTCTGATAATCTTTTTTATGAATATATGGCTGGTCTATATGTTAATAAATTAGCCGAACATTTTCCTTGTTTTATCAAAACAGAGGGATTATTTCATTATAATAATAAGACAGACTGGTGGCGAATGAAAAACAAATCTCGTGAACAAGGTGAAAACCAATCTCATACAATTGAATCTGAAACTAATATTAATTCTTATCTGACAGAAATTCATACTTCTACATCTATATCTAAAATTAATTCCCCACAATTAGAATTAGCGAAATACCTCAAAATTGCTTGTGAAAAGTCAGAACTTTTAGCAATTTCGCTTGAACATATTGATAGTACAAAATCTTTATATGATTTACTATACACCATAAACGATAGTGATGATCTCTTATTTTTGCTATACCAGATATATATGCCGTTATCAATTTTGTCGGAACATTTTACTCATCATGATTTGCATTACGGAAACGTGATGATAATCAAAACTCCTAATAATACATATTACGACTACGAATACGAACTAAAAGATGGAACCATTATTACATTTAAATCTCCATATATGGCAAAAATTATTGATTATGGACGTTGTTTTTTTGAAGATGCTGATGATGGTAATAGTTCAAAAAAAATATATGAAACTATATGTTATGTTCGTGAATGTTTGAGTTCTACTTCTACTTCATATTGGATACCTTCGTTGTTATATAATACTTGCGGTAAAGATTTTGGTTTCTTACATAAAGAGTTTGCAACTAAAAATAGTAAATGTCATGATTTAAGATTACTATCCTTCATTTCAGATCAGTTAAGATATATGAAGAGTCCGCTTTTAACAGAAAAAGGTGAATTGACACAACTCGCAATTCTTTTTCAAAGATTATTGTATAAAGATGATGATAATACGTATTTTCCTCCTATTTGTACTGATGAAAAACTTTCTCACTACATGCTTGTCGCACTAGGACTATATAACAAAGATAAGAATTACATTTACAATGTAAAAGACGCACATAATGTGATTAAAACATTTATCTCATCAGAAAAAAGTAAGAATAATAATTTTGACAAATATAAAGATCAAAAATCTATTGGTACGTATAGAATTTTTGAAGATCTAAGAGGCCCTTATAAATTTGATCCAAAATAATTTGTAACAAGATTTTTATTACAAATTTATAATTTTGAAATCAAGTCTCTTGCGGTGGTTCTGACGACGTTATATTACTCTCTTGTATTTGTTTTACCTCTATCGTTTCACTCTCTTCATCATCTGATTCTACTATAATATTTTCCTTGTAATCTAATACGTTTTTCATTCATTATACTATGTTCTTTACATTGCAAACCAATATACTCACATAAATGTCGAATAGACTTTATTATCTCTTCTAATTTTTACACTTTTGTCCCGAGTAGTTTTTATCGGCATACCTGTTGAAAACCTAAATTAAAAATTAATATAATAAGTTATATTAATTAACTCCGTGTTTTGAAGATTCACTCGCTTAGCGTAACACTGACATTGCTACATTTTGACTGTCTAAACAAATTGTTGACACACCCCGTATAAACGCCAGCAATAGAAACATAACCGCAGTTAAGAGAATATTGCGTGTGCAAAGGACGAACGATTTTCTCCAAAAAATCGTTTAGACATGTGTTGTACATTATAATCAAACATCCTTTTTCAATTGAGGATTCTGATTTGTCACAAATAATCGTTTTCTGCTTTGATACTGTCCCAGCAACTCCTACACTAGATAGATGGAGAGATACTTTGTTACAGGATAGATTTTTATTAGATATCATATAGTGTATCGGTGTGTATTTATCAGAACAAGACATTTTTTGTAAAGTTACAAATATCTTTATATTAAGAATGTTGCTTTAAAAATTATAGAATAATAAATAAACTTTACAAAGAAATGATACAATTTGAAATAAAATATACAACGCCTTTACAAGAGACTCTTAGAAAACAACTTTGTGTTAGTCAATCTCATCTAAATCTTGATATTCTTCTTCTTGTCCATCAATGTGTATATCTAAAAACAGAAGATCCTTAAAGTCTTCTTTGATTTGTTTAATATCGTCAGGAGAAAAATCTTCATTGTTTGAAACATCTAAATATCTCAGTTTTTTAAGATTTTGAATAGCAGGTAGTATTATTTCAAAAAATCTCATATCCAGATAACAATTTGATAAATCGAGTTCTCTCAGATTTGGCAAAGAGTATAGAATTTTCGCTACACTTTCTGCTTCAATAAAATTTGCTAAATTACTACCAGAAAGATCTAGTTTAGTCAAGTTTAGTAATGGTAAAAAGCGAATAAAACGTTCCATATTAGTATAATCCTCAGTTGGATCAGCTGTACAACCAAATGATCGGAGTTGTGTAAAATCTTGTAAACAAGGTAATATTGTTTCTACTAAATCTAATTCATTATCGTCCCCAGCTGTTTCATTATATGAAAGAATAGACTTACCAGCTATTCTAAGTCGTTTTAAATGTTTTAAAGATTCAGACCACATATCTTTAAAATATTCAACATCAAAATCTGTATCATCAGAACCCAAATCAGAATATGGTGAATCAGTAAGCATATGAATGTATGATAAATCTAACTCTTCCAATGTTGTTATACCTTTTAGAAAGGGTAAAAAAGATTGCCATTGTATATATCCATTCGATAATTTTAGTATTCTAAGATTTGTTATTTTACTTAGTATTCTAGCAACTTTAAGGTAAGACTCTCCTATAAGATATAAATCTCTCAAATCAATTTCAAGAGAATAAATAGTGTTTTGCAAGTCTTCTAGTATAGAGCATAATGAACTAAATACATTTCTCTCATTGTCTCTACTATTATTACCACAAGTAATTATAATTGATAACTTTATATCGGATTGGGCTAAAATTCTTCGATCTAATAATGGTTGTACTATACGTCCTATACGATCAATATCATAAACAATATGTAAAGCACAATCTTTCGGCTTTCTACCATATCTAGAGCAAAGATATTCAATATTCTCTGATGTATACTCAAAACCATCTGGTAGTTTTCTTTGATCAAAAATGATCGGAGCCCTTTTCATGTCTATAATCCGTTTTGTTTCTTTTGAAACAAGTCTCATTTTTGATAAATCTTTATCCGAAAGGTATTGGATTAGAGGATCACCAAAAACATTAGTTGTTAGAACTTCTGATAAATAACGTTTTTCATTCATCCAAGTTGTTATTTTTTCACGTAATAATTTAACTGAGATACAACATACTCCAATCATTCCATTTGCTTTAAGTGTACGAATAAAAGCAGGTGTTAACGTCAAAACATTTTGTTTTAGAGTTCCACATAGTAGATAGTCAGTATCGTTTACATATTTTCTTTTCAAGTGTGTATATAAAAATTCTGGATAACTTGGTGATAAACTCCTAAATAGTAATCGAACGCTAACCGTTTTATCCACCTTATACGTTACTTGACATAGTATACAAAATTTACTACGTAGCGAACTTAATTCACTCATAATTAATCCAATATTATAATCTTCCAAATGAAAATCGTAATTTAGATCGATATCTACTTCTATCATATCAATTTCATCAATTTCTTTGTTAAAAAAGCCAAAATTAACTTCAAGATTTGATGACATATTTATTACTAAAAAGATAATAACAAATTATTTTTTTAAATTTTCTAGTACATCAGACCTCTAAAACTGGTCTTGATATTTAGGAGAAGATGAGGAAAGTAATAACACATTTTTAAAATGTAATACAAAGCTAAGAAAGAAAATTATTTTGCATTTTCAAAATCGGAAACAAACTGAAATGATCGTTCGTAAAAAGTTGCCGATTTTCAAGTTATTCCAAATGGAGGACCCCCATCTCTCTCAAGATTTTGAGATTTGTGAAAAAAACGTAAAAATAACCAGAAATTATATTTAGAATTATAAGTTTTTATAATCCGAGTTGAATTCAACCTATTAAAATTAATTAATTTTATAAGTCTTATAATCTAAAGTTAACTGAGTAAGAAAAACAAATGTTGTTTAGCTCTACGTGAAAATGTCCAATTAGAACAATATAAGTGTTTATATTGTGAATATTATTCTGAAAATAAAAATAATACAAAGAAACATGTAAATGTAAATTAAAACCAAAGTCTTACGAGATTCTATTTAGAGATTATGAAAATAATACTTTTGTATTATTTTCTTTACAAGTAAAAGTATTTAAGATTAATATATTTACTTTTAATAGTTATGCTTCAATATATTTTTGGTTTTATCGGTATGGTATTAACACCGTTCATCGATTTTACTCTTTATTCTGTGTCATCTTTTTTAGTCAATCCAGATGATTTTAAGATTTCAACTCAAAAACGAGCACTTGGAGATTGGCATGGTAATATAATAAACTATTTACTTACTTGGTACTTAATATATTATCGATTTACATGGGGAATACCAAACTTATTAGATGGATTGCTATCTTTTTTGTATTTCTTGATTGTCGATACAACATTTTACTTTTTACATCGAGGATGTCACTTATTCTTATATCATCAGATACATCAAAAACATCATTTATGTAAGCCAATTGGGTCTCATTGCGCGAGACATAGTCATTGGATAGATGCCACGCTTGAAAATGTTAGCTTTTTTACACCATTTTTTATTTTCAATTACAACGCATATTGCGCTTTTATATGTTTGATACTTAATAGTATATGGGCGTCATATATACATACTTATCCAAAAAAAATACAGAGAGCTGGATTTATGAACTCATCATATTTACACTGGATTCATCATCAGTTTGGCGATACATTATCGTATAATTATTCTTTGTATTTCACAATATTGGATCGTTTGTTTGGAACATTAAACGAAAAAAGTAAATACCCGATTGTTATATCTGAAGACTGATTAAAAATGCACATTTATTAACGAGTTAATTTTTATAGTTTTAACTATAAAAATGATCGTCTATTTAAGCCAATGAAAATTTCTTAATTAGCACATCAACTGCTTTCTTTAGCAAGATACTGCAAAATCGTGGATGAAATAGATTCTTGTGATTTAATGAATGGATAGTACAGAAGTTGATCATTTCATTTTTGGTTTTATTGTCATATTGAAATATATCCGTTATAGGTTCATATGTCCAATTGTATTCCCATTTTAAACCACCTTGGTTAATCCACACATTACATTCATCTAACTTTGTATCCAAGCGAACAATAATCGCATGGATTATACCATTTTTTTTTACATTAATAATGACAATATCATTCTTTTTTGAAGCTCCAAAGATCTTACTGCTACAACCGACAACTTTGTTTTCATATCCAAGCATAAGATCGTTGTATGCAGACGATTTAGAACTGAATTTGTCTTTATATGTTACACAACGAATATTCATGTTTGATAGGTTTTCTACAAATGTAGAAAAGGAAACCAGGTTGTCTTGGCTGTTCCACTTGTCTACTAGATCTTTTGACCCGTTATCAGAGATGAACTTGGTAACAAAACCGGAAATATCAGACTGATTAAACGATTTCATTGTTTCTCTCTTTTTCTACAAAGTTATTCTGAAAAATCAAGTTTAATTTTCTGTGGTCTATAAAGAGCCATTTCTTCTTCCGTATATTCAGTATACATTGGAAGATTATATTCTTTTAGAGATGTTAAAAATCTAGGTATAATATAATCTTTCCTTTTGTCTAATAACTCTTCTAAGAAAGTGTTTACCGACCATTCAATCGTGCTAACTTTGTGAGAAGTATTTGGTATAGGTTTGAATTGGTTACTACGAAATAAAGATCCATGATTTGCAGAAAACATTGGTGATATTTGACCACTTGGTAGCGGCATAACAGCTTGTGCTCCAATTCTTTCTTTTGTGCCTGGGTGTAGATAATCAGTTGAGATTGTAGTGCGCCATCCAGTAAAAATACGCATCATATTCTTTTCACTTTTTTGAGAAACAACCTCATGAAGAATATACTGCGGAAAAACAATCATATGACCTGGTGGGACACGAAATCTGTATCGATACGCTTCTATAATCGGAACTTCTTCCTTTGGTATTGTTGCGAAACCTTCTTTCAACTCTTTTTGTCGAATTCCTAAATGTGATCCTGGAATACAAGAAAAATATTGATCATCTTCGTCAAGATTTAACCATCCTCCAAATAGATCATCGTTATCTTGGATTAGTTTAGGAGGAATAACGTCTCTATGCCAAGATTCAGCGGATGGTTGTTGACTTTTTTGACGATACATCATCCGATCAAATAACATTTCAAGTTTTGTTTCGGTTCGGAGTTTTTTATCAACGTAACTGTTTATTAATTCTTTAAACAATGGAATAACTGCTTTCTTACATTTTCGACGCAAATCACGAACTAGATCATTATGAAACGACGCAGGATTACCTAAAGCGGCAAAACCACCGAGAACATACACAAGAGTATTTCCAGAACCATCCAAATTCGCATTTTCAGGATTTCTTTTATATTCGGGAAAGCCTCTCAGAGTATCCATAAATTTGTTTCTTAGATCTTTTATTTCACGTGGATCTATAACTGGTATTGTAATAACACCAAGACGCTTCAGACTTTTGAATCCAGTAAGATTATCTTTTCCTCGATATACCCAAGAGTTTGAGATTTTTATAATTTCTCAATAGTATTGTAACACAATCTCAGCAATTTTTATATTACCATACTTTTGAAATAGACACGTGTAAGAACCGTCAATAAGAAGTTCTTTAGCTTCTGGTGACAAGTTTTTTAACGAGTCTGTACGTAGAGTTTTACAAAATTCTTTGATAATTTGTAGATCCATTTTCAACTTATTTATATCTAATACAATTTAAAATTCAATTTTAATAATACTCTCAAAAGTATTATTATTAGATTGTTATTGTCGAGATAACAGGATTATGATCTGAATGGTATTCTAAGTTTTCATATACTGTTGTTTGAATTTTATCTGAGAAACTATTTAAAATATGATCAAACGTACCAGAATCAATATTTACACCATTCATTTTATTCCTGTCTCCGCAACAAGTGAGTTTTTCTGTACGACCAACTAATTTTATTACTTTATCTTCAATTGTAATATGATCAAAATGTTTTATCTCACTATTCATATCACCAAGCATAATAATTCTGTATGTTTGTAATTTATGTATAAACACATCTTTACATTCTTTAGCACATTTTTTACTTTCTAAAAAGGACTTTAGAGACTTATCAAAAGTCGTTATATCATTTTGCACTAATGTTTTTCCGTCATCATTTTTTGTGTCCTTTGTGAGGTGACCTGCATGAACATTTATAACACATAAGTTATCATTAAAAAAATTAATTTGAATACCTCGACTCAATGGACCGTTAAATCCGAATTTCATGGTGTTACAACTCTTATCTAACGTATATTTTTCAGGATTGTAGAATGTAATCGGTGCGTAATCTTTTTGGCTTGGAAGTGTAGGATTTTTATATGAATATTGCATATTACGAAGTGTTTCAGAATATTGTGTCATTTTAGGTATATCAATATATTCTTGAATCCCAATAAAATCACAATCGTTTGCGTGTGTATCAATAAATACGCCAATATTTTTGATACATCTGTCGGCTCCGCATTTACTAATTGATGATATTTCATGCAAAACATTATATGTTAACACTTTTATCTGTTCATCAGGACGTTTTTCTTGGACCTTTTTACTAGAATGTTTACGTTTCCATTCTTCTTCCTCTTCTCTTTTTCTATCCCATCTATCTTTTAGTTCAGCTAGACCACGTTGCCTTTTCTCTTCTTCTAGTGTATCTTTCACACGTTTTTCCTCTAGGTACTTATTCTTTCTATCTTCTTGTTCTGTTCCTTCTCTTTCCCATCTTTTATATAATTCAGCTAGACCACGTTGCCTTTTCTCTTCTTCTCTTTCCCATCTTTTATATAATTCAGCTAGATCACGTTGCCTTTTCTCTTCTTCTAGTATATCTTTCACACGTTTTTCCTCTAGGTACTTATTCTTTCTATCTTCTTCCTCTTCTCTTTTTCTTTCCCATCTTTTATATAATTCAGCTAGATCACGTTGCCTTTTCTCTTCTTCTAGTATATCTTTCACACGTTTTTCCTCTAGGTACTTATTCTTTCTATCTTCTTCCTCTTCTCTTTTTCTATCCCATCTATCTTTTAGTTCATCTAGATCACGTTGCCTTTTCTCTTCTATATCGTCTTCTTTGGGAGGTTTAACTGTATCTTTGGGTTTACCAATTTCTTTCTTATCTTTATCAGGATTTACTAATTCATGGTATTTAGAAAAGAGTGGCTGTGTTATGTCTTTCATATCTATACAATACATTTCTTCACCAAGCTGCCCGTATGGTTCTTCCTTTCCTGCAACTTCTATCTTGTCAAAATCGAGAACCTCTGTTAAGAATTTTCTATATACTTGAGAGTGTAAATCACCCGCATATATGATTATATTGTGTGCTTTGACAGGTTGATCTGTTGCTTGTGTATACGCTTTTTCCTTCATTTCTGACATATTAAACGTTTTGAATACACGTAAAAGAGTATATAAGTCTGCATATAGAGCATTAATGATGCCAATAGTTTGATGTATGTTTTCAAAAGCAGATAAAAAATCTGAAACTGTGTGTTTATGATTATCAAAAATAATTCTAACATTTTTAAGCCATGATGTTCTATATTTCATTACATTTTCAGTAATTTCTTTTTCGATAAAATGTAAAATCGTATCTTTCATTTTTGGATCATCCTTTTGTAATCTATCTAATTCTTTAACATTATGAGAAAGATCAGTCAGATAGTTTACCCAAATCTTTTTAAATTTATCTTCATCTGGTTCGGCTAATTCATTAAGAACATCCTTAATTATTTGATCATTTATAAATATTTTTAGTTGTTTGATTTGTTCATCTCCAGAATAAAATGTAAAGTGATAGTTTAAATTATGAAAAAAATAACTTATTGAATTAGAAACTGATTTTATCCCTTTATCATCATAATATCTAATGTCAAAGTAATGTATCCGAGCAAGACTGCAATCTTGGGTACGAGTGTTTCGTTGAAGACATTCTTTAAAATTATCTAGTAACTTATTCATACGAATATTAGGTGGATAAGCAGTAAATTTATCATCGTATTTTCCTGTTTCTTTAGACACTATAGGAAATTCAGCAAAAATGTCAATAAAATCATCTGTCGTCCGAATAAACTCTGACAAAAAATATTCTACTCTCATCTTTTTTGAATTTGGCTTATCCCACGTTTCTTTACTTGATTCATCACCAAATCGAACATCGCAGTCAATCTTGTCAGAGTGATATTCTCCAAAAATGTATATCATTTTGTCATATTTTTTACTAATATGAACGGTAAGATTTTTTGGTCCGCCAATAAATATTGGCATCGGTCTTTGTTTAAGAGGATCTTTGTCAAAATGATTGCATATAAGATTCATTAACACTTTTTTACCTTTACTTCCTTCACGATGTGTGAGTGAAGTAAGAAGAAATTTCTCTTTTATAATATCACTTGCCGAATCAAGAATATTCGTATTATACGTTGTTGTAAGTCTATCACATACATAAGATACCTCTCGACGTATGTCCTCTCGACGTATGTCCTCTCGACGTATGTCCTCTCGACGTATGTCCTCTCGACGTATGTCCTCTCGACGTATGTCCTCACTACGTATGTCTTCTTTCTCAGTACATATGTCTTTACATAAGTCTGTTGGTAAAATTGTAAGAAGTTCTTTTGAAATATTTTTAAAGTTGCACAAACGTATAATATCTTGTACTTGTGCAATCATAGGAATATAACCACCGTCTGATTTTATAGCAATATCATAATAATCTGGAAACATCTGTTTGAAACCAATTCTTTCGTAATATTTTACAAGATTAACCATACTCTGCACCCTATCCATATCCACTATTCCTCCAGACGCTTCTAGTATTATAGTAGAAGAACGAGTTATAAGACCTTCTTTTATAGCTTTGCATATACAACATAACAACATAGCATAAGAAATACCTTTAAGTTGTTTCAAAAATGAAAATCTTTGTGTATCCAATTTATACCCTGTTAGCATATTATAAAACCCATTTAAAACACCAACATAACCATTTTCGTAATTGTAATAAACTAAATCATCAGGCTTATCATCATCAGGCGTATATTTATAAGGTTTATGTTGTGTATCATGATAAAAGATTATCATAACAGATGCTAATTTTTCTAAATATTTTTTAGTTAAATCATGAAAATCATTTAAATGCTCAATATAATCAGTAAATTCTTTATTATCTCCTTTATATACAAGTGTCGCTTCATACACTGTTTTCTTATCTTTTGGTATGTTCCTTTCATTTATATTAATGGAAAAGTCAGAACTCATTTTATAGTAATAAAATATTTAATTTAAGCAATTTTATAGTTAAAATAATATTTAATTAGTATAAAATGAGTATACCTACACTTTATAGTATTTTAGATTTAATGATGATAAATTACAATACTTCAATACTTAATGATTTACCAGATGACCTTCGGGACATTTTATATGAAGAAGCCAATAGATGTTTAACAGACCCGAAAGAACCTGAAGTTTCGGAAAGATGCGCTCCTAGAGACACTTTAATGCGTCTTATCAATAATCACAGACTAAATAATAAACCTGTTGCTGATCTTATTAAAGGTCCTGTAACTCTTACTTTACATTGGCATCCTGACATGAAAATGATGATATACATATTTGGAGAAAAGCATAATACAACTACAGACTGTATTCGTGTACTTCTATATCGAAAAAAATATATGAAATCAATGTTTATAGAAGATTATATGAAAGATCTAATACTTAATACAGATTCATATATAGATTTTTATATTGAAGAAAAAGCACACATTGGTTATGATCCAGATTTATCTGGTAACTCTGGTGAAAAACGTATAGATATAATGATAAATCGTTTTAGAGAATGTATAGCAGATGTAAAAACACGTAACGCAAATCCCAACTGTAGACTTTCACGTTCTCATTATTTTGACATTCGACAAGGCGTCATCAAGGGTAAATTTGATATAGTATCGCAGATTATTTTGATATTATTTAGTTTGTTTGATGAATATTACTATGCAAATAAGCCTAAACCAGAAGAAACTTTTGTGATTAATTTTGCTATGCACATAAATCATCTTTTTTCTGATTTTATAAGTAAAATTAGAGATATAGATGACGATGATGAGTTTTCGTCTTTTTGGCAACAAGAGATTATAAAGAAGTATCAATTTCTTAATGACAAAATGAATAAATCGACAATGGCTGAATCTATTCGTGCATTCATTCTAGATGAAATTAAGCTAAATGCCTTAAAATTCAAGAAAACAGTACAAAATAACCTTGAAGAGCTCTATTTTATTTTCAATTCACTTATACCTCAGTTCGATACAAATGGTAATCTTATCAAGATAGAAAATATTAATAGATATTTTAACGAACTTAAACTTCGGTACGATAAAAAAGGTAGGCTCATTGAAATAAAACCTAAGTACAATAAAGATGGTGAACGAATCAAAATCAAATATTTTGATAAATTTATAATATGTATTGAAAGATTTCACGATGCTTTAGTTGAACTAAATAGTCCTGTTGCTGATGCATACCTTCTCTCCCGTATATTTAAAATATTTGACACTAAAACAGAACATCCTGTGAAAAAACGCAATTTTGATGAACCTGAAAAACCTCATAACATTATAATATATGCTGGAAATGCACACGCAGATAGATGCCGAAAATTTTTAGAAGATGTCGCATCTTTCAAGAGATTAGAGCAAAATACAGTTGAGAATCCTATTCGTGCTAAAAATTGTCTAGATATGACTGGTATCACCCAACCATTATTTTCTTATACACCAAAAGACGATCATCCATATGATGACACGCCATATAAACCAATATTTACTAAAAAAAGTGAAATAGAATAATCAATTCTGAATTAAACTTTGCCAAATATAAGACAAATGCAAATAGCTACTAAGTACTTTCAAACATGTGCGATCTTAATGGGTCTCTCATTCACCTGCGGATTGTCGTGGTCTATCTGTGGAATAGTAGTCATGCATAACATAGAACATGTTGTAACAGGAGTTTGTTTAATCGGGCTCTCAGCAGTCGGGAGCGTTTTGTCTTTCGTAACTTACTTGCTTTATGGAGTTGATAATAGAGAGCCTAATCTGATAAGAATAGATGTACGTGAAAAAAATAATAGGTCATTAAGTATTCTTGTATTTGAGACAGATATCGTTCATGTAGCAGTTGGTCCAAACACGCCACCTAAGATTGTGCTGTTCGAGTCTAATATCTGATATAAACAAAGATTTTTACATCACTTAAAAAAATGTATTTCAAAATAAGATTATACTAATAAATGGAAAATATAAGGAAAATATTCTTAGAACAAATAAAGCCATGCACAGATAGCTTTAATGATTTGTCTAGTTGTCTAATAAACCCTAATCTATTAGCTGATGTTTTATTAGCATTGCAAAAGATTAAACCGTATACTCGTGCTAATATAAGACAATTTTTATCTCATTATATAGTGTATTACTTTCCGAACGAAGTTGTTGGAAAGACAGGTGATATTGCAGAACGTCTAGTTAATGCATCACAATCTCTTTACGATGCTCATCTTAAGAATGAAACTTCGTCTATTGAATTTGTAAATGCGCTAAATGAATATATGTTATCTTTTACTGAATGGCAAAGATTTGATAAACAAAAACTTGCTGGAACCTATCGTGACACGTATCGTTTATTATCTGAAATTAAAGTATCTTCTCCGATTGAGATAAAAGAACCTATTGAAAAACTTGAGAATACTCTTAATAAACATACAGCTCAAATTTTCGGAAAGAATGCACAAAAGATATTAGGTGTTAACAACCAAACGGAAGATATGCTAAGAGAAGATATGGTACGTATAGAAAAATTTGTTTATGACTCTTTGCACGACATATATTGGCTAGATATAGCAAAACAGTTAGAAGAGAACTGTTTTGACAATTTATGTAGTGTAATAGAAGATGTAAAAGGATGTATGTTAACTATATGTCAAAAAAATAAGACTAAATGTGATGAAATAGAAGCATGCTTAGATGTTGGATTTCTAAAAAACGTGCTAAACGTCGGAATGGCACAAAATCAAGTTAAATGTTTACTAAAATATTGTTTGGTATTTTTACGTGAATATGGACAACCTTGTCATGATTCAGAAATAGATGAATTAACTAAAACAACTGATTTGCTATACACACCTGAAGTGATAAATACTATTCAATTGTTAGTAAATATTATTCGGGAAATAGGTAGTCGTATGAACATTCTAGTAGCTGTTGTCGATGAGATTGTTTCAAATATAGGCTAAAACAATTATTATGTATATTAATGAAAAATGTTAGAATTACATAAGTAAATATGGATATTCTTGTACAATATTGTAATATGTTACTAAAAACATATAATATTACAATTATTGATAAGAGTTAAATCTAAACGTAAAGTAACATACAATCTGTGTGCATGTTAACAAAAAAATTGATTTTTTAAAACAAATAATATAGTGATAAAACAGAACAAAGATGACAAATGGAACTCACAATTGCGTTGTTGCAAAGGAAGTCCAAGACTTATTAAGAAAATCTTTTCCTCATATTTCTGAGGAAATAATCAAAAACGCAAGAGAAAGTAGTACTTTCAGCTGGGCAGAAGGTGAAAACGGTGCAGATACTTATACTTATGACGAAGAAATCGAATCTATTTGCTTCATGGCATCGAAGAAGCTTAAGATGATCAAGCAACCTAAATAATTTTATGGCCGTGCTTGCACCAATTCTAAAGTTAAAATAAGAATACCATTGTAATATTACAATGGTATTTAGTACCATGTACTTCAAAGACAAGAAAACGAGTTGAGATGATCTTTTTAAATTCTTGATTCAATTTAAAAAACATTAAACCTTTATAAAAGAAAAAAATGATTATTTGTAGTGTATCTACTATTCCAGGAAGATTATCAAGTCTTTTGATTATATTGGAACATTTAAAAGGACAAACATTGAAACCAGATAAATTAATCATAACTATTTCTAAATATTATCCTCGTATGAAGAAATATTTTTCAGAACAAGATTTAGATAAACTGAATGAGTATCTTCATGATTACCCGATTCCATTTGAAATTGTCAAATATGAACAAGATATTGGACCAACTGTTAAATTGTTGTCTCCTTTGAGTTTGTCTACTCTCAATAAAGAAGAGGATATCATTGTCATTATGGATGATGATAGTATTTTATATGAAAGAACGATTGAATTATTGTATGAAAACTATAAAACGTATGGAACTAGTGTATATGGAATGATGGGTGTGATTGAAGATCCAAAAATTTTCATACATGGTGAAAATGTTCAACCATATAATTTTGCACTTGTTGAAGTGTTAGGGGGTTATAGAGGTGTATTGTATCCAGTTCATTTAATCTTTGACGATTTGAAATCATGGGTTGATACATTTGTGAATGAACATTCAAAACAAGGACTTATTGCTATGCATGACGATCACATTTTTTCTTTCTTTTGTGAAAAAAACAAGATTGAACGCCGGGTCATTCATATTCCTAATGCAAATGGTCAGTTATTATATCAACCCATCTCTAATAAAGATGGTATCTTTAATGATAACAACTGGGAAATATCATATAAACTGACTAAACAAATTTATACAGGAATAGACGTTTCCAGTTGTATATCGTGATTCGGTTGCCATTTTTATTATTGTATCAACATCTGAATGCAAATGCAAACAATCCAACCGCAATAATTCCAAGAACGAATCCTAAGTGATAGTTGTATTTCATTTCGCGATACATCTCCAACCAAGCTGTATTGTCTTCAGGAGTTTTTAAATGATTCAACATCCAATCCGATTTTGGATAGAGAGTATAATAAAAGTAATTGGTTAAGAAACTAGTTGTAATAACTATACAAACAAGAGATTTGGTCCCCAAACGATTTCTTTTAAGCCTCATATTGTAAAATATGATTATAATAGAAAGAACTAACCCAAGAGAGTATCCACACATACTTATCGATAAACGCTCTTTGGCAATCTTGTCGTATACAACCTGTAAATCTGGTGACAAAGAATCCTTGTATCTGTTCACAACGTCACTATTTAACGTTGATATGTTAAAGTAAATCATCGCAATTAAGAAAACCGCAGCAATGAAACAAGTGATTGTGCAGCACATTTATTATATATAATAAAAATATTATAAGTATAATATTTTTCTTTTTTATGTACACAAATAAAATTGATTTTAGAATAAATTTTAGTATATTTGTAAATACAAATGACAACAGAATTACCACCTGGATTAGAAATTTATGATTTGATAACTGATAAGTTTGTTCAGAACAAATTGTATGAATTAGTTGATAATTTTGATCAAGACCAGCCTCTAAAACGAAAGACAAGACAATATGGTTACGAATATAATTATAATACAAGAGAATCAGATAAAAAACTTAAAAAACTTAAAAAATCAATTTATACTACACCTATCGAACTTTTGTGTATAGCTGATGTCTTATACAATCATAAATTAATGCGACAAAAACCAAATCAAATTATCATAAATAAATACGAACCAGGTCAAGGTATTGCAGCCCATCGCGATCATAATAGATACTTTACTGGTGATATAGCAACATTGTCTCTTGGTTCCGCATATGTAATGCGATTTTGTCCACATAGTGAAAATGAATCAGTCGATCCAACAACAATCTATGATGTTTTGTTACCTGTCGGGTCATTAGCAGTTATGAAAGATGATGCAAGAGATAAATGGACACATGAGATCAGAAAAGTAAAATATGATAATAAAATTAAACGTGGTACACGAATTTCTATAACATTTAGAACAGTAGCAGATGAATATAAAGAAGATCAACCAAAACACAGAGAATTATTTTATAGTCCAACAGTTGGGAACATATATGACGAGTATGCACATAGTATGAGAAATAACGTCCTAATATATGATTTTGCAGCAAGAGTACTATATAATATTATTAAAGAGTGTGTTAATATAGATATTGACATACATAGATACATTAATTATGATAAGACAGAGTTAGAAGATTCTATTATTATAAATAAGAACGGTATACCATATTTCCCCGGATTGTTAGATTCCCGAACACTTAAAGAATTTATTGATGTGCTAAAAACGAATCATATTACATTTTTACAGATTATGGGCTCAATCTACAGATTTACATATGATACTCAGTTTATATCTAAGATTGTTAAAAATGATCCAAGTCTATCTGGAATTATTTTGGAAAAGTTCAAAAATTACTTTGCGGCCCCTCAAAGTTTTACATATACTGACCTAGAACAACTTGCCGAAGAAAGTGAAGGATTTTGGTTTATTCCTTGGTTGATTACATATGCTACAAGCGACAAACATAATCTAGTAAGACACAATTTAAACTACGATGCAGACTATGTTCGTGAATGGTTAAAAACTAAGCCTGAAATGAAATATTATGATGCTTGTCGTGATAAGTTTTTAGTTAGTGATGTGAAAGAATGCACTAATCCTGCTCGTAAAAGGGTAGATATGCTTATGGGCAGCTCTTACTATAAACCAACTAAAAACGGTGTCTATGTTAATTTGATGGATAAATACAAACGTAATGTAATAGCAGGACCATCTGGTTCAGCTGTATCAACATACCAACTATTGTTTAATATTCTAAAAATATGTACTGGAGATGAAGATAAAATTATGTTATTACTTTGTCTTATAGGAGACTATTATCCTATTCATCACTCAATTGAAGAAATACTAATTTTATATCCAGATGAGGCAGGTCTAGAACCATATGATCTGTCAATAGAACCATTGAGTTACATCAAAAGTCTTGTGAATAAATATATTCCAAGTAAGGAAGTTGAACTTAGTCCATTTTGATATAAACAAATATTATTAAAATGATTGGACAATACAGATAACAAATCTTCAAATATACGAAAAAATTGAAGAATGTAAAGAGTATGTTTACGTATCTAACTATTCTCATCTTGCTAAAAAAAACACCTTATCATGTATACTAAACTAATATTATATATATGTATTTAAATCAATACATATATAAACTGTATCACTTTTTAATGTTCACCTCTCTCAAAACACATTCGCTCACAATAATTTCATGTTTTGAACACATAGTGTGCTAATCCGACCATCCTAGTATAATGGTATCGATGGAGTTTGGATCTATCTTTTCTAATTCGAGGAAATCTCTGTATCCGATGCGACATTCTCTCATTTTTTCAACTGTCAAATCCACACTTCCATTGCACAATAAATCACGTAACAATTTCATTTGCATTAAGCACGCACCTCCACTAGTCAAGAACATATTTGTTCCATAATGTCCAGCTGAGTGATATACTAATTCTGAATTATATCTTTGGAAAAAAGTAGTAAACAAACGGACTTTATTACCATTGGTTTGCACTTCGGATTTGAAAACAATAAACTTTCTACTTGTCACATCTTTTCCTTTCATAACGTGAGCTTCGCCTAACTCATCTGGTTTAATAAAATCTATGTACGAAGTCCAACCAGACCTTTCCCCGATATCTAATTCAGGGCAATTAGTTTGAAATATTTCGTCCAACACTATCATCCTTTCTTGAGCTTTGTCTTCATACATAATTAGAGTTCTTAGTATATAACGTTACTTTTTTAAATAACATGACTAAACATCTTTATAAAATGAATTCAAAGAATTTTCAAGTTTATTTATGTCCAGAAGTAAAAAATATGAATGCCATTTTGTTTCTAATTATATTATAAAAATTGTGTAAAATCAATTTTAAAGTTTATTTTTAGCAAATGATGTTTGAGGATAGACGCTGTAGCATATTATTTCTCAAATACTTGCAAAAATGGACAATTAATTAGCTTCAAAATTTTTTCTTACAAATTTGAAATCATATTTTTGAACATTATTTTGTATTTAATTATATAAAAGTGTATTTTATGAGCAATTTGGTTGAAAAAAGTATAGTTAATGATGTAAAGAAAATAATTGAAAGAGGATCTATCGAGGAAATGCAGGAATTCTGGTTGTCTATTACAACAGAATATGAATTTGATCAACCAATTGATTTTCCGTGGATTATTCAGAAAATATTTATTCATTCCTGTGTTCATGGTAAGAAAGATATTGCAGAATGGTTGAGATCAATATTTGATGAAATGGATGAAATTTCTAAAATTGCATACAAACACAGTATTAATTATGGTAATGTTTTACTTCGAAAAAAGTAACCGTGTATTTTTATTAGTTTATAACAATATAACAACATATAAATGAAATTAAAGGTTCAACTTAGTCTCTGTATTGCAGCTTCTGCAGTTCTAACGATTATAACACTTATTTTCACAACTGTTTTTGCAAAAGAGAAAGGTTGGTTTTCATTTGGTCCATCTAGTCATCTATCAATAGCAGGAGTTGTTATAGATACACGAGAGAAATATTCAGTATTGGTATTTGCTATAGTGTTCAATTCTATTATTGATACTCTAGTTAGCGAATTTGCACAGCCTATACTTGGGTTTAATATATATAATCCTGATAAAAAACTTATTACTGATTTTAAATCAAAGAGAGAATTGCAACTTCTTGCCACTCTATACTGGTCGTTTAATAATCTGCGAACTATTTTTACAAATTTAGTATCGATTACTCAACTAGATTTAGCTCTAATTAAATGGGTTGTATTAGAAATAACAGGTGTTTACACAATTAATATACTTTTGTCTAAGAAAAGGTTTATTGAAGAGATAGAAGAAGAAATAAATATGATATGACAGATTAACAAATTACTCTAATAAACGTATTCAAATCAAACTCACTGATCTTGTGTGAGTTAACCCTTGTTTATTTGACAGCATCGTTTTCAAATCTAGAAACTTTTGTTTTTGTTTAGCTAATTCCAGAAATAATCCTACCTTGTACTCTTCTTTAATACTGCTTTCTTTTATTCGTTCTTCCTCACTGAATAAATATGCTCGATATTTTGGTACCAGCTCATTCATCCTTCTGATAACCTCTTCATCGCGACCATATCCATCCAAAGAAATTATTTGTCTATACTCATCTTCCAAATGTTCAATAATGTTATCTCTAGAAATTATATATTCAGCCACCTCTTTTTTAGTAAACTCTTCGTAAGCTTTATCTGCTTTTTCAAGTTGATATGTGTCTATAGCACCCATACTAAAGAATGGTAATGGAAACTCTCTTACATCTATACATGTTTGACCAGAAAAATGCATATTTGTAGAGCTGATCTCTTCAAACCCTATAAATTCTAGGAATTTTCGATACATTATAGAATGTTTGTTTCCTGAGTATACAATTATATTATGAGCTCTTTTAGGCTGGTCTTCATTCACCTCATCTTTATATGCTAGCTTCTTAATATTAAACTCTTTGAACATACGAGAAATAGTATAGATGTCTGGAATAGTACACACAAACTCAAAGCATGGTACAAAAACCGCAATGACAGAATTAACAAAATCATAATCATCATATTTCGTTGATTTTTCTGTCAAAAAATCTAGTATGACCTTTATATTTTCAATCCAGATTGTTTCATTTGTTCTTATAATTTTCTTAGTATTCTCATTGAAAAAGGTCTTGATTTTTTCAACCAAGTCTTGTTCAGGAATTTTTGTTAGTTCATGATCAACATAAATATTACTATACATTTGGAATAAGAAAAACTCTTCTATTTTACCAGGTTCATCTATAAGGTGATCCAACAAATCAATAAAAACTTTGTGTTTTTCTGTTAAAAATAGGTTTCTCAAGTCTTCTCTTGTTTTTTCTGTAATAGATTTTTGTCTTTTGTAATATTTTATTTTTTCTTTTTGTATTAATTTTGGTTCAGATACTATTTCTTTCTTGTAATTATTATAATTATTATAATTTGTATAAACAGTTATATTATAACTGAAATAGATACAATAAGTCTCAAAAATAAGATCAAAAACATCTGAATATCTATCTTCATTTATACTTCTAATGTCAAAATAATGAACTCTTGATAATCTACAGGCATTATCATGCCTCGTATCATATTGTATACATTTTTGTAACTTATTAAACAAGTTTGTCATACTCCTACTATTTTTAATACCGGTATAAGAATCTTTATACTTTGTCTGCTTTCTCTCAATTGCTGGAACTTCCAATAAAATATCTATGAAAACATCCGTTTTGTCAATGAGAATATATATAAAATCTTCAACAAGCATCATTATTTCAGCAATATCAGAGCCTTCTTGAAATACATCGCAGTTTGTTATAGCCTCGTGATATTCACCAAAAATATATATCATTTTGTTATATTTTTCACTCATGTGACAACTGAGAGTACATGGACCACCAATAAAATCTGTTACTGGTTTTTCAGAACCGCCATTTTTATGATTGCGAATAAGCTCCATAAGAACTTTTCTATGTACTATCTTATCTTTGTCTGTCTCGGCAATTTTGTAGATTTCTTTAGACAAAGTCCTAATACGCACATCGTCTAAAAGTTTTGGATCATAAGTTTCGATAAGTTTATTAATAGTTTCCTCAATCATTTATTATAATTCTAGATTAAAGTAAATTTAGCTACTTATTTCTAAATTATAGACACGAGGACAAGATATTTATCATCAATAATTGTATTACTTTTCAATATTCCCGTTTCCTCATTTTGCTCAAAACACCTTCACTCACAGTAATCTGGTGTTTTGACTCTAAGTAGGCTCTTATAGCCTTGAGACTTGATTTTTTAAACTTCTCGATAACGGAGTAAATTATTTCTAAATCTTCATCAGACCATTTAGCCTTTTTATTCCTCTTGGATTCACTTGAAAGAGAACTAACATCGCTAACGCTACTTCGTACCGAACCTTCTGATGTTTGTATAACCGATCCTATTTCAAGATTATTGCTATGAATCTTATCGTGACATTGTTGACAAACAACCATTAAGTTCCTGATATTATTCATATGCGTTCCATTTTCTAAAATGCCTTTCACTGCTGAATTTCTTTCTTTGATATGATGAACTTCTAATTCATTTGTCATTTGCAATCCACAGTTTTCACATTCTTTTCTAATAATGCTACTATTCCAAGATGAATTTTTTGCCTTTGTAACATCCGTTGAACCATCAATTATGCGCCTATTTTTTAAAGCTTGTTCAATGAAAGCAAAAGGAAGATCCATGGCTCTCGCAACCTCTAGACCATACAAACTTGATCCTGAACCCTTTCTCAGACTTCTATCGTATTTGAGTACTTTACTAATCGGATCATAATCAACGTGAAGATGCCATACTTCTACATTCAGATTCATTACATCAATTACATTTGGAATATCGTGTAGATGAGTCGCAAAAATGAATTTAGCATTTTTTTCCGATAAATATTGAATACCTGCAGATACTAATGCTTGTGCAGATGTTGATTCAGTCCCAGAACACAACTCGTCACCCAATACCAATGTGTTTTGATTTGCATTCACCAAAATGTCTCTTAGCTCAGACATTTCTACTGCAAATGACGATAGACCAGAGAATAAATTGTCTTGATTTAAAATTCTTGTATAAATAGCCTTGAAAGGTCTTAATATCATCTCTGTAGCTGGAACAAAACAGCCTGCTTGCGCAAGAAGAATTGCAATACCAGTTGCTTTCATTAATGTTGATTTTCCACTTGCATTCATGCCATAAACTAACCAACCTTTGACTCCATTCATACCAAGCGAAACATCATGTGTGACATATGAAACACGAGAAGATGTCGCTTCAACTAAAGGATGACGAATGTTCTGAATTGTAAAACCAGATCCTGATTCTTCTGTTACATCTTCAATATTTGGACAAGAAAATCCTAACTTATTTGAAACTCTCACAATACACTGTGTACAATCAATATGCTGAACCCATTCTTCCATTAAAACCCAAATCTTCTCACCAGCTTCTGATATATTGTAACAGGCTTCAATTAAATATTTGTGTATTAAGGATTTTAAGTCTTCTCTTAGTTTAACCAGTTTTTGATTTAAATTTTGAAGTAGTTTGCAATCAAACCAGCCTCCCGATTTCAATTCTGTTACTTTAGCTCCATCTGGTAGATTTTTAGTATTTTTCTTTAATTTTTGTAACGTAGCAGACGAACATTTGATTCCAAAAGGTTCTTTTTCTCTTGATTCTAGACGAATCGCATCTTCATTTACTTCTGCATTTTCTGCAACTTCCTTAATAAGCAATTGAAACTCGTTTAGAACGGTTTGTATCTTATTCTCAACTGCGCCTATCTCAGTATATTTCTCTGTGTTAAACGCTGTTATATCGCTAGAGTCTTGTAATGCCTTTTCTTCAGAGAAATTTTCTTTAAACAATGTAATGTAGGTAGTCCATTCTTCAAATGTAAATGGCTGTTTTAGTATTGTGTCTGGTGTAATATGAAGAATAATATTTTCGATCGAGTTATATGTCTGAAACAATCCAGCAATTTCTTGGCGTGTTATTAATCCACATAGCAATTTTCTATGAAGTCTTGGAAGATCGTACATAAATCGAAGTTGTCTATCTAATTTTTTCTGCGTATTTTCTGGCCATTCCATCAATTCTTTAACCTCGTTGAGCCTCGCACGAATTTCATTTGCTTGAGAATAAGGTGATAAAAGTCTGAGTTTAATTGCTCTTTTGCCCATAGGAGTGATAGCTGCGTTAAACAAACCGATTACACATTCATTTTGATTGATAGAAGTCATTTGCAACTGTGTCAGAGCATGATTACCACAGATTAATCTCGAGTCAGGAATCCAAGGTTCGTTTCTCTGAAATGATTTCATTATACTTGGATAGTGTTCCTCAATAAATTGAAGTAAATATAATAGAGACAACTCCTCATAATCAGATCGTAATCCCAAAAACACCTTTTCGGGTAAGAGAGACTTAATAGAGTATATTTTTCTTAGATACTCTGAACGAACCAAATCAATTGAGAAATTATCAGTATAATTTTTGTCTAGATTGCGAATATGGATCGGTGTATTATGTAAACCAAATACTCTCTTAAAATAGGATTCTTCGATTGGTATATCCGCTTTCCAATAGACCAATACTTCTTTTGGTTGAAATACACTTATCATTTGAACTAAATCATCCGCTGTCCAAATATCAGGTCTGCCATTCGCTTTCCCTAAATAGGTATGAGTAGTGCCTGTTGTCAAATCTAAAATAGCAGCGCCAAAATTGGGAGCTTGATTAGCAATTCCTTGAAAATAAAATGTCATAATATAAGGAGTTTCATTATTCTGAATATTTTCAATATGAGTACTAGGTGACAGAATACGTGATACTTTTCGTTCTTTGACCTTTCCTTTTGTATCCTTCACTTGATCTACAATAATTACAGTCCATCCGGTTGATGTTAGACGTCCTGCCCACTTGTGCATTACATAGTCTGGAAAACCTGCGAATAGACCATCATGATTCTTTCCAAAATCTTTTTTCTTACTTGATAATTGTATACCTAGAATATCCGTAATCTCTTTAACATTACATTTTGTTTCCCCTGTTTCAGTGTTCATAATGTCATATAATTCATAAAACGATCCTACCATGAGAAATATGGCTGTTTTTGATCCATATTTTTGAGTGTATGTGTTATATAGTTCGATGTATTCGTCATACATTATATAATTATGATTATTTAAGTTTAAATGCTTTTACAATGTGAATAATCATAATTTGTTCTAGAAATGTAAGATAAAATACATGCTTCAAATTTACGTTTTAAAAATTACAATTTTTAAAACAGTTTAAATATATTTTTTCACATCTTTTATATTATTCTTTTTTGCCAAAGAGCCATATGAAACGGAGCCTTTTCATGATCTGGCCTATCTTCTGTATAATAATATAGAGCAATCGATAATCGAGGTATATTTAGAGGTCCTGCACAATATTAAGGATAACCATGAAAAGCAGTATCTGTTATTCTAAAAATAACAAATCTATTAAAAAGAGGAGCTATTACATTATAAAATAAACAATTGTTTAGTTTAGGCTAATATCTTAGTAATAAAGTCACTTGAAAATTGTGAAACTTCTGCTAAGTTACACTTTTGATCAAATTTTCTTATACAATCTCTAACTATCATTAATTCGTCAAATAGTATTTCACCTGGATGGTCTTTTGATTTTCCTCGTTTTCCAGTATAGTGCCAGAGCTCTGCATCTCCTGTAGCTAATAAAAGGAGTTTTAAGTCTTCGTGTTGTGTAAATTTGGCTAGAAATGCTACTTTTTGAAGTCTACCAACTACATTAGGTGTATAAAAATCTTCTCTCATTTCAATTTCTGTGTCGGTAGGTAACTTAAGAGTTTTATCACGATATCGGATACCTGTAATTATCGATTTTCGTCCTGTTTTACCAGCTCTTTTTGCTAATTTTGGATCTTCAGACCAAGGGCTCCCACTATCTAAGGTAAATGTTTGATAGAATGCATAATTTTTCTTTACTTTTGCAAGTTCCTGTGGTGTTTTTGCTCTTTGTGATTTATCATAACGAAATTTTACTGCGTGAAAAAAATGTTCAACTGAATTCCACTCGTTATCATCTAGTCTAAATGGTGCAATATGCAAATTAGATAATGCCTTTCTCCAATCTTTTATTTTTTGCAACTCAGTATAATTTTTTGGATTGCTTACCTTTTCACCACTACCACTACCAGGTTTTGCATTTTTGCTTCTCGAATGAAATACGAATTTATCTGCCATTTGTTATAAAAAATATATTATAATATCCTAATTTCAATTTTATAATACTAAATAATAATATAAGATATAATATATTCTTCAAATTACCTTTAAAAATTTAATTAAAATATACTATTACTAAATGGAAATTGATTACTTTTTACCCAAAAAAAGTTCTTCTTGCAAATACTACTATGTAGATAAAACAACAGGTAAAAGTCAATGGGGTTCTAAGAAATGGGGTTCTAAAAGACTTTCAAAAGAATGGATTCGTCTCAATCACAATGGAAAATCTATATACAAATATATTGGTAATTTATTACCATTAACTTGTTCTCTTGCTTACTCACCAAAATATCTCAATGGACCAGAATTTAAAATATTCCTAATGAGTTTTGAAGATCTAGATGAAGAAGATGAAAAACAACAAGCAGAAGCTTGTAGAAGACTCAATCTTTTTAAAAAAGTAGCAAGTTTACTTAATCTTAGAACCGAGAGTATTTGTGATGAGAGTTTAGAATTTCTTGCTAAAAAAGCAAAAATTTTACCACAAACTATTATTGATTTTATTGAACAAAGAGAACGTAAACAACTTGGAAAAAGAGCAATTTTAACACCTTTTAGCACAATTAAAAGAACTGATGGTTCTTTTTCAAGTGAAAGATCTATAAGAGAGCTTTGTGGTGTAAATATGAGAGAAGCAGAAGCATCAAAAGCGATGGCCGAAATTGATGAAGAATTATCTTGTCCTATAACAGGTACCATATTCAAAGATCCATTTACTTGTAGTTCTGGTCACACTTTTGAGAGATCTGCAATAGAAACTCATCTTCAAGTTTCTGGAAAAAAGTGTCCTAAAACAAGGATGAAAATAACGAACCGCATTATTCCAAATTATGCTCTAAGGAATGTACTAGAAAAATTTGTAGAAAAGTATGAACATCAAAGAGGTGATATTTGGAAACCAATTGTAAAAGCATGTCTTGAGTTTAAAAATTTTTCTGGAATACTTAATGAGCCAGAAGATGTAATTGTACCAGAATCAGATAGTGATGAATCTGAATCTGAATCTGAATCTGAATCTGATATGGAACAGCAATATCTAGACATGAGAGAGCAAGAGAGAGAGCGAGAAATCGAGGAGAACCAGACAGGAAGAACAGCTGACCAAATACGAGCCTTTATGAATGACTATGGAAATCTCAATGGAGAAGATATACCTGAATTTATTGCACAATCTAGAGATTCTTCATATGCTCATGCAATCAGAGAGAACTCTTTAAGATATAATGAACTAGGAAGAACAGCAGAAGAAATACGAGCTTATATGATTAATCGTGGTAGGGGTATTGAATTTATACAAGATATTCCAGAGTTTATTGCACAATCTAGAAATTCTTCATATCGTCATACAGACATAGAGGTAAATAGAAGATACATAGAACTGCAAAGAAGAAATGGGTAGTCTTAATACACCTTTTCTCATTTAAAGCGCTCATTTTATGAAAGTACTTTGAATTTTTTACAAACGGTAATTTCATGACGGACATGGAAAAGACTATATAAGAAAATGATAATTCCTGGAACAGTATTACACATTTTTAACTACTGATTGTCATTCACAATCAGTTGGGTTTCCTTTACCTTTAGGAACATTTTTGGTTTCTTCTGTTCCAAGTATAATACCAGAGCTCTGCATCTACTTACGTATTTTAGATTTTAATTTTATAATAGTATAATAAATGATGCAAAAATGGAACATATTGTACCGTTCTAACTACAAAATTGTATGGATAAACGATAAAAATAATGAAACAAAAATATGCTATTTAACGTACAAAGATGGAAAAACAGCTTTGCCTAAAGGTTGGGAACGATGGTTTAGCACTACTTACCAATTATTTTACTATAGATACATCGATGATAACGGTTATAAACAAATTCAGTGGAAAAGTCCAAAGAAGCTTAACCAATACAACTATTCACCAGAAATAGACAATCTTATCAATTTAGATTTGAAACATGGAACTAAAATACTTGAAATCAAAAACGAAAACGAAGACAAATACGTAACATTAATTTATAAAGGTTATAATATACCATGCACTATTAATAAGAAAAGTGATATAGAAACAGAAATTAAAATAGAAGGGAGAGAGGATGATTGCCTAGAATTTTCCATCTATATTGATGATGTTAATAAGAAACCAAGAACTGCATACATAGGTTTGATTAGTATTACTGATAATGAGTGTCCATTACCAGAAAAAATAGACAAAAAGGGTACTTACTTATTAAGTATGGTTGATGAAATATGCAGACAGCTAAAAATAAATACCTTAAAATTGACCGATGGATCTTATATTACATGCAAAAAAAATGGAGAGACAGTAAGTTTGGCTTTTTTAAGTTTGATGAAATATGGATCTTCGTGGTATGAAAGAAACGGATTTTCTTACTCTGATGATAAGACTAAAGATATTATGGATAAGTTTCGTAAGATTAGTAATAAACCTATTGGCAAAATAGTAAATCACTTTGATAAATTAGTTACAGATTTGGTTAAGAATATTAAACAAGTTGAAGAAACGGCTCAAGAGAGACACCTTGAAAATTGGTATACGAATCATCAATTTAAAGGGCAGGGGGACTTCCAAGATTATCTTAATTGTTTGACACCGACCAGCAAAAGACGTCTTATAACCCGATTTAACAATGTTAAGAACATCAAGTACGATTTTAAAAAACTGGAACTGAAAGAAAAAATTGAGAGAATGCTTGAGATTATGCGGAAATATGATAAAAACTTAAAACTGCATGATTTTCTTACGAGTTTGTGGGATACAAATTGTTCAGAATATGTAGATGTAATGAGAGTTTTATATCCTAAAGTCGATACAAGAAATTATATTGATCAAACGTTTTTACCTAATTTTCCTATATACCCAAATATGATAAAAGTTTTCGAAGAAGCGAAGGAATAAATTTTTTAGAGATTTTAAATGTGTTTTTTTTAAAATCCGGATCGACTGAACGATCCTTAAAAAGGTTATTATTTCAAGTCGTTCCAAATGGAAGACCTCCATCTCTCTCAAGATTTTGAGATGAGTGAAAAGGAACGCGATAAAAAGTAATGTGAAAAATTAGTACTTTTTATCTTAAAATTAAGACTCAAACATCATTATTTTTCAATGTTTCTCAATGTTTCTCTTTTTTTGAGATATAGATATTTAAAATGAAATTTTTTAGAAATAAATGAAGTGCGAGTTTTGCGGAAACGAATTTTCTAATAAAACAAGTTTAAATTCCCATCAAAAGACCGCTAAATACTGTTTAGAGTTAAGAAATGAACAGGTTACAAAATTATATAGTTGCGAACATTGTAAAAAAGGTTTTACTAAACCTTTTCATCTTCAAAGACATCAAGAAATATGCAAAACAATTGACGCAAACACATTATTAAACCTAAAATCTATAGAACATGAAAATATTGAATTGAAAAACGAACAAATTATATACAAAAAAGAAATAGAAAATAAAGATATGATAATACAACAACAAAAACTTATTATTGAGGAACAGAAATTGACAATAAAAGAATTCCAAGATGACCAAAGGAAACAAAACAAGGATTTAACTGACAGAATACAGTCAATGGCTGAGAAGGCTATTGAGAGAACATGGGAAACAGTTGTTGAGATTGAACAAGAAACTGAGACTTCTGAAGAATCAATTGATGAACCATATGAACTTGTTCCTCTTGAGCTTAATAATGGCTATATTATAGAAAGCAGAGAAGAAGATGGATATATCAACATTACCAACCTATGTAAAGCAGGCGGGAAAGAATTCAAAGCTTGGAATAGATTAGATAAAACAAAAGCGTTTCTTAAAGCTCTTTCTACGGCGGTGGGAATTAGCACCGCCGTACTAATTCAGTTAGGAACTGGATCAAAATTCGGTACTACTGAAGAAACAAGTGGTACTTGGGTTCATCCTCAGGTTGCTATTAATATAGCACAATGGATATCTCCTCAATTTGATGTTAAGGTATCTGCTTGGGTATTAGAAGTGATGATGACAGGTAAAATAGATATTACTAATACAAAGAGCTATAGAGAATTAAAACAAGACAATAAGAACAAACAACTAAAGATACAATTAATGACAAAAAAATATGTAAAGAAACAACCTCGTGTTCAGTATGATGAGGAAAATGTAGTATATATCTTAACAACTTCTAATATGAAAAAAGAAAGACGTTATATACTTGGTAAAGCAACAAATTTAACTTCTCGTTTATCTGTATACAACAAATCAGATGAACATGAAGTAGTATATTATCAAGAATGTCCAGATGAAGAGAAGATGGGACTTGTCGAAACACTTGTATTTTGCAAGCTAAACGAGTATAGAGAACAAGCTAATAGAGAGAGATTCTTGCTTCCAGAAGGAGAGAAACTTGATTTGTTTATAGATACAATAAAAGAGTGTATCAAGTTTGTAAAATAAAAGCGTCATTGGTTTTTATTTCAAATCTTATCCATCGTAATTTAGTTGTGTGTATTAATCACTCTGTGTTACATCCTAGATTATTATTGACGAGAGCTTAGTAAGTATATTCTTTAGATCTTAAAATTGAGACATTTGTTTGGTTTGAACAGATTTTTAAAAAAGGCGGAGGGACGAGGCTGAGGAGCAAAATAAAAAAGATAATCCAAAGGTAATTTTATATGAATTTTTAAATTTAATAGAAAACCAAGAAAAAAATCTTTTTGCTCCTCCTCCGATTTTAAAAAACCAGTTGATGCTACAAAAAAAACGATTAAATTTCGAGTCGTTCCAAATGGAAGACCCCCATCTCTCTCAAGATTTTGAGATGAGTGAAATGGAAATTAAAAGTATGAAAATCAACACTATTTAGGTTAAAAAATTACTTAATATTTCATTTAGTTACAATCATTTCCATTTTTTGTAAATGAGATTTAAGTAATAAATTTGTTATTAATAAATGAAGTGTGAGTTTTGTAATAATGAATTTACAACAAAGACATCATTGATTCATCATCAAAAAACAGCCAAATATTGTATTATATTACAAGGAACAGAAACAGATAGTCTTTTTATATGCTTAAAATGTAATAAAAAATTATCAACTCAAAATAGATTATATACTCATGAACAAACATGTAAAAAATATATGGAAGACATAATAAAAAAAGAATGCGAACAAAAACTTGCAGAGAAAGATAGGATCATATCAGAACAAAAACTGATTATAGAGGAGCAAAAGAACATCATAAAAGAATTCCAAGATGACCAAAGGAAACAAAACAAGGATTTAACTGATAGGATACAGTCTATGGCTGAGAAGGCGATCGCCAAACCATCAACTCTCAACCAAAACATAATAAACAACATGATGCCAATAACCGACGCTCATTTACAAGAACACGTTCAGAATTTAAATCCTGTTCACGTTCAGAATGGAGCGTCTGGATATGCTAAATATGCTCTAGAATATCCTCTAAAAGATATGATAGTATGTACTGATTTTCAGAGGAGGAATTGCAAATACAAGGACGAAAATGGAAACGTTGTATCCGATCCAGAAATGACAAAAATAACGAAGCGTTTGTTTTCTGCTATCAAGGAACGAAATGAGGAGTTGATAAACGAGTATTCTGCTGAATTGCAAGCCAAGTGGAGATCTATCAATGAGTCAGGAAACCCTGGTATGGATCAAGAAGAATGTGATGATTTTGCTAGTAAAACAAACGCGGCCCTTGAATTTGCAATGAATATTTTGTCTCAAAAGAGACAGACAAGTGAGATGGCAGACGGTATGAGACCAGATTTGTTTTATAGTTTTGTAAGAGAACTGGCTGCAGGTTGTTATCGATCAGAAAAATAATACTTTTACTTGTATTATTTTATACGTTTGTACTACTTCTTTATCTGTTTACTATTTATTATCTTGTATTGATTGAATTAATTTAATCGTCATTTATTTGGTGTTTGTTGTTTTTTTGCTTTATCTAGCATATCATTGGCAGACTTAAGTGCCTCTCTAGCTCTCTCAGCGGCGCCTTTAGCAATATTTACAGCATTCCAATTTCCTGGTCCATCGACTGCGTTAGCTAAGTTATCATTGGCTTTTTCTAATTCTTTTCGTAATATTTTTATTTTATTAATTATAAGCGGAATATCAGATTCTGGTACAATTGTATGTTTTACATCATTTATTGGTGTTTGTTGTTTATACTTGGCATACTTAAGTGCCTCTCTAGCTCTATCAACGGCGCCTTGAGCAATATTTTCAGCATTCCAATTTCCTGGTCCATTTTTTGCGTTAGCTAAGTTAGAAAAGGCTTTTTTTAATTCGTATTCTAATCTTTTTAGTCTATCCGCATCAGATTCTGCTTCAATTATTGGTTTTTTTGCTTCAATTGGTTGTTGTTTTTGCTTCAATTGGTTGTTGTTTTTGTTCTTTATTTATTGGTATTTCTTCTTCCTCCCTCCTTTTTTCTTCTGCGCGTTTTTTTGTACCAAATATACTTTCAAATAATCTAGAGAAAAAACCTTTCTTCTTATCTGTGGGCAACTCTGGTGAATAGTATTCTCTTGTTTGTTTCTTATAACCTTTAATGTAAAAGATAAGTAAAATGAAAGTTATTAAAGCAAATACCCCTGATAAAATAAGTAAAGTTGCACTAGTCTTTTTTTCTGAACATTTAGAAGAATTGTAAATACCATATCTGCATTGCGAGTCATCACTCCAAAAAGGACATTTCTCTCCATTCTTATACGTTTTTTTACTTGCAAGAGCATCACAATCCTCTTCTGTTTTAATATCTTTAGAAATAACTTTACCAGTTTTATATTTCTTAATTCCTGAAACTAAACATGCAATTGTGCTAGAAAAAGATATAATTATAAGAATTATGAATATAATATCTCTCTTACACATTTATAACAATAGTAAGAATTTTTAAAAATGTCAAAATAATACTTTTACTTGTATTATTTTATACGTTTGTACTACTTAAAAAAAGTTCAAGGAGTACAGATAGATTTGAAAATGTATCCCATGACTCTATAATATTTTCAACAGTTCCAATCATAGGAATATAATGATGCGACCCTTTAACAATTCTTTTGATGGCATCTTCATAGTGCTCTGGAAACATTTTTCGAAATCCAATTTTCTCATAGCATTCAACAAGTTTAGGTATACATTCTGATTCGTTTTTTATGTTATATGATGTACTAATATCTATTACTATGTTAGATTCATGGGTTATAAATTTTGATTCTAGCGCTTTTTGCACAGAAAGAAAAAGCATCACATAATCTACATGTTTAAGATTTTCTAAAAACGGAAATCGTCTTATAAGAGCTTCCGAATGTATAGAATTGTTGATTCGAACCAAACCTTTATAATCAGCATTATAAGTTTTTGTTTTACGATAAGTATAATCATATAAATATGTATAAGATCCAATTTGTTCAGGATAAAAAGTTATATCAATGTTTGACAATATCATATCGTTGTTTCGTATTCCTGATCTATTAATAAAATCCAAGTCACTTCCTTTGTATATAAGCATTCCTTGGTATTTTAACACGTCAAGTTCAGTTTCTTCATCAATTTCATTCATTGATGTTGTTTGGATTTGAAAGTCAGATAGCAACATCTCTTCACTCGTTGGTTCTATTTCGAATTTAGGATTAGACAACATCTCTTCACTCATTGGTTCTCTTTGGATTTGAAAGTCAGATGGCAACATCTCTTCACTCGTTGGTTTTACTTCGATTCGAGGCATCTTTTTAGGAGGCCACGATGAAAAGAATGGCTGTTCAAAATGTCGTATATCAACACAAAAATCAAGTCTTGGATCACCTTTCGATTCACTTATAACTTCAAATTCAAGCTTCTTATCAAGAAAATGTCTGACTCTTTCGGAGTGAGCATCTCCAGAATACATAATAATATTATGAGGTTCTTTCGGCTCATCTGTTTTTCGTGTGTTTCTAGTATGATTTAGTTCAAATTTTTTAAACATACGGGCTAGTGTATAAATATCTACTAGTATACTGTTAAATTTTATAAGTATATACTGAAACTCTTTTAAATACCAACAAAAATTAGAATAATCATCAACTGATAATTTGTAAAAATCATATATTAGATTTTCATCAGAACATTTTGTAAGATACGTTCTTATTTTGTAACTTATTGAGATAAACGCATCACGTTTTTTTACAAATTCTTCCTTTGCAAACTCACGAATTTTGCTTTCTTCAGTACTTTTTGATAGTTCATGATTGAGTAACTTATGTGTTTCTATTTCTTTCTCATAAAACGCTTCATATGTTTCTTTGCTGCCATAAAGTATAAAATCTACTGTAAATTTAGTAGTATAATCAATAAATATAAACATAAACACACTTACAATTGTATCATTTATCTTATCTCCCATCATACCTTGCTCATTAATATATATCTCTAGATAGTGCCACAAAATAAGTGAACTGTTCATATTATTAAGTCCTTCTTTAGTTGTTTGACTATTCTGTCTAATATCAATAAAATGAACACGTCTATTATCACATTCTCTATTTTCTTGTCGTCGACTACTATCTACGCATTTTACATTTTGGTTTCTTAAATTATCTATTCTATCTATTTGTTCCCTATATAAACGATGATCATATTTCCCTTTTGTATGCATTTGAATCTCTAAAAAACAATCAATAAATGCACTCGAGCGTCTAAATAAAAGTCGAATAAAATCTTCAACAAGAATCATATTATCGTAATCACAAACAGCATTTCTATGATATTCCCCAAATATATATATTATTTTGTTATATTTAGCACTCCAATGTAATGTAAGAGTGTGAGGACCACCAATAAAATCAATAGTTGGGCTTTCAATCTGTTTAGATCGAACATAGTTATTAATAAGTCTCATTAACACATTTCTATTTTTTTTCTTCTTTATTAACCCAAAAAAAGATTTGTGATAATTTGGATTAGGTTTACTCTCTACGCATTGTTTGGCTTCTTCCTGAAGAGATAGTTTGAGTGACGTAGGAAAATTATCAAGAATTGATGCGTTATATGTTTTAACCATCATATCACACCAATATTCGATAGTTTGTTCTTCAACCATACTTTTATATTAGATATGGTTTTAATTTAGAAATTGAATTTTATACTATAAAAGCCGAAAATAACGTAGAAATGAGTCAACCATCATCATTTAATACTATCTTACCTGAAATTCTTAAACGAAAAAGAAAGCCTCTTCCAGAAGTATTGTTAACCGGAAAATCAATTGATGAATCTATGAACAGTAAGTATTCTTTGTACCTTGCAAGAAAAACTGCTACAGAATCAAATCAGTTTAAATTCAACGAAAAAGATGTCAAAGTTAGTATGTTTAATCCTCGAGATTACGATACAGAATTACTTTATATGAAACTCTTTACAAAAACAATTTACAAGGATTATAAACCAACGTGGAACAGATGCACCGCAATTATTAAAATCTCTGATTCGGAAAGTAAAGTGTTTTACATGTACATTAGAATCATATTCAGTGATCAATTTAAACCACATAATAAGGAATTAGACTATCGAATTGTATACTCGTCGTCATTTGATGATTTAGTGACTTTTATATATAAACCTAAAGAAATTCCAGACTTTTTGAATTCCGATGCGTTTGTATCAAATGACGATAAGACACTTGATATTATCAAAACTCCCGAAGAATCATCTATCAAAAAAGTTGAATATGATAAGAAGCATGTTACACTCATGTCAAATGGTAGTATTTTTGGCGGACGTGATTTTATTGGTAGGTTGATCATTACTATAGATTCTCAAACTAGATCTATAACAGCAACAACTTCAAATCATCCACCAGAAGATACATATAAGACATATTATAAGAGATATGATTGTTATGTGAATGAAATTATGAACAAAGGTAATGATAAGATATCTATTAAAATTGCTATCAGCAGCAACTATGTTACTATTAATATCGTAAATGAGTTTGAAACATTAAAAACGTTCTTGTTAAAGAAAATAGACTCTGCAAGGCAATCAGATTTTACAGAGGCTGATTCTATGTATAATGAATACATAGATTAACTCTACCACTTAAGTATATTTAGATTAATAATTCTTGATTTTGTTATTATCTTGTATATAACAAGTTTGGCAAAATCTACTCGTTGATGATGAAAAAATGTCTCATATTTGGTTTGCCGGATTTTTGATACTATTTTCATCCCAAAACATATAATTCCATTCCAAATGCATATTTTTCTCAATCATTTTCTTTTAATAAAAGAATTCTTAAATTTTTAGTCTGTATCATTTTTAAAAATATTGATCTGCGAAAGATCTCCACAAAAGCCCTCCAATAACACCTGCAATAGCTCCTACGGCGTGACCTATTAAAGATGCTTTTGGATTTTGAAGAGAAGGCATAGTGACTACGCCAATGATAGAAAGAAGTATTAACGGATCTAATCCTTTTTTGGTAGTTAGTTCCCATGCCATAATACCAAATAGTATACCAGAAAGTCCAATTGAACACGGCATTGAAGGGAATAATTTGTGAGCAATAACCTCCATTATAGAAGTAAAAATTAGTAAAAATAATATCAAAAAACTAAAGTGCTTAACACCAATATCTCTTTCTACTCTAGTCAATGCATATAGAGCTACCAAATTAGCGAAAAGGTGATATACATCTACATGTACAAAGTTACTACAAAATGATGATAAAACATTATCACCGCAAGGAATTGTTTTTATGATTGTCATAAGGTAAAGTACAAAAACAATAACAATTGAAACAGCCAACATTGAAGATACTGGTACATCCTTAAACTGAGGAGCTTTCATTTTGTTTTTCTCAAGATTTTTTTATGAACTATATATAAAATGAGTGAAACAGAAACTAAAGAGGATTTCTGTCCTGCATGTGTGATTCTACCAGTTGCAATGGCTGGTGCAGGAATGGCAAGCGTTGGTGCAACAAAACAGAATAAGAGTAATAAAAAGAAAAAGAAACTTATGTTTTGGGTTGGTATTACTACTACATTATTTGCTTTAATTATTGGTTTAATATATTTGAAAAGATGCAAAAATTGCAGGTAATTGTATTCATTTTCTTATAACTAATTTTTTAGTTATAAGAAATTATATCTTTCAAACCTCATCGACCAACACTGACCTCCGGAACAATCTCCGGTACAACCTCGGGAGAAACCTCCGGTACACTAACCTCGGAAGAAACAACCTCCGGAACAACAACCTCCGGTACACTAACCTCGGGAGAAACAACCTCCGGAACAACAACCTCCGGTACACTAACCTCGGGAGAAACCTCCGGAACAACAACCTCCGGTACACTAACCTCGGGAGAAACCTCCGGAACAGACTCGAGATTCTTATTATCCTTTACCTTAGGTAAAATCTCATCAGTGTCTATTGTTGGAATAGGTATATCTTCAACCATAAACTTCATAAAATTATCCTGTGTATCTCGAATCTTTTCATCAAACCCTGACTTTTTACGAGCCTCCATATATTTTTCAAAATACTTCTCTTTAAACTCAGGATTCTCTTTATCAAGTTTCTCCATCTGTTTACGTGTCTTTATAATTATTCCACGTACCTCATCTAATTTCTTCAAATGCTCTAGAAAAGTCCAAGAGAGCTGTGCCTTCTTTACGCAAAGAGTAATATACTCTTCGTATGCATCAGAACTAGGAGGAGACACACCGTCATCATCACGTGCTTTAGCTGATTCGGCCAACATAGCTTCCTCACGATCCTTCATTTCTTTTATAGTTTGCTGTTCAGCTTCTTTTGCTTGCTTAACACTTTCAGATACAACCTTTGTTGTTTCCCTACGAATATCTATTTCAGAAGTTTCTGCTGAATATTCAGAAGAAGAAGTGATTGGAAAAGGCCTTCCCACGTACAAGTGATATAAATGATGATAAGAATCTACATTGCGAATTAGAAATTCTGCCCTTTGTTCAGCTTCAAAAGTGGTCGCATAAGTTCCCCTAATCTTTGCAAATCCAAACACTCCTTTATCGTTAGGAGTCGCACCCTTAGCAGGAATAAAGGAGAGAAGAGCAATATTTTGCATCGGAATAGGTGGATCTGCATAAGTACGATCTACAGCTGGAAATTTTCGAACAAAATCTGTTTTATTAAGTGTGTTTAAAGCTTCCTTAGCCTCATCTTCTGATAGTGGAGGCGCTCCTTGTTCTGGTCGCCACTTATTTTTGATATCACGGTCGGAAGGAGATGTCAACGATGATTCTTTTACAATTTCAACGTTATGTATTTGTTCTGTCATTTTTTTATCAGAAATTAATTCTTTAGATTGTATAATTACATCTTTTAATTAGAATTGGTATCTAAAATCTCATGTATTATTTAGTTTTTTAATATTGAATTTAGAGAAAAACGAATGTCAACGTCAAAAGGTTTTGCTATTATCCTAATCTTTTTAGTATTTTCAGCCTTTTTAATCGCTGGTTGTGTAACCAAAAATACATCTTTTTTTATAGCAGGATTTGTACTTTTTATAACTTGTTGGATGATTTACAACCAGATAGAAGAACATTATTCGCAACATGATCCAAAATTAAAAGAGATAAGGGATACATTAAATGATTTTTTTGAGAATAAAAAAGATTGGAAAGGTCCATTACACATCCTAAATAAGAAAAATATTATGAAAGAAATAACTTTGTATAGAGGAGAAAAAAGTTACACCATAAACAAAGAAAGAATATACATCTGTTTGAAAGACAATGAAGGCAAATATTACAACGATAATACTTTATTCTATGTTATAGGACATGAATTAAGTCATGCTATTTGTGACGAGATAGGTCATACTGAAAAATTTCACCGTATTTTTGAAGCTCTTCTTGAAAGAATGGAAGCAGCTGGAATTTACGATCATACAATACCTATAACTCAAGATTATTGTAAAAATGGTGATTTAGAGATGTAAACTCGTTTTCTTATACTCATATGAGTGTAAGAAACTAATATTATTTAGTTCTTTGTCAACAAAAGAAACCTTATCCTAACAAATTCATCTACATAAGAGAGATGGATTTTACGAGCATTCTCGATATCTTCGCCAGAAAACTTATTACTCTCAATTAATTCGTCGTACTTTTTTAGATATTCTTCATGACTAATTCGACGTTGTATGAGATCAATATCAAGATTTTTTATTCCCAATTCAAACTCAATATGAGAAGTTGATGGTGTTTCCATAGATTTACTTCTCACATTTTTTGCATTAACACGAGCGTTGTGAATGTCATACGTTAGAACTATTAATAATTGAAATGGGACACTATTTGCCGGAAGTGAATATTCAAACAGATCAATAGATCTTGAATCGGTCATTTGAGTTCTATTCATTATTGTTTCTCGAAGAATTCATTTTTATTCAGGTAATTCCAAAAAGAAAATGATAGATTCTTTTAGATATTGTATCTCCAATTCGTCGAGAACCACCTGTTGATAAAGGAAAAGTAAGATCTGCAACTAATTTTTCTCTTAGATGTTCAGGTGTCGTTTCATATTCTTTCATAAGATTTTGAAGATTTGAATATTTTTCAACAATTACAGAAGACACTTTTTCTGTAACTTGTGGAATAAGAGAAAGTTGAGTTATAAACCACAGATTAGGAGTCATATTAGCCTTTTTGCTCTTTTTTAAAGTAGCAGAATAACTTTCATCCGAAGATTTATATTCTTCATCACGAAAGTATGTTTCACCATCTTTTTCTAATTTATCTAGAAGTTTTATAATAAACTCTGCACTTTCATCAATTGTACTGGTCTTATATACTTTAATTCCATCTCTCAACTGGGTATTAATTAGGCTTCCAATAAGTGTAGATACTGGCAAACCGCTAATTTTTGATGAAAGTGGTTTGTCTAGAGATCCCTCAACTAGATAAATTATTCTTTGTCTAGGTGTACTACCTAATAGTCTAGCTTTTTGCTCACGGCCACGACCATCACAAATACTCGCTTTCAAATCGTTTACTGTTTTACGTTCAATAATAAGTACTGTGTTTTTATCCTTGCGAAATAAAATATCACCAACATCTAGTTGTTCTACTAAAGGAGAAATTGGTTTCAATTTTTGAATAAGTTCTTGTTCTCTATTGTCAATAACTAATTCTATCATTCTATATTTACTTTTATACGTTCTCAATCCTTAAACAATGTAATCTCAATAAGTAAAAGTGAATTTATAATTTAACTTTATAGAAAAAAATAAAAAATGGCTTACAGAGACAAAGGTAAAGAAGCTCTTGGAACTATCTTAAAAAACGAACAGAATATCAGAGTTATAGAGAAAAAGATTTTTGATATCTCGTCAAAGGATCAAGAAAGCGAAGATAAGATTGAAAAAGTCTATAAATTAACTATTTTTCAAATCATTGGCGATATAATGAATGGTGAGAAACTAAAAGACATACTTGAAAATATCAGAGTTGAAAAGGTTGATTGGAATCATCCAACTTTTAAACAAATGCAGAATATGTTGGACGAACAAAATGATTTTATTGAAAATCCATTTGCTGTTGAGGAAGGTGTATTAGAGTGCAAAGCAAGAGATAAGAATGGACAAGTGTGCGGAAGTAAAAGAGTTTTTAGTTACCAAAGACAAGTTAGAAGTGCAGATGAGCCAATGACAACTTTTGCTAGTTGTTGTAAATGTGGTACTAAATGGCAATATTCAGGATAAATATATTTATCAAATATATTTATAGATAATAAATATCATATAATAAAATGACTTGTGGATGCGACGATTCAAAAAATATTACAAATAATACAAATTTTAGTGGTATATCTATATCTTCAAATTTTTCAAATGTGACATCTGATATGTCTAACAAATTATCACCGTTTTCTACTTTTAATTCACCAAGTTGTTGTACAGGTTATACTGGCCCGCAAGGTCTTGCTGGTTCAGCTTCTAACACAGGAGCAACTGGTCATACAGGTGAAACAGGCCCCACAGGACCACAAGGATTTCAAGGATTTGCAGGTAGTGCTTCCAATACAGGAGCAACCGGACCTACAGGTAATCAAGGATACCAAGGACCACAAGGATTTCAAGGAATTGAAGGTATTGCTTCTAACACAGGTGCAACTGGTAATCAAGGATACCAAGGGCCACGAGGATTTCAAGGTTATCAAGGTATAACTGGTCCTCAAGGACTTATAGGTTATCAAGGGCCTCAAGGTTTTGAAGGAGGTAGAGGAATTCCAGGATTTCAAGGAAGTACAGGATCTACAGGACCTCAAGGTGTTACCGGTCAAATAGGATATACTGGACCACAAGGATATCAAGGAGTTCCAGGTATTGCTTCTAACACAGGTGCTACAGGTGCAACCGGTAATCAAGGATACCAAGGATTGATAGGATTTCAAGGTTATCAAGGTATTACTGGTCCTCAAGGATTTATAGGTTATCAAGGACCTCAAGGTTTTGTGGGAGATAGAGGAATTCCAGGCTTTCAAGGTAGTACAGGATCTACAGGACCTCAAGGTATTATTGGTAAAATAGGATATACTGGACCACAAGGAACTCAAGGAGTTCCAGGTATTGCTTCTAACACAGGTGCTACAAGTGC